ATTTTTTTTTCCTCACCTAAGTTTAAATCCTTGATAGTTAATAATGTTGTCATAATTTTAATTCCTCCAGTATTTTCGAATTTTTCAGACTATCAGTCTTAATTCAATCTACAACAATCGTTGTAGACTGATTAAAACTATACTCTTATATTATCATACATTGACCACAAAGTCAACACTTTATTTTTTGTTTGGGGTAAAAATTTTATAATTTCCATAAACAATCAGCTCGACCTCAGTGCTTTCCGTCGCTGAAAAGATGAGTTTCCCATTGCGTTCGATAGCGTCCCCTTTTTCTAACCAAACAGTAACGGGGCTATTGTTTTTTCCTAATGCAAATCTATCGTGCACTGTCTCTTGATTCGAGCACCCAACAATTAAGGTCAGTGCAGACAATAATCCAACAGTGCATAGAATTTTAATTTTTTTCATGTGACAAACCTCCAAATTTTTCATAAGTATTGATAGGGTGGGGACTGTTGTCCCCTTATGTATTAAACCGTTAAATTATTAATATGAGTACTTAAGTTGTTCGCCAAATCTACAATAGACTCATCATATAGTCGTTGCATTTTTCTTAGTGAGCGAGTACATGTTGCATAGATTCGACGTGCTTCCTTTTCTGACTTAAATTCGTTACGATAGATGAAATTTTCCACGGTATCAGTAGCAATCAAACAATCATCTAAAAATAATTCGAAGGCTTTTAAAATTTCCACGTTGCTATTGATAATTGGGTTTGCTAATGATGTCCAATAATCGAACACAAAGAATTTTTTTGTCTCTACATCCTTTACACGGATAATATAGTGACAGTGTGTTCTATCTTTTCCATCTTCCCACGGTGCATTTTTTTCTTGAGCGTGAATCGCTCGCAATTCAAATTTTCCGTATGTTGTAGTTATGTTTTTAATCATAATATTCCTCCAATAAGTTTTATTTCATTGACTTGTGTCAATATTCATATGTCCTATATGACCTATAGGACATATGGTATAGTGTCACAAGCTATTATTGTTCAATGTGTTGGATGAAGGCTTCAAAATGTTCCTGTAAATTTGCATTGCATTTTTCAACCGCTAGTTTAATTTCCTCCGCAAGTGATTCACTATAGTATTTGTGGTTGTATACCTCAATCAATGCGAATAGTTGAATAAATACGGGATATGCTAATTTTGTCCCCCATACATTCGTACCATCAAACGGTGCGACCTCACTATCTTGCTCGATTAGGTAGAATTTTTTCCCGTTACATTCTGTTGTTGCAATAGCTTCCTCCTCATATGAATCGTGGTCGCAATAAATGTCCATTGCTTCAAGAATTTCCCTTGTCTTGTATACATCACCTTCGCACTCCGACGCAATGTTGTAAGCTAAATCGGATAGGGCACAATCATAGTCATATAACCAATCAAATACCACACGCATAGAGTTGTTATCATAGCGAGCGTTGTCAATGAATGAGGTCAGCTCACTCTCAACATCATAAATTTTTTCGTGCTCGATTACTGATTGACAATAGTGTGCGTCTAGCGTATACACCCCATTAGATTCTACCTGTTTAATGTTTAAAGTCACAACCGTTTCATTATCCATAGTTCCCACAAATAAATTTTTCACGTCTAAAGTTTTCATAAATTAATTCCTCCAAATTATTTTTTCGATACTTAAATATTACCACATGTTGTTTTCAATGTCAACACATTTTTTAACTTGACATATCATGTCAATATTCATACGACCTATTTTAAATAGGTCACATGGTATAATAATATTAATATTGATTAAAATTTTCACCGTCTACAAATTTATATTCGTATGTATAGCGATTTTTCGGCTTGCTAATGTACACGTATAAAGTCCTATTTGTGTTAGGGTCATAAGCTCGTATTATGTAACGATTTTCCTGCTCAATGTCTGTTGCATACTCTAAACTATCCCCGTCTAAATTTTCCATCTTTTCAATTTCATTCATGATTCTAATTACAGTTTTTAAAGATACTACCATTTTTCAATTCCTCCAGTTTTTTATTTTTTTTTCATGCTATTAGTAGCATTAGTAAAGGTATTATTTTTTAATACCTTTTAAATGACACTAATTAGGTAAAAACTCTTTAATTTCTTCCTCAACATCCTGTAGACGTTCGTCCAATGTCTCAATGAATGGATACCACGTGAATGATTCCCAATATTCAAAATTTTCTAAAGGATGATTTTCTACTTTAATATATCCGCAATTTCCCTCGTCATAAGGCAATTCAATGGTAATACTAAATTTTTTTCCGCAATATGTTCTATTAAAATTCATAAGTTAATGACCTCCTTAAGTTGTTGACACTTATTATATTATCATATGTTGATTTTACTGTCAACATATTTTTAAAATAAAATTCCTTCAATTCGTAAACAGTACCCATATAATCCTAAAAAGAACACCGTCGCAACAATTCCACAAGCAAATATAAGGGCTCGATATTGCCATGCCATATATAAGCCACATGCGACCATGTAAAAAATTTCCGTAATGATATTTGATAGTGTGTCAATGATTTTAATTACTAACATTTTTTTTATCCTCCAGTGTGTGCATATGTGAATAAAATCACAATTTTATATTTTTTTAATTAGAAAACTGTAACAATAATACTACAACCGACCCAAACGGTAATCAGTCCAAACATAAAATAGTTTAAACTTTTCATAGGATAACCTCCAATATTTTTATATTTTTTCATGCTATAATTAGCACTATTCAAGACACAAATTTTTTTGTGTCTTGCGTTACTACTAATTACAGAACATATAGCGATATTGTGTCGGGTGGTCATATGATAAGCGGTAAACCCCCATACCGTCAAATTTATAGTCACGCAACATTTTTTCATAGTCAATATATCGTGTCACGTGTTCGGGTACATCCTTAAACATTCCCAACTCATCACAATAATTTTCGAACGCTTCGATTTCGTCGTCCCCTAAATAATAGGTCACACATGCTCTATTTTCCATATAGTCCGCCACGTCTTGCAATTCTACCATAGGGACTACACCGTATTCGTTGGTATAGTATGTAATAACCGCTTCAATTTCTTCGCCGTCGTGTGAGTTGATAAATTCTACATTTTCCTTAGTATATGGAATTTCCACCCCAAATATTGTAAAGTGTGATACTCCAATTTCGTGGGTTGGGTGAGTAGCTTGTAATTCCTCTAATTTTCCTTCGATTTCACTCCAACGCTCAAAATAATAAACCTCATCAGTTGTGTAGTTGATAATTTCCATAGTAAACATTTTAATTTCCTCCAATTTTTTATTTTTCATGCTATTAATTAGCACTATACAGGACACAAATTTTTTTGTGTCTTGTGTTACTACTAATTAGTGAAATAAACTTTTTGCATTAATCTATAACTTTTTTCATCATAAATATTTGCCGTTTGATAGATATTATAACCGACAGCTCCAACAGGTTTAACCCCACGTGTAATGCGATTTTCAACCCCTCGAATTGTTTTTAAATCTTTAATAATTCGTGTCCACTCGCTACCGCATGGATTTTCTTTTTTCGCATTGATAAATTTCACAATATAAGTCATTGTAATACCTCCATAAAATTCATATTTTACACACTTTTTTCAAGTGCACACCCCACCCGCAACGGGTGGACGCTGTGGGCTTAAGTGCCTTTTTTAAGTCGCCCACACGACTATTTTTTAGTGTTTATAGAAATAATTTTTCTCATACCAATTCGGGTAGTCCGTTTTTGTTTTTTCCTGCACTAGATAGCGTGTACCGCTATATCGTGGTTTATTGTGATTGATGTTGATGTATTTCATATCCCCACGGTAGCGAGCATTATCCGCTACAATTTCCGCTTCATGGTATGAATCACATTCAAAGATTAATTTGTTAATTTTTCCATCAGCACAACCCCATCCACTCATAAAAGTATCGTTCATAGTAACATAATATTTTTGCATTTTAATTTCCTCCAATTTTTTTTGATTTTTACAGGGTCAAGCCCTCCAGTGGTCACACTAATTTTTTACGTTTTAGTGTGACCCGTTGGGGAGCTTGACTCAAGTTTATACATGAACAGTGAACAGCTATCTTTTCTCCTCACTATGCACGACCTATTTTTACATTCTCCATATTCCCCATCTAACTCACAGTGGAAACAATTTGCACATGTTTTACAATTTTTACATGGTGTTGTTTCTTCTGTTTTTTCTACATTTTCCACATTTTCCGTGTCGTTTTTTATCGTTTCTTCGTTAAGTTGCTTTTTTCGTGCTTGTCGATTTGAGTGGTTTTGTAAATCTTTTTGCACCACATTTAAAAATTCTACTTGATTTTTACAAGTTTTGTCATCAAATGATTCCGCTTTTTCGACTTTTTCCGTGTCGATTTCTGTCGGAATTGTCCCGTTATCTTTAAATTCATGCCATGCTTTAATACAATCGCCATAAGTTGCGAATTTTTTACCGTGTTCAATAGCAAATTGCAAGTATTCAATTTGTTCATTCATTTTTGCCATTAAACCATTGGCATGATATGACATATCCCATAAGGTAGAACGTTGGATATTATTGATGATTGCTTTTTCTCCCTCATATCCAGCGAAAATCGCCTCATAAGAGTATTGTTCAGTGTACTCAATTCCTAATCGGTAACCAACCGTTTCAATAAACTTTTTGTCTACAATAGACTCTAGATGTCGAATTTCGTCACATTTTGTAGATACCGTTTCATTTAAAAATGTTAAGAATTGTTTTTTACGAGTAAATTTGATTGTTTCCATATTATCACGTCCTTTTTGATTTTTGATTTTTTGGTCGTCCCTGTGGATGTTGCCGTATTCGTGACGTGTGCGGTCGGGTAGTCTCTAACGGCTTCAAACGTTCGCCCGCCTTAGCACCTGTTCAATCACTCAATCCACTATGCTATACTACTCTCTATTATCGCCCCTCTTTTTTCGCCCATCCGACTCTAATGTTAGGGTCTCGCTACTTATCCCGTGCGACTTGCGGGTTATCCCGTTATGATTTTGTATAATGTTTTCAAAGAACCGTGACCACGCGGGGAAATGACCCTGTGCGATTCACTATATCCCAAATGAGGGGTTTCACCTAGACCTCCGAGTTGCTTAGGACACTCACCAACACAAATCAAGTATATCACCTGTTGATTTTGAAGTCAACAGTTTTTTTAAAAAATTTTTTTCGTTTTTCAGAATTTCAACCCCCGAACTAAAGAACGTCAATCTGAACCAACTTATCAGCCTATCAGTTCACCTGGGGCGATTATTCCCCAGTGCCATAGCCTAGCTATGAGTTTTTAACTTCAACCTTTACGTCTTGTGTTTCCCGTAAAGTACATGCGGGCTTTAATTTCTACGCCTATTCTGAATGCTGTGCCTTAGCACACTTATATATTATCACATGTTGATTTTACCGTCAACAGTTTTTCGAAAAAAATTTAATTTTTTATTTTCGACATAATTTGTCGAATTGTGTCGGGGCTCAACCCGTGCCCCTCAGCACACTTATATATTACCACGGTCACGGGGTGAAGTTGTGTTCATTTTGTGTTCTTTTAAATTAAATATTTCACAAACTTTTGAGGTCGTGTCTATATATGGACATACGTGTACGCACGTGTACGCACGCACGCACGCACGTATACCACAGGGTCGGGTGTGTCATTATTAATTATTTCACAAACTCGAACACAAGTTGGACATAACCGAACACGTTCGATTTGTGAAGTATTTCACGAAGTAAGGTCGGTGACAAAATTCGACAAATTTCAACATGAGAAAAATTGTAAGCGTTTTAGCGTGTCGAATCGTGTCGAAATTCCTGTTTTTCGTTTTAAGACGCTCTGAGGGTTATTATACCCGACCCCCCTTAAAAGCTGAAATAAAGCGGTTACATGGGGTAATTTAAGGGGGTTGACAAATAGGCAAAAGTGTGCATTGCAGGAAAACGGTTTCATTGTGAAAAATTTAATTAAGTTTTTACTTGACTTTTATCGGCGTTTGTGCTTGTAGTTATCCACAGGTTGGTTGTGGATAAGTGGGTAGCTTGTGGATAACTTGAGTTTAGTATTTATAAACATTGGTTTAGTATTTATAAACTAGGTCATGTTTAGTATTTTTAAACTTGTGTTTAGTGTGACTAAACATAAGGGTGTTTAGTGATTTTAAACTTTTTGTTTAGTAATTTTGTGGTTTAATATTTTTAAACCTAAAGTTTAATATTTGTGTGGTTTAGTGTGGGTAAACTTTTTGTTTAATATAGGTAAACTTTTTGGGGGTCGTGGGTCGTGTTTAGTGATAGTAAGGGAAAAGTTTAGTATTTGTGTGTTTCATCAACATGTATAGACAGGTTGAACGATAAAAAGGTTATAACGTTTTACCTAAAAGGTATAGTTTGGGCTATACCTTTTATAGTGATGTCGAATAATTGGGGAAAATGTCGAATCCTGTCGAACCAGAAAAAAGACACAATTTGAACACATTGGGGGACTCATAAGCTACATTATAGGTCATTGGAAAACGCTTACAGGGGGGTCGGTTTACGTCGAAAAAGGTCGAAAAATGCGAACAGACTCGGGTATCTGTTCCATTCCCACACGGCTCATTCCACACCTCTTCCACACCACTTCCCCCTCAAACCTCTCCCTCTCAAGCTCTTCCCACTCACATCATTCAGCTCTCCCGCTCCAGATTCACCTCTCCCTCTAGCTCCCTCTAACCCCTGCAAAAGACCTCCAAACACTACTGCCATCAATACTTTTGCCCATTTTAATCACAAAAGATATCGAGTCTCTACCGAAGAACTCAAGAGAATATCCATCTCCAGAACTTCCTCGTCTCCCACTGGTATTTCTACCTATTCTCAAGAAACTCCCGAATAGTCCAAAGACAACTACGGACTATAGTCTCTCATGCCACTCAGAGCATAAGGAGCTCCACAGACTATCCTAAAACGGTTGAGATTTCCATTAATTTACCCCAAAATCAGCCCTTCTAAATGGAACAATCATCCTCAAATCTCAACCTTTATATAGGGCAATTCATACAAAATCCCGATAAATCCGTTGTTTCAGACTCAATTTTGGTCACTTTTTTACCTCTTGTCGCTATATTTTGACCAAATACCGTCAAAATAGCCCATTTCCTATACCTTGATTTTGCAAAAAACGACAAAAAACACTGAAAAACGACAAAAAATAGCAAATTTTAAGCAAAAAACGTTAAAAATGCGTAAAAATAGCTCAAAAACGTGAAAAATTGAAAAACACCATTTTCTATATATGGAAAGGGGAGGGGGTGTGTTTCCGTATAAATACCCCATATTCTATATTTGTCCCCATACCCATATATCACATTCATCATTATATAGATGGCTCACAATACCCCTATAACGCAATATAAGCCTTTCTAAGCAACGTTACACATCCCCATATAAAATTAACCATACCCTAAATAACCCCTTCTTAAATCGTCCTATATTAAGGCTCATACCCATTACAATAAAATGTCGGTAAATAAAAAATTTTATTGATAAAAAGATTTTGCGGTCACAATACTCATTCCATTCGTATTGTGACCTTACCGCCAAACTGTTCGTCCCTCACAGTTCGGACGGGTCATAATACTTCATTTCATGGTCAATAACCACAGACAAGGTAGGAACGAAGTGACGGAGCTTGGATGTGTGAGGTACGAAGTTGTTAAACTTTGTACCGAAAAACTATTGACAACTGTGCTTAAATATTATAAAATAAGGAAGTCGAGTTTTGACGAACTGATGTCAGAGCTGAAACAAAAAAAATACCCCTGTTTAAAACCCCTAAATATATAATATAATAACTATATTAGGGGGGTTAATATAGGGGCTTTTTTTGAAACATAGAAAGGGGTACATTTATGAGTAAGTACAAGGTTAATAAATCCGAACTTTGGGTCGGACGTGAATTTAAGAACTATAAAGAGATTTGTGCTATTATGGGATGGACAATCTACAAAGGTGGAAGCGACAGTTGGAAAGCACAAATGAAAACATTGGAGCAATATTGCAAATGGACACGTGCAGGTCATAAATACATCATTACCGAAGTTACTGGTGAAGCAACTCCTGTTGTTAGAACCCGTAGGTCTGAATTACAGGACTTATCCGAGGAAGTCATGATTAACCTATTAGCCAATGCTGAACAGGTTAACGGGAATTCTAGGGTGTTACGAATCACGAAGCTCAATCTATTTCAATCCTTGGGCTATGTAAATCACAACTTTAACATTTGCTATAAGAATCAAGACATCACAGAGAAGTTATTGGGTACTTCTTCTATTGCCACTCGATATTTCTTTGAAAGAACTTATGATAAAGCTGACGACAGAATTCAAACGATGTTTAAAAGAATGGAAAGTCAAGGTCGTTTAATTAAACGGGATATCATTGTCTTCTGTGATACTCAAGGAGAGTACCATGAAGCAACTGGGGGAGATTTGGCAAATATCATCAATGTTCGTCACGGTGCTATGAAACACATGGGGTACGATTTACGTAGCGGGGAAAGTGCCATTATTGCAGATGGACGTTGGGGAGAATATATCCGAAATGTGAATGAAGGTCTTAAGGAAATTGGAATTCGTTTCTATTACAAGTGTTACGAAATAGCCATCAGTGAAGGATATGAAGAAATGGTAAAAGAACGTTATCAACAACAACAAGAATTGGGAATTACCATTGACTCATTGACTTCCAGAATCAATGCCATCTCTCGAACCAGTAATGAACAAACATTTGCTCGCAAACAATCGAAAGTAGAAAAGGATAAGCCCTTGTTAGGGTACAAGGACAGAGCGAGTCGGAGCATTCTCTCAAAAAAGTGGAAAGAAGATGGGAAAGTCCTTTTTAGAGCCTGTGGAGATGTCTCTCAAAAAACCCATCTTGAACCCAAAATAAAAGAAAAATTAAAAGAACGAAAAACCTCTTGACAAATAGTGACAAATAATGCTATAATCAAATATGTCGATGAGAACTTCAAATACGGAGTTTTGCAACTCTAGAATACCTCTGAGACGCATTTTAAGGCTCTCTGAGAAGAGATAGCGTTTCGGTCGATAAATTAATCATCGTTATACTTAGCCTTCTTAAATCGCCTTATATGGCTTCTGAGGGCATGTCTGAAAAATACATAAAGGAGAAAGAATGAAATGACAGCATTAACAGTAGTGCATGAGCAGGTAGTGCTCGAAAAAGAATTTAAAATGTATGGGACTAAGGAAGCTCCATTGTTCCTAGCAAAAGATGTGGCAGAATGGATTGAACACAGTGATGTTTCAACAATGTTGCGTAAAGTTGATGAAGAAGAAAAGGTTACAAACAATGTTTGTACCCTTGGAGGAAAGCAAAGAGCTTGGTTCTTAACCGAAGATGGATTGTATGAAGTTCTTATGCAATCACGTAAACCAATCGCTAAGGCATTCAAGAAAGAAGTTAAGAAAATCCTAAAGCAAATTCGCACGACAGGTGGTTACATCCCTGTAGCTCAAGAAGATGATGAAGCAACCATTATGGCTAAGGCTCTTATGATTGCCCAACAAACACTGAATAAGAAAGATGCTATCATTCAGCAACAGAATGTCAAAATTGAAACCCAAATGAAAGAGATTGAACATCAAAAGCAAATCATTATGGGATTAACGCAAGACTCACCAAAACCAGAACTACGTCAACGCATTAATCAAATCATCCGTTTCGGAGCACGTGGTGGATATCAAGGACGCTATGCCCTTGCTTACAAGGAGTTTGACTTAGCTCACCACATGAATGTTGATATCCGTTTACGAAGAGCCATTGAGCGTGGAGAGGTAAAGTCAAACACCAATCGTATGGAATACATTTGTTCGCATATGGACATGACTTGGGAGTTTTATCAAGTGGTAGCACGAGTGTTTGAGGGAGACCTTCGAGCAATCTCGGTTAGCATTATTGAGAACACTGAAAGAGCTTAGTCTTTCGCTTAAATATTATAAAACGAATTGATAAAAAACACCAATCAAGTTATAATATAAGTATAGGGGTGAACTGGAAGTTTCTCCCAATACAAACAAGACAAAAGGAGGTTTATATTTATGACTAAGCTAGACAGTATGGTTTTAGCGTCCATGGTAGGAAAAGAGTTCAAGGTACAAACGAGAGTGGGGTATGGTTGTATGTATTTTACCCCGAACCGCTTCTTAGGATTTGGGGACGAAAAAAAAGACAAGATTGAATACGTTGAAGAATTAACAGAGTCGATTGTTGATTTCATCCGTGATTCGGGTCGAGTAGCAGATTGTTACTGTCGTATTACAGGAGAAGAAGTGAAAATTATTTTTATTGGATAAGACAAAGGAGTAGAGAGATGAAAGCACTTGAAACGGAAACCATGATTATATACAAGGTTACAAATCAAGTAAACGGAAAAGTGTACATAGGACAAACCCAAAAGACCTTCAATAAAAGATATTGTGGGAAAGGAGTGGGAGTGGAGAGAATCGCAAATTCTCCAAAAGTAAACCTATACCTAGCAAACTCCATTAGAAAATACGGAGCGGAAAACTTCATTGTTGAAATAATTGACCGTGGACTAACAGTTGCGGAATTAAACGAAAAGGAAAAATTCTGGATAGAGTATTACGACTCAACCAACAACAACAAGGGCTATAATGTTCAACTTGGAGGAAACAACCATTCAGTTTCAGAAGAGCGAAGAACCCAAAATCAAATCGAAAAAGACATACGACGACAATTACAGTTGTTTATAGGACTGTGTGAAATAAAACGAATGATTGAGGAATCGAACAAGGAACAATTAGGACATAAGGAGATTAAAACCATGATAACACAGATTGACCCTTTGATTCCAAGTACTGCAAAAGCAGAGCTCAAAAGAATCGTTGAACACGTAAGTGAGCGTATCTTAATCCTTAATCAAGGACAGCTCTTCGCCACCGAATGGTGTTCATGCTTAAATGCTTTGATAAGCGACCGTGCAGAGTCATTGAAAAAAGAGTTTGTTAACAACGAGATTGAAGATGTGTCGAGTTATTGCATGAGACTTCTTGAGAAGCGTCAACCTCATTCTCGTAAAAAGCAATCTCCTTCCAAATTCAAAGAACAGGCACAGCGGTATTATCAAAAGGCAAATGGAGTACAAGAGAGAGTGAAAAAGGAGATGAAAAAATAGTGAGCAACCTATATTCAATAAGAAAAATTATAAAAATTCCAAGCACTGAGATTGTTGACTCTAACATGTCTTTAAAACTTGAAATGGACGAACTATTAGAGGAAGGGTGGATTGTTGGACTTGCTTCTTCGTATGTTATTAGAAGTATTGACGACATTGCCAAGACGGGATATGAAGAAGAGCGTGTTCAACAACTCAAAAGAGAGATTTTTCACTTAACACAGGAAGGGCATAATAAAGCCAATAGTAAAAGATACGTTTCGCTGAAACAAGAGTTGGACAAAATATTGTTCTTGAAGTATCTTGTGTGTGTCAAGATTGATAAATCAAAACACTATGATTTAATTAACCGAGGATTTGTGATAAATGGAACACGATACAAACGTTTCCTATCCACTCCTGCTTCAATTAAAAAGGGAGAAGTGTTCTATGCGGACGAAACCATTTTAGACGAATTACAAAGACGCATTGACAATGGTCGTAATGACAAAGAATTTGTTCCTGCAAAATTAAGTGCCTATCGTAGCTTAACAATGAGTGCTAGTAACCCAGTAACCGACACCCCTAACGTTTGTATTGTACACGATGTGGAAACGAATTTCAAAACAAGCGTTATCGAATTAGGAGAAGTAACAGATGGACGACCACACAAGCGAGTTATTGAAGATTATGAAATGAATCTAAATGCGAGCGACGGCTCTGGTTTTATCTCTCCCGAATTTGCGAAGGTTTGGGCTAAAGACCTGCACCTAGATTACACTCCGAGCGGTTTTATTATTAGGAATTCTTTCTTAAAAGGAGTAGCCCTAGTGTTCGACTTTAAGATGTTTGCAAAAGAGAAAGCGAACAAAGAGGTCATTGTAGATGTTTGGGATAAAGAGTGGAATGTTGATGATGTTGACCTAGTAATCACAACCTCAATGCTCAAGTTGTGGGACAGTTATGATTCATGGGAGCACTATCATAGATGTTGTGTAGAAAACAAATACACATTTAGTGTCACAAAGCAAACTCCAAAGGTATTGGACGAGGTTCGAGATACCAACTATCAGTTCATTCAGTCTTTAGATTTAACAGATGAAGAGATATATGCTCTTATTCAACCGACGATAGATGAGATAATTGAGGTAAAAGGGCTAGACCCTAGAAAATCTTTAGCATACTTAAAAGGAATTGGGATGTCTGAAAATACAGATATCAATACATATGATTACGCTAGTGCTCTTATGATTGAGCCAGAGTTAATCAACGACCCTTATGTTAGAACATCTATCAACAACATGATAAAGAAACGAATTGACGAAACCAAGATTGGGAAAATCAAAGTACAAGGAAATTACCAAACGGTAACTATTGACCCTATATGTTTGGCAGAGAACATGTTTGGAATGGAAGTGAAAGGGTTATTAAAATCTGGACAATTTTATTCTAAATTCTGGGTGGACAAAGGAGTGTCAGAGGTTGGGATGTTCCGAGCACCTATGGTCTCTCATAACAACATTGGTAAGGCTGAAATTGTTTGCACAGAAGAGATGGCAAAATGGTATCAGCACATTGGGGAGCTGTACGTTCTAAATGCCTATGACGCAACATGTCCTAGACTATCGGGGATGGACTGTGATGGTGATACCGTTTTCATTACAAACAATGAATACATTATGAAAGGGATAAGAGACACCTTGCCAGTTATTTGCCTTCAAAAGAGTGCTCAAAAGCAAATGTGTTCAGAAGAAGACTACATTCGTTCTGACAAGTTATTGCTCGCAAGCAAGACAGAGAATGTTGGAGTTATTACAAACAAGGCAACATGTATTCAAAGTATTCAAGCGAGATTTGACTTTGGGACTCCAGAATGGGAAGAGTTGGATTATCGAATTATGTCTTCCATTCTACACAGTCAAGAAAGTATTGACGTAGCAAAAGGGATTGAAACCTCTGGTGGGATTCCTAAGTCATGGATAAGCTATCAACCTTTAATGCCTTCGGACACAGACTCGGAAGAGGTAGTCGCTTTTAAAGAGTTTAATCGTCAATTAGTGGCAGATAAAAAACCATATTTCTTCACTTACATCTATCCAAAGCTACGCAAGGATTACATGGATTATGTGAAGAGTGAGAACATTCGTTGCCGACGCAAGTTCAAGAAGTCAATGGACGAAATCATTGCGTCAACAGACAGAACAGAAGAGGAAGAAAAATCTCTTCACTTCTTCAAAAAGCAACTTCCTATAGACGAGACAGCTTGTCTGATGAACAAAATCTGTTGGCACGTTGAAGAGGTGTTTCAGCAAGTCAAGCTCGACACACGCAAGACAGAGTTCGACAAAGAAATTCTGAAATCGCCTAATGTTGAATACAAACGTAGTATGGCTAAGAAGGTTGCTGCATTGTACGAGCAGTACATTGACGACCTTAAGAAGTTCTATCAGACATCGGTTAAACAGAAGATGTCCTCAAATGAACGAGCAGACATTGAAAATCGCTTAACAGAGAGATTTAAAAATGACCTGCTTGTAGTATGCACCAATGAGGAAACTTTATGCAATATTATGATTGATATTTGTTATTCTTCAAACAAGTCAAAATATGTCGTATGGAATGTGTGCGGAGAACAGATTATTAAAAACTTACTGAAAAGAAACCAAGGGCAAATCTCATATCCAATTCAGTCAGCAACAGGGGAATTTGAATTTAAAGGAATGACATTTACTATGCACACAAAACGGTCAAAGCATTTCAAGGAGGAAGAGTAGAATGAAAATTATTCCAAATGAGAAAAAATACGCAGAACAGATTTTAGAAACTAAACAGCTCAGTAGCAAACCGTCTACTGAGATATCTGTTTTAATTAAATACTTCTATCACTTAGGACTATCCCCAGAAGAGGTAATGGATAAGATGATGGAATTCATGGAAGAAGCAACGGGGAACTCTAAAGCATGGAAGATGAAGTTGAAACGAGACATCAAATCAAAACAGGATTCTAAATTAAACGCTGTAGAACAAATCCACATTACCCAAACAGAACTTAATGCAATCGGAATGTTAAAAAATGAAGCACTGGAGCGTCTAGCTTTTGGATTACTTGTACTATTAAAGATAGACAATAAAGCCAAGGGAAGAAACGGAGAGTGGATAGTGTTAAAGAACTCTTCCGAGTTATTTAAGGACATTAAAGTGAATCGCAACTCCGTAAATCGAGAACTGATGATTGGGACACTTGAGGAATTGGGGTATGTGTTTAACTCTGTCCGCTCTGGAAAGTGTGCTATGAAAATTAATTATATTGATTTTGAAGGTGAGCCCGCTATGACAATTACTTCTTTTGAAGACTTTATTGTGGATTATTGTACATATAAGGGAGCAAAAGTCATCAACTGCAAAGAGTGTGGTAAGCGAGTAATAATAAAGGGGAATAAAACCAAATATTGCTCCGAATGTACCAAAGAGAAACAACGAGAGCACAAAAGAGTAAGTGCAGAAAAAGCACGAAAAAACCGAAAAAATGAAAAAGTAGAGTAATAGAAAATGCCCTCGAGCCCAAGAAGTACTTGGGCTCTAGCGATTTTAGTCCATTTTCTTTACGTGGAGGGGAATATAGGGACAAGTGTCTCGCCCTCCATGTTTCATTTCATTTTTCATTCTCTCTCTTTTCCTTTTATGTATGGGCGACCTAGTGTCGCTCTTTTTAATTAGACTTAACAAACATGACATACAAATAAATTTTAAGGAGGATTTTAAGTGCCAAAGGCGAAAAAGAAACCTAAGAAAATGCCAAAGCAAGAGTTCATTCGCTTATTGTCACGACGACTAGACATCTCTCAAGAAGCAACCTCACTTGTCATTGACACAGTGCAGGGAGTAATCTTAGAGTCATTAGAAGATTATGACTCAGTTAAATTTGGAGACCTAGTAGTCTTCAATAAGCAGAACAAACCAGAAGCGACTCGCATTCTGAATGGCGAACGAGTAACATCTCCCCCATATACGGGGCTTAAAGCCACCATTACAGAACGCTTTAAAAAGATGAACTAGATTTAAGGAGGATTTTAAATATGGCAAAATCAATTCAAGAAAAGATTGTCGAAACTCATACCATCAAAGTCACTGGGACTTTAAATGTTGACGACATGACAATCGAAACAGAAGATGAAGGAGTTTGCTTCATCCAAGATTTATTAGCAAACGCTGATAACAAACACGGAGTATTATCATTCCAAGCAAAAGCTGAGAAAGATTTAGACGAAGAAGTTGCAACTGACGACTGCTTTATGTAAACGAGGAGGAAGAACACCCATGAAAAAGTTTACACTATTATTGGCAGTGTGTGCATTCACACTAATCGGTTGTAGCAAAAAAGAGATTGCCCCATCTGAGTCAACATTAAAAGTTGGGATGGTTACAGATTCTGGAACTATTGATGACAAATCATTCAACCAAGGGACTTGGGAAGGAATATTGGAATATCAAGCAGATAATGAGAACGTAGAAATTCAATATATCCAACCAAGCGGAGAGTCAACTCAAGACTATATGAATGCCATTGATAATCTGGTAATGGCAGGCAATGAGGTCATTGTTGTGGCAGGATTCAAGTTTGAAGAAGCCATAGGGCAAGCCCAAGCCATTTACCCAGACATCAACTTTGTATTGATTGATGGAACTCCATTAGTGGGGTCGGACTATGAAGTTGGAGACAATGTCGTCTCAGTATTCTTCACAGAACATGAAGCAGGCTTCTTAACGGGAGTTGCGTCAGCTTTACAATCACAAACGGGCAAAGTTGGATTCATTGGAGGAATGAAAGTTCCTGCGGTTCAAAAATTAGGATGGGGATTTGTAGCAGGTGTGGCTTATGCCAATGCAATCTACGGAACAGATGTTGAAGTGATTGACTATTTATATCAAGGTACATTCACAGATGTAGACGCAGGAAAGGCTATTGCAGGAGCAATGTATGATAAAGGAGCAGACATTATCATGCAAGCAGCAGGTGGAGTCGGAGTTGGAGCTATTAATGAAGCAAAGAGCCGAGCAGAGTCTGGAGATAGCGTTTACATTGTTGGAGTTGACATCGACCAATATTCAGAAGGATTGATTTCCAATGGTAGTTCGGTCATCTTGACATCTGCCATGAAGAATTTAGGACGAGCTTCATATGAGCATGTGGAAAACCATGCAAACAACACTTTCAAAGGTGGAGAAACGATTGTAATGGATATCAAAGCGGATGGTGTTGGATTACCAGTGGAAAATCCAAACTTAACAGAAGATACCATCACAAAAGTTGACGAAGCAATGGAACAGGTCAAGTGTGGAGCAGTGGCAGTGCCATCTTCACTTGATGACTTGAATACGTTCTTAGACGAGTATAATTATTCTGTTGAAGGAATGAACTACTAGCGACCAGTTAGAGAACCCTTACGAGGACTTTAATGTCAAATATGAATTGCGGTGGAAGTCTACGGACGACACCTAGGGATGGGCATGCGTGTTACATCCCTCTAAATGGATAGGTACTCAAGTGGCTTAAGAGGGTGCCCTGCTAAGGCATTAGACGGCTTTTAGTCGTGCGTGGATTCGAATTCCACCCTGTCCGCCAAAATGGAAGAATGCAGGTAAAAGTCTGTGGGATTCCTCCCACAAATGCTCTTATAGTTCAATGGCAGAACACATCAATGGTAATGATGAAATCTCAGTTCAATTCTGAGTAGGAGCACCATAACGATTTTAAAAACTTATTTTAAAGGGGATGTTATACATATGGAAATGACAGTTCAAAGAGCTTTAAACGAGTTAAATACCTTAGAGAGCCGTATTGACAAACGATTATCAGACTTCCGTATCATTGGAACACGCAAGAATTCTGAGAACAGAGTTTCTGAAACTCGTGAACCTGTAGCAGACTTTGCAGTGCGTGCTAAAACAATCATGGACTCTGCGGACGCTTTATTAAAACGTCAGCAACAATTAAAACATGCCATCATGACATCCAACGCTCAAACAATGATTGAGGTTGCAGGAGTTACTTATTCAGTGATGACAGCCATTGACCGCAAGCGTACCATTGAGAGCGAAAAACAAGTGTTAGCTTGCATGAAGCAGGCTCTTCGCAATGCAGAAACAAAAGTTTCACGTGAGAACGATAAAGTCGAAGACTATATCCAACGTCAAGTGTTGGCTATGGCAAGCGGAGACTTAGCAAACAAGAGGGATGAGTTCATCACTTCTTTTGAAAAGTCATATCGTGACAAAAACGGTTGGGATTTAGTAGACCCATTAGGGTTACGTGACTTAATCGAAAAACGTGAGCAAGAAATCTTAGACTTCGAGTTAGAGATTGACACTGCTTTAACAGTCTCAAATGCAATCACTAAGATTGTAATTGAAGACTAATTTGACTAGATAAATAATATGACCCTTGTGACGAAGTGGCACAAAGAGAGATTCCCCTTTCCAACGGTTTTGGGTTAATAAATCGTTACTTTCTACTTATATTGGGCAAAAGTGCTTATCTATAGAACAATACAGATAAATGGAAGATTTACGGCTAGACGCAGAGAGTCGTCGGAGCAAGGGTAAATACTTATACATGGGAAAAGCTCAAAGTTGAAGGTTTAAAGTTGAAAGTTGAAACTTCAAAGCTATTTATACTACAAAGCTGAAAGATGATACTTTAAACTTACATAAAAATCCACGAGTAATGGCTAAGGGAGCTGAAACTCTTTCTCCTGCTATCCACGTGGCTGTCATGAGGGTCATTCTTTTTATTTTGTTTCCTTAGCTTAGTCGGTCAAAGCTCTCGGCTCATAACCGAGCTATCGTTGGTTCGAATCCAACAGGAAACCCCAATTAACATGGTCATTAGACCACCATGCTTTTGGCTAGAGGGGAGCATACGTAGGGGTGATGACCTACGTGTATAGCGACAATCCATAGTCTTATTGTCATCATTAATGCTAGACATATGGGCTAGACAGTCGCTTGCAGAGTGCGACAGAAAATATAACTACTGTAGTCGTGAGGTGTTCTAACTGTACACGCAGAACCTACGGGCGATTAAGCTAGCGTAGTTGTTTATTGGACATAGGGAGTGTAAGACTTGTCAGACGAGGGTCGCAACCACTGTCAAGCCGTCCTAGGTCATTATCCACAGGCACGTTAAGTTACAATAACCACACTACTTGTGCTTACTCACAGAGGGCTATGTTGTAATTGTGTGACACTTGAAATAGTCTTAATGGAACAAGTTCTCCATGTTGGCGAGGGAAGAATCCCGATTGTGTTGTCAACTCACATTTATCTAGTGTCGGAACAAATTAAAAGTTGAAGCCATTGTAAACTATAAAACCTAGTGTTTTGGATGGGTGGTAGGGCGATTAAGTTTGTGTTACTACCCATTGTTTCCTATAATGATTCTAGTCTATGCCATTAAGACTAGCTTAAAATAAAGAATAGTGGAACAAGTCACACTTTGTTGTCATAGAGCGTGACAATGGTAAAATAAATAAAGCTCAACGGAAGACGCAACGTCAACTAGCCTTTCAAGATTGATTTCTTGGAAGTATACATGAAATGGGCTTGATTGTCCAAACCAATAAGACAATGCCTTAAGGGTAGAAGAAGCTCAAGGTGTTGCACAATAGAGACTTCCTAGTCTCAAAACTGTTTATCTGCTTTAAGGTAGATGGTTTTGAGACTTTGATTTTAAGAGGAGTGATTTTAAATGGACGCATATACTGCCGAAGCATTAATTGAATTAGGAACAGAATTATTAAAAGAAGGCGAAGACCGTGCAGAGTTACATTTCATGGGGGACGACTTATATGACTTAGTACATATTGATATGGACGAAGTATATAAGCATTTTGAAAACATGGGTTACGACTGCTACATGGTAGAAGAGATTTTATTAGACTATACTTCTGACAACTATGATAGCTTAGGAGAACCAATGAAAACCTTAGTTATTACTAAATAATTCTGGGAGGATTTTAAGGTGAGCGAGATTTTAAGAAAACGCACAGATGAAACACAATGGCAGTATGTTAAACGTATCACAGACAATCGCAAAGAGTATGACATGGATTACTCGGAATGGGCTAAAGCCATTTGTGACTATGACTGCTCAAGCGACAATGGGAGAAAAGCATACTACATTGTAAAACCACTACTTGAACAATTAGATGATGAAATGGTTCAATTAGTTGCAAACGCACAATCAGAGAGTGCGGGTAGCGATTTAATGTTAGACATTGAAGCCAAGAAAAGAGAATTATTCAAAGAGCGTGTTCGACTTCAAGATGTTCAACGAGAAATTAACACTCGTTTACGTTGGGAAGCACGTTGGGAAGCACTAGCAGAAGCCATTGTTGAAGCAATGAAAGCAAAGCCTACTTTAAACATTGTCCACAAAAAGGTGGACAGCGATGTAGAAGCATGCCTAATCTTGTCAGACTGGCACTTGGGGTTAGGGATTGATACCCCTCACAATCACTTCAATCAAGAGATAGCAACGAAACGAGTTGAACACTTAGTTGGAGAAACAATCAAGTACTGTAAAATGCACAACGTGAAAACGCTTAATATTGACATCTGTGGAGACATTTTGTCGGGGTTAATCCATACGACAACACGCATCTATCAACAGATGGACATTGTGGAGCAGGTTGGTTTCGCTTGTGAGCTAATCAGCTTAACAATCGAAGCACTAGCTCCTAGTGTAGAACACATTCGCCTACACAGCGTTACAGGGAATCATGACAGAATCAATGCCAACTATAAAGAGCATTTACATGAGGAAAACTTTACTCGCTTAATTGAATGGGGAGTTACTGCTCGAACTGGAATGGAGTTCGAGAAGAGTGGAGTAGACCAAGAAGTTGAAGTCTACACATTGGGTAATGGTCGTGTCGTTGCATTAGAGCATGGGCACAACTGCAAGAAACCTCAAGATGCAGTAAAGAATCTCTCTGAATATTTGAACATGGACGTTGACTATGTCCACCTAGGACATTTCCACAACTTCCAAACCGTTTACAACACTGTAATTAACGGTTGCTTATGTGGTAGTGACACATTCGCCAACCGACAACGTTATAATAACGACCCATCACAAACACTTGTTGTATATTATGCAGATGGCAGTCGAGTGTTGCACGAAATTATTTTAAAATAGTAAGGAGTTATCGAGTTGGGCTATAGCTCCTTAAAGAAGGAGGAGCTATCATGTCTCGGAAAAAAGATTTAAGTACTATTAAAGTGCCCAAAAAAGAAAAGCCAGAGATTAAAAAGATTACATGCACAGAATGTAATACTGAGAAGCGTACTACAGAGTTCTATAAGAGCTTTAAGTCCGCTTCTGGGCTTATGCCATACTGTAAGGCTTGTGTAGTTGAAAAGTGTCTTAACGAAGAAAAGAGTGCCATTGATATGGACAATCTAAAACGCACATTACAGCAACTAGACAGACCTTATATTCACCATGTGTTTGTAACAAATGCAAACAAATATGATGAGCCACGTGCCATCATCGGGAAGTACTGGAAAGACATTGCCATGCACCAGTACCGAGACTTCACTTGGGATGATAGTATGTTTACCGAAAGTGAAGAAAAGTTAATGAATGACAAAGCAGTGGAGCGTACAGATGTATACAAATTGTCACCAGAGCGACGCTATAAGTTTACAGAGACTTATGGATTCGGTTATACAGATGAAGAGCTTATTGCCATTGACCGAAAATACAATCAGTTACGAGCAAGCTATCCAGAGTATACAGCTCTACATACGGAAGCATTAATTACATATTGTCGTTTCCGTGTGAAAGAAGAGTTTGCAACTGCTAGAGGAGACCTTAAAGAAGCGTCAAAATGGGCAGACGCAGCTCAGAAACAGGCAACTTCGGCTCGTATCAACCCGAGTCAGTTATCTAAGAACGACCTAACATCGGGGCTTAGTGGGTTCGGAGAATTAACACGTGCCGTTGAACAGGCGGTTGATGTTATCCCTATCCTACCTCGGTTCATTGAGAAACCACAGGATAAGGTAGACTTTACTCTGTGGTGTTATATCAACTACATTCGCAAAATGCAAAACTTGCCAGACTGCGAATATTCTGAAATTTATGACTTCTTAGAACAACGTAAAGCTGATTATAGTCGCTCACAAGACACAGAGTCAGAAAGTGAGGACTTATAATGAATAAAGAAGAAGCCAAGCAGATTATTGAAAAAGTAATCAATCCAAAAACTGGGATACCATATTATTCTAACCCAGATGGAGATAAATTTCAACAGAATTTAGATAAATGGGTAGAGTTCATTTCGTGGGCTCGCTTTTTCCCCGACCTCTTTCTCGACCTAATTACGCCCGAGACAGGGGGTATCCGACTCGACTTAGACCAACGAGTGTTCATTCGTGTTCTAGTCCGTTTCGCTTCTGTCTACGGGGTATTCCCACGTGGATATGGAAAATGTGTATCTGGCGATACATTAATTTTAACAAACGAGGGAGTTAAAGAGATTGGGTCGTACTTTAATTATCAAGATGATAATGTTGAAACATACATAATTCCTAAACAAATGACAGTGAGCAATCGTCATAAACAGATGGAGAATGTCATTGCAGGGGTGTATAGTGGATATAAGGACACAAAGAAAATATATACCGAGGAAGGTATTGAAATTGAACCTTCGTTAAACCACCCCGTGCTAGTTATGACAACAGATGGAAATATTGACTGGAAACGAACAGAGGATTTACATGTCGGAGATTATTTAATCACAAGCCGAGGAGATAATGTTTGGGGTAGCAGAACCAAATTGACTTTTGATATGCACTCGTGGTTAAATTCTTTTGGTGGAGACTCTAAATGGAAAATTGAAAAAAACAAATGCAACACTCCGACGGAATTAACTGAGGACTTAGCTCTGATAATTGGCTATCTTTTAGGAGATGGCTGCTTGACAAGAGATAACATCATCCTCTTTACATCAAAAGACCAAGATATGGTGGAACGCTACCACTCTTTTATGAACAATGTCATAGGAGTAGAGGTTAAACAGCGTAAAACAGGCATAGATTATGTCGTCAACGGCAAATATGTTCGTGAATACTTTAGACAACTTGGTTTGTCGCAGTCAGATGCCTTTACCAAGGTTATCCCCAACATTATTTTAGAAGCACCGAAAAAATATGTGGTGAAATGTTTGCAAGGATTATTTGATACAGACGGTGGAGTGGAGAGCAGAGCTGTTTCATTCTGCACAGCTTCTGAAAAAATGTCTAAACAGGTTCAAACACTATTGTTGAACTTGGGAATTATTTCAAACAGACGAACAAAGATAAGCAAACAGTATCAAACGAAATCTTACATTATTACCATCACGGGAAGTAACATACTAAAATTCAGAGATGAAATAGGATTCTCTTGTCAAAGAAAACAAGAATTGTTAGAACAACGCTGCAAAGAGTATCAAGGAAGAACCATAAAAGACATTATTCCAAATCAGCAGTCTAAGATTAGAGAGTTCTATGAATCAATAGGGGAGAATGTTAATAAATCAAGTCATCCTCTATATCAAGTGGCAAACAAAGGTGGTTTATTCACTTATAAAAAATTAAACCAAATGTTAAATCATGAACGCTTTCATGAAGCAAAACACTGTGAGCATTTTAAATCTTTGCAGTGTGAAAATTACTTCTATTCAAAGATTAAGACCATTAAAGATTCTAAGGCTCATGTGTATGACTTGTCATTAGACAACACTCATTCATTTGTGTCAAATGGATTAGTTAGTCACAATACATTTACAGAGTTGTTAGCACTCTATGTAACAGCTATTCTCTATCCAAATATCAACCTATCTATGTCGGCTCAGACCATGCAAGCAGCCGCAGGATTAGTTGAAGAGAAACACAGTGAGATTGTGCGATTCTTCCCTCTTATCGGAGCGGAGATTGTAGGTAAGCCACAATTCTCAAAAGATAATGCCGAGATTCACTTCACAAGTGGAAGTACTATCAGCACTCTTGCCAATGCACAGTCAAGTAAGGGTAAGCGTCGCCATCGTTTGATGATGGAAGAGGCTGCCTTACTTAACGACTTCGTCTTCTCTGATGCCCTTGAACCAATCGTCAACGTACCTCGTCGTACTATTGGTTACAATCCGCAAGTAGACCCTTGTGAAATGAATGGTCAAATCCACTTCTTAACAACAGCATACTTCAAGAACACTGAGTATGAGCGTTGTTTAGCAATGGTCAAAGAGATGGCAGAGTTAAAAGGTAAAATTGTATTGGGTAGCTCTTGGGAGCTTGCCTGCGAGTATGGACGTGGAGAGACACGTTCACAGTTACTTGCCAAGAAGGAGAAACTATCTCCGACATTCTTCGCAACTAACTACGAATCCCGTTGGGTGGGCTCGTCCGACTCATGTATCATCGACTTAAATAAGCTATTCAACATCCGAACTCTTCCAAAGGCAGAGCTAAAGTCTGACGGGAAGAGCGAATACTATATTGGAGTCGATGTGGCTCGCTCTACAAAGACGAACAACAACCAGACCTCTATTGTAGTAGGTAAGGTTAAACGAGATAAAAAAGACAAGGTTAATCATATTCAGATTGTCAACATTGTCAACCTGCCTAACGGCACAAACTTCACTGGGCAAGCCATTGCAGTTAAGCGACTACAGAAGCTATACAAAGCTGTAACCGTTGTCATAGATATTAACGGATTAGGCGTAGGACTACTTGACGAGATAATGAAACTTCACATTGACCCGATAACAGGTGAAGAGTTAATTGCGTTCGACACAATCAATACAGAACATGAGTCAGACGAAGCAGAAGCATTAAAATGTGTTTGGGCTTTACAGGCTCAAGGTCTGAATACTGACATTATTGTTAACTTTATGAACTTAGTTGAGAATGGAACGCTACAGCTACTTGAGAAAGTAGACCAGAACGTAGTTGCCAACTCAGACCAAGACTTCTTAAAGAGCACAGTGCTCCCTCATGTTCAGACAGAGCTACTTATCGAAGAGATAGCTAACTTAAGTCTTGAACAGCTAAATGGAGGGAAGCTGACGGTAAAACGTAATTCCAAGTCGATTGACAAAGACCGTTACTCGGCACTTGTCTATATGATTTGGTATATTATGACACACGAAAATAAGGCAAAAGAAGAGGAAGAAGACTTTAACATTGCTTCTCTATACTGCTTCTCTAGCCCTAAGATTAGATAACAGGAGGTGGACAGATGTCTACTGATATGACTGAGAAAATTCTTCAAGAACAGGCTCAAGAACAAGCCGAACAAGAATTGTTCATGATGGAATTTGCTCGTGCAATGAAGTCTATGAATCTTGGACTTCGCCACGACCGACGAGTAAGTGACTCAATCATTAGCAAAGTCGGAGAGTATGACCGAGACGCAATCACTTCGTATCTGTCTTCTCCTCAAGATTATGAAAAACAACTTCGAGAACTATCTCGCTATTTGGAAAACACTAGCTTTATGTATAAGCGTATTGTTAACTATTTACCGAGTATCGGAATTGATTGCCCCATCATTGTTCCTGCTCAAGTAGATAAGTTTGAAACGAATCGTGAGAATATTGCTAAGAACTATCATAAAGCAGTTGCTTATCTCGATATGTTAAGTATACCACATGAATTTGTTAAAGTCAAGAGAACTTGCTTCCGAGAAGATGTTTTCTATGGAATTGAGTACGAAGACGAGAAAAACAGTTCATATTACATTAAACAATTAAACCCAGACTATTGTCGTATTTCATCTGTAGAGGATGCTTGCTACAATTTTGAGTTTGACTTCTCATTCTTCGACAACGATGATGACGAAGAAACTTTATTAAACACGTATGAAACGATTGTGCCATCATTCTTCCGCAGTGGATATACAAAGTACAAGTCTGACAGTTCATTGTATCAATGGCAAGAAGTTCCGTCAGACAAGTCTATCTGTTTTAAATTACAAGAGGATTTACCTTATTGTTACCCTTACTATGTTTCAGCGGCTTTAGATGTCGTTGATATCCAAGACTATAAAAACTTGGAGAAAGTAAGCACGGAACAAAATAACTATCGCTTATTAGCATTTGAAATCCCTCGTATGAGTGGAAAATCAGAGAAGCCAGACAACTTTGAAGTTAAAGCGTCAACCGCTTTACAATTCTACAACATGGCTCGTCAATCTATTGATGAGAGCATTGGAACATTTGTTACTCCATTACCAGTAAAAGATATCAGTTTCCGTGATGCGAACAATAACAAGAATAAAGTTAAAGACGCAGTGCAAAACTTCTATGATACCATTGGTGTTACAGACATGTTATTTAATGGTGGAGACAACTCTACTTCTACAAAATACTCTATCAAGACTGACGAAGCAATCTTGTTCCAACTTAACCGCTCATTAGAGCGTTGGTTAAACCGTAAATTCAAACGTCGCTTCAATGGAATGTTTAAAATCAAACTATTAGATGTGACAGGATATAACAAAGAGGAAGTCATTTCTCAATTAACCAGTGCCGCAACTTTAGGGTTACCAACAAAAATGCAAATGGCGGCAGTCGTTGGGCAAAGCAGTCCATTAGAGATTAGTGGATTAACATTCTTAGAAAACGATATCCTAGAATTACACAACAACTGGATTCCATTAAACTCATCATACACTCAAAGTGGAGATGGAGAGGTAACAGACGACAAAGATGGAAGACCAGAGGTAGCAGACGAAGACTTGTCAGCTACGGGAGAATCAACCCGTGAAAATGACGGAAACGAAAGAGGGTAGTTACTTTGTTTATTGAAGTATATACAGAATCTGACCGTGACGCTCTAATTGAAAGCGGATACCGATTAATTCGTGAAGTTCCTCTTGAATCTGCTGTCAAATATGTTTTTGCAAACTCAAAAGAGTTAAAATTCAGCAATGCAAAAGTCAAGGCAAATGTAACAAACACCTTGACTTTTTAATTTGACCATATTCGAAAGGAGGTGTGTGAGTGAAAGGACAGACGTTAAAATTCAATACGACTATGACAAACTTTGAGCGTGTCAATCCAGAGTTTATGCGTGTCAAAGTCAATGTATGCTATGAAGGCGAAAACCGCAACTGGTCTAAAATTGACGAACCAGTATTAATGGATTTAGCTCAAACAATTTATGGTGTTCCTGTTATTGGAGAAATTGACGAAGAGAATAAGACCTTCAAAGGTCACGGTGGGAAACTAGAGATTTCAGACGATGGTTTTAAAGTGATTCAAACGACCATTCCTTATGGATTTGTAGACCCTACTACTCCATTCTTCTTTGAAGATATTCTTGAAAAAGACGGAATGACTGTGAATAAATATTTAAGTTGCTATGCCTACTTATGGCGAGGTCGTTATCCAATTTTAGATGAAGTGTTTGAAAAACATGTTGGTCAGTCAATGGAGATTGCCATTGAGGATGGTGATTGGCTCGACAACGGAGTATTTGATATTAAGAAGGCACGATTCCAAGCCCTATGCCTATTGGGGGTAGAGCCATGTTTCGAGTCTGCAAAAGCAACGATTGGATACTCGGCAAATGAAGCCAATAACCTATACGAAGAAATGATTAACAAATTCAAACAATACACAGTCGAAGAATTAGGAGGTGAAACCATGTCACAGGTATTAGATAATAACGAAGTTGTTGAAAACGAAGTGCCTGCTGTCACTCCAGAAACTGAGGTGACTGAGGAGTTCGAAGAAAACAACGAAAACCCAGAAGTAGCAGAAGAAACAGAAGTTGTTGAAGAAAACCAACAATCAGAAGATTTTGAAGCTACAGAGGAAGAAACTGAGGAAGTTGAAGCACAAGAAGAAGAGACTGCCGAGGTTGAAGAAGAAGTGGAAGAAGTTACTGAGGAAAATGAAGCAACTGAGGAAGTTGCAGAGGAAGCCCCAGAAGCGGACTACCAAGCTCGTATTGAAGAGTTAGAAATGGCTCTTGCAAATGCAACTCGTGAACTAGAAACTATGCGTGAGGAAAATGCACGATTAGCAGACTTCGAAGCAGAGGTTTTAGCAGAGCGACGCAATGAAGCAGAGGAAGCATTATTTGCTCAATTTACTGCTTTAGAAGGGTACGAAGGATATGCTGAGTTACGAGAAAAAGCTCGTGAATACTCTCTTGAAGACTTAGAATTAAAATTATTCGCTCTTTTAGGGAAGAAAAACTTTAGTATGTCAAACAAGCCTAAAAAACAAGGAACTGCTAAGTTAGCAGTAGGAGCGACACCAACAGAGACAAAGAGCTACTATGGAGGACGCTTCGACAAATACTTCAAATAAGGAGGAGTGTCAATGGCTCGCAAAAAATCAGTATCTGAACCAGTGGCAACTCTTGTTGAAGAAGTTGTTGCAGTGGAACAGGTAGAAACTCAAACAGAAGAAAAGAAAACAAAAGTGGCAAAAACTTACGCTAGAACAGTAGAGCCACAAGCAGACGGAGGTAAAGACATGTCAAACAAGTATTTAGTTTGTAACACAAGCAAAATTAAAGCGACAAACACTGGTGGACGTTTACACTCAGCAGTATTAAACGTTGAAGTGCCAAATGGGGCATTAGTGTTCGTTGGAGGATTAAAAGAAGGGGAAACTGAGATTCGTGAAGCGAAAATCCCTACAACTGATTTAATTGCAGGTAAGGTAAAACCTATGTTAGTAATGAAGCCAGAGATTAACTACTCTCAAGCTAAGAAAACTGATTACGCATTAGGAATCTTCCGCAACCGTGCAGGTAAAGCAGTACCAGTTATTCCATTAGAATTACATGATGAGTTCGAATTATCTCAAGACTACTTCACTGGACGTAGTGCAGACCAAATCAAAGTTGGAGACAAATTCAAAATGGTAAATGAAGCAACTCACTATGAATACACAGCTTCTGCTCCAGAATCAGATGTTATGTACTTAGAAGTTACTGGAGTTCGTGACGCATTCCAATCAGTAACTTTATTAGCAGACGACTTCTCTGCATTCCCAGTTGCACACAAAATGGTAATGGTTGAAGTTAAATATAACTAATTTCAATTAAGTCTTAACCAACACATACCCAAGGAGGATTTATTTTTATGAATGAAATTGCAAAATTAATCATTGATAACTACAACAATGATTTACCTACACAATTCTCTGCAAAGACGAAAGCAGAGCGTGACGAAATGATTCGTCAAGAAATGTTAGATGTTTTAGGAATGACTAAATTTGATGTAATGTCTTTCCGTAAAGCTATGCGTAACCCTGTAACAAATGTGAAAGTATTCGAAATCATCGAAAACGTAATCACAGAAGGAATCATTAAAGGGACTTACAAAAACGAATTCTTTGACCAATTCGTAGAAACAAAAACTATCGACGCAGGAGACATTAACGAATTCTACGTAGAACCACGTCATCAATTAGTAGCGGCTGAATTCTCTGGTAGCCACTTCGACTTAAAACGTCAACGTATCGACGTTGGTCAATCATTCTCTGTTGAAATGCGTGACTTCGGTATTAAAGTTTATGAATATTTAGAGCGTGTTTTAGCGTCTCGTTGCGACTTCGTAACATTAGTAAACTTATTACAAGAAGCTGTTGACCGTAAATTACGTGAAATCTCGTACACTACTTTCGAAGCATTATTAAACCGCTTACCAGAACAATGGACAGTATCTGGTTCATTCGATGAAGCAGAAATCTTAGAAGTATGTGCTCACATCGAAGCAGACGCAGGAGAAGTAACTTTCGTAGGTACTAAAATTGCGTTAAACAAATTACAAGGGAAAGTAGCTTTACCTGCTTCTGACGCTATGAAAAATGAACGTAATCAAAAAGGATACGTTTCATTATGGAATGGATACCGTTGTATCGAGTTAGAACAAGTTCATAAACAAGGAACATTCGATTTCTTAATGTCTAACGACGAAATCTACTTAATCGCAGGAGACACTAAACCAGTTAAGATGGCTGTAACTTCTGGATTAATCAATGAAACTTCTGGTTACCAAAACCATGACATGTCTATGGAATACACTTATACATTCCAAGCGGGTGTATCTGTAATCTTAGACAAAGCTATTGGTAAAATCACTTTAGCTTAATTATAGCACACAGAGACTAGGGAGTCAACACTCTCTAGTCTTTTTCTAATGAATGAGTAGAAAATTTTAATAAGTGATTTTAAGGAGTTTTTAAAAAATGAATACAGTAAAGATTTTTAACATTCCACAAGCAGACACTTTTGTTAAGCATGGGTGTAAAGTAGTGGGAATTGGATTTGGGAACAACACCAAGGTAGCAATCGTCTTCCAACGAGACGAGAAATTTGAAGATATGTTAAAACGTTGGCACAACAAAGAATTTATTGTGAAAGATGTTAAGGGGAGATATTAATGACTACTAAAACAACCACAACTCGCAAGTCTACAACAAAGAAGACTGCACAAGCGGTGGAAACACCTGCATTCGATTTAAGTCAATTAACACCAGAAATGATTGCTCAGTTACAAGTGTTATTAGCACAACAAACTCCGCTTACACAAGCGAAGGAAGTGGAAGAGCAACCAGTGGTATTTGACAAGCGTTGGTTAAAATCAAAAGAAGTAAAAGACCGTGAAGTGCGTGTTACTTCATGCAACAAGCGTGTCATCTTCAAGAACAAGAAGACAGGTGAAGTCCACAAGTGGCTAGACACAGGGGACGACTTATACTTAACAGTAGATGAAATCTTAACTATGGATAATCAATCTCACAAATTCTTACGTACTCCATGGTTGTTAATTGATGACCCAGAAGTAGTGGAAGCAATGGGATTAAAAGATATGTATGACCTAATTGAACGAGTTCAAGACATTGATACTTTCGTTACTCTGCCTTTAGACCAAATTGAAGCAGACGTTAATCAGCTAACAAAAGGATTCAAAGGAACTTTGGCACGTTTAATTGACGAAAAAGTAGAAAATAAAGAATTACGAGATATTTTGGTCATTCGTAAATTCGAAGAATTATTAAGCAAAGACTTTGATTACTAGCGAGGGGTTGCCCCTCGTTATAGAGGGGTGATTTAATGAATACGTTTGATGATGTCATTGATATGTTCCTTAACCTTCTTTCAGAAGCAAAGTACATTGAGTATAGTCTTGATGAACTTAAACTGGAGTTAGGAATTAAGGTTCGAATGGTACTTGCACGCACACGAGTTATTAAGAAGGTACAGTTCGATAAAGAGACACAAGAGTTTACTCGTGAATTAAATGATACAGAAGCCCTCATTCTTGCCCATGGAATGATGATTTACTGGTTATCACCTAAGATTTACAACTATGAGTTTTTGGAGACTCAGCTTGCGTCAAAGGATACTACAACTTTTAGTAACTCTGGACTATTGGCGGAAATGCGTGCATTAAAAAATGATTCAGAGATTGAGTACAATAACCTAGTTACGGATTATGACTATGCTCTTACATATCCCGAGGAGGATGAGGAGTAATGTCTTATCTGGAGCTTTACAAAAAAAGAATGTTGGGGAGCGAAGCCAGTGTGCACGCAACCCGAGAAATAACCGCAAAGAAAACAATAAATCGAAACTTTGTTTCGGCTCAAGGTTACTTCCCCGCAACTTTAAAAGAGGATGGGGAAGAGCCTAGAGACATTGACATTATTGTCCGAAGTGGGACTAGCGAATTACAGAAGTATATTTTATTACGTCCAAACACAACCGCAAAAACAGGTTCATACATCTTATACAATGACAAGACCTACATTGTCAAAGAGGTAAATACAGACGTGGTTTTGCCAAAAGCAGACTGCTACCTATGTAATCGAGAATTGAATTTCCGAGGAGTGGACTACCCTATTCCTTGTTATACAAACTCTACAACATATGGTTCAAAGGGTATTTTAGACCAAGACAAATTTTATGAATTGGACTCTAAGACTAAGATTTATATTCAACGCAATGCAGTCACCGACAAAATGTTCATTGGACAGCGTGTTATGTTCGCAAATAAATACATATACAAGATTACCGAGTTAGACGACTTAGTTTATCCAAACATGCTAACTTGTGTCGCTCAAAGGGATGAAGCAATGCCTATGGACGATTTTGCGAATAACATTGCATGGAACGCATACGAAGAAGCCATTGAAAATGCCACTCCTTCTGAAATCATTGGAGACGAGAGAATTAGACTTCATGAATCTCGCACATACACAATAGATAAACCTGTGATTTGGAGTGTTGATGATTCAAGCATTGCAACAACTACATCTGTGACGGAAACCTCTGTAGAATTGCGAGGGACAAAGCGAGGATGGGTCACTTTAACCGCTACAGATGAAACAGGAATCGCATATGAAAAAGATATCATGATTTGTTAGGGGGATTCTTATGAATGGAAATAACAAATACATGGGGAAGAAAAGTGCGAAACTGAAACGAATTGTCCCACTTAAGCTCTACATGATGGAGCTTATTGATAATTCGCAAAAGATTAAGCGACTGTCTCGATACTATACACGCACTCCTTTGTTAAATAGAGGGGTGGGATACAATGGGGATAAGGTCAAACAACCAGACCTAGTAGACAGTTTAAGATTCCCCACTACCAATGACAATGTAAGCGAAACTGCTGACAAGCGTATTTTATACGACTATGCTTTCAGCGGTGAGGTATTATCTGATAGACAGGTTAGTATCTATGTTCATTGTCATAAAAGCACGTTTAATCCAAACATGGTCAGTGGACGACTAAGTTATGGAGTAGACAATATTGTTGGAAAACACTTCTTTAACATTGACATTATCTACCCGATTGAATTCAACCAATTAGATAGCTTATATGAAGAACGAGCTAATTCAATCGCCTGCGAAATCGTAGACCTCTTGGATGAAAAATCTGTTGAGGGAGAGGCACGAGAGTTCACGGGAGATTGTACTATTCATCTTGCAGGAGATGTGACCGATTTACGTGTTGGAACATCTGGATACATGGGGATGACTATCCCATTTTATGTAATCGTATTAGGTGGTCATGTAGATGAAGATGAACTAGGCGGGGAATCTCGATATGATTAAAGACTACTTAGGCAAAAGCGAAATAGTTGACGGCATAGAGTTATTCCCCATTAGCGTTCTTGATTGGGAAGAGTTTAATGAAGTAGGAAGCAAGTATTTATTATATGGCTACAACTTTATTAATTATCGACTCAAACCCCAAAAGAAAATGAAGCTGTTTGAATTAGTTATATCCATTATCGCAACAGAGGTTTTGGAAAAACAAGACACTGACTGCAAGGCAATAAAAAACTTCGAAAGAATGTTTGAACTTGTCACCAAACGAAAGTCAACTCTGGAAATGGATGATAGAGGTCATTGGGGAGTTGTAATTGAAGACACAGGAGTTGTCAATCAACACAACTATGACGCAATTCGTGAAGTTATTATGCGTCAAAACCTAATGTTTGAACCATTGATTGTGGAGGATGAGTATACTCAAAAGTTAATCGACAAAGCAGTAAAGGTTCGAAATAAGTCTGGAGGAGAGTTTGACTTTCAATCCATGTTGGTCTATGTGTGCAACAAAAAACAAATCCTACCTTCTCAAATGAAGGACTATACATACTATCAACTACGCTGTGACAATGAGATGTTTCAGAGAATTGACTTCAATGAATCAATCCATCCTTATCGAGCACAGGGAGCAAAGGTTGATAATATTAATACTTACAAGGCATTGGAAACATTATCAAATCCAAACGCATGGGATAAGTTCTTTGTTAAGGCAGACAAGAAAGCCGACGCAGACTTACAAAGGGCATTAGGAGGATAATATGGCAAAGAAGAAAAAGCGAGCAACTTACGACCGTGCCATTCCTATGATGGCACAGTTAGAAATAGAAGAACAATTCGTGGTTAATGAGGACACTCCTCAAGTCGTAAGTGTAGAACCACGAACAGGAGGTAATACGATGGCAAAAGCAAATAAGTTCTTAACAGAAGAACTATACGACATGACTATCGGAGAGATTCATGTAACAGATTTAGAAACTGGTTTAGAAATGTTCTCTGGTTCATTAAAGTCAACAAACGTTAACAAAACTGCAACAAAAACTCCAGTGCGAGCAGGTCGTGACAACACTCAATGGTTAGAAATTGTTGGGGACAGCGAAATCACTGTTGAAGTTACTGACATTCAAGCTAAGCGTGACTGGTTAGCGTTAAAATTAGGTGGAACTTTAGAGACTGCTACTGTTGAGTTAGAAGCATTCCCTAAAAACTACCGAGTGGGAGCAGAAAAGGCTATTGACTTAGACCAAACTCCAGTAGGTGGAGCTCCAGTTGTTTACAACAAAAAGACTGGCGAAGTTATTGAAGCGTCATTATCTAGTAAAAAATTAACAATTACCGAGGGAGCAGAAGAAGGAGATACTGTATTAGTTGGTTCTTACAAATACTCTGTTCAAGCTGAAAAAGTGGATATCCCTGCTTCAAGCTCTGGACGTGACGTATCAATCACTATCACTCGTCCTCAATCAAATGCGGCTCAAAAAGTTGTATGTGAAAAAGTATGGAAATTCTACCGTGCTTCATTCTCTACTGACTTCGCTGATGAAGCAACAGCAGAAAAATCAGAATCAGCTATCGCAACTAGCTTCACAGTGTTAAAACACAGCGACCACGATAACTTAGGATTCTTAGCTTACGTTCCTGTAAACCAAGGATAGTTGTTGAGAAGGAGGGTGTTCTCACCCTTCTCTATTTAATCACATGACAACTATTCGTGTGATTAAATAGGGATATGAAAATGAAAGGGGAATAAAAATGGCAAAATTACAATCACTAAAAATGCGTAAAGACGATGGAGAGCGTCAAATTAAATGCTTAATTATTGAAGATTCTGTTGGAGACGCAATTAAATACTTCAACCCATCTGAGTTTCAATCTATTATTGAAACAACAGATAAAGACCGTTTAACAAAAGTGTACTCTGCTACTTTAGAAGATAAACAAGCAATGTTGGAAAAATTAAAAGATAACATTGTTGTCGAAGATGGGGCAGTTAGTATCAATATTACAGAAGCTGATTTAATTATGCAGTTATTTGTAATGTTTACAGATTTAGAAATCGACTTAGAAGATAAAGAATTAATTGAATCAGTAGTCGCAAATCCTAATGATGTATTTGTTGCAATTAAGATTGAGGTGGACAAAATCTTAATGTCTATTTTTGAAACATTTATTGCAACACAACGAACCCTACAATCCAACCCACATGCAACTGAAATGATTGCCAAAGATATTGTGGAAGACATGGAAGCTAAAGCACGAGCAGAGAAAGAAGCAAAGATTGCAGAGCTTCAAGCTCAATTAGCAGAATTGGGTGTTAAATAATGCCTAAGTTTAACAATCTCAATGCCCTGTTCAAGTATATTCAAAAGAGTGCGGAACAGGTAATGCAAGAGATTATAGACGATGAGATTATCCCTACGATGTTAGAGGTCATTGATAGAGAAGTCTACAATGTCTACGTTCCAAAGCGATATGAACGAAGATATGAGAAAGGTGGTCTTGCAGACCCTACCAATTTCGATTCGACAATAGACGTATATGGCAATACGATTGAGATATCTGTCAAAAACATCACAGAACCAAGTGGTCGAGCAGATGGATATTTCCTTGATGTAATGATTGTCAATGGAACACCTACCATGCCAATGAAGCGAGATTTTTATGAAGCAACTCGTGAAGTTTTACGCAGAGAGCTCCCAACAGTGATAACAGAGAAGTTCGCACAGCATGGGATTAAAGTTGATTTTAAAATGAGTATACACTAAATTTGAAGAGGTGTAAAACATGAAGTTAAAAGAACACAAACATAAGGAGAGATAAGGTAGCTTTGTTTTAGAGCTTTCTTATCTCTTTTTTTAGAAAAATACTGTAAAATCGAGATTTTATCGCAAAAAACATCCCGAATTATTCGGGAGTTTTAGCGGTGCAGTTACTCCTAAAACGAGATAAGGAAGTGATAAAACATGGATGGAAACAAGCCGTTAAGTGTCAATATGACGCTTGAAGTTGACCAAGCACAATCCATTAGGAATGTCCAAAAGGCAGTCAATGATATTGGTAAGAAAACAACCATGGAGGTTGGAGGATTAAAAATTAACTTCGACGACATGGCGAAAGAGTTTAATAAATTTGTCAACCAATCTTTCAAGATGGGGAAAAACAATGAATTGACCAGTATGACCACTCAATTAATGAATCAATATGGACAGATTATGACAGTCCAACATAAGGTTCTTGAAGATGGAACAATGCAGGTCGAACAAACAAAGATTGCCACAGAAGCGTTAAAAGTACAAAAAGCACGCTATGAGGAAATCCGACAACTTTATGAAAAAGTTGGAAAATTGCAAGCTGAGAGTGTGTCGGTTTCAAAGAAAAAACAAGAGTCTATCGCTAGTGAAGTCAAAGAGACTCAGAAACTTATTCGAGAAAAAGAGAAGGCTCTGAAAGCAAAAGGACTGACAAACAGTAGTCTTCAAAACTCTACCATTGAAAAACAAAAGCTAGAAAATGCAAGACTTCTTACAAAAGAGGAAGAAAAGCTCGACAAGAAAAGAACATCTGCTTATGCAAAACTTCAAAAGTCTTTAGAGCTTATTCACAAATATAATATGCAATCGGTCAATGCAAACGAGCAAGACCTAGTGGTACTTGAGAAAAAGAAAGCGGTTGCAACATCATTGCGAAATAGTGCTCAAGGTGCGATTAACCGAGGAGGACTGAGTGACAACAAGTTAAATGAGCAAATAACTCAACTTAAAGAAATTCAAGCCTTAGAGTTAAGAGCGGCACAACAAAAGGCGGAGCAAAAAACTCTAAATGACGAACTTATTGCCTTAGATAGTCGAAGACTTGCCACAAAGAAACAGCTTGAACAAATCGGGGACGACGACAATGCAAGAGCTGTTTTAGAAAAGCAACTGGAAGAACAGTCTTTGGCGGTATTTCAGAAGAGGGCTGAAATTGAACAAAAAGGTCTAATGACTCAACAAACCGAAAACACTCTACTACAAAAACAATTAGACTTAGAAAATCAGATTGAGGTTTCTAAAGCAAAACAATTAACAGCTTCACAAAAAGAACAAGCGGAGGTTGAAAAATTAATTGCTAGAACTCAGAAGAGTATGGGGGTTGACGTTAAGAACTCTTTAAACAAGAATAGCAAATACATCACATCTCAAGATTTAGTTGCCGTTGAGAAATTCCAACAGAAGTTAAAACAATTAAATGGGACTTCATTGAAAGATGTGAGAAGTCAAATCTCTGATTTAAAGCTACAGTGGAAAGAAATCAACTCTAACATTCAAGCCAACAAGTTAAAACAAACGAGCACGGCAGTTGGAGAATTGGGTCAAAGTTTTAAATACTTAGCAACGTATGTCTCTGGAGCTATGATTATTCGCCGACTATGGAATGAGTTAAAAAAAGGTATTACTCATATCAAAGAGGTAGACCAAGCATTTACCAATATGAGCATGACCATGGAGTCATTAACGAAGAACCAGTTTAATACAATGCTAGACAAAGTGAATACCATGTCAAAAGAAATGGGAGCGGTATCTAGTGATGTATTAAAGATTGCTCAAACATTCGCCAACGACAGTACCACTATCGAAGCAGTAATGGCTAAGTTAGCTCCATCAACTGCATTAATGAACATCTCTGGTATGCAGGCGACAGACGTAACTAAGTCTATCATGTCTATTGCCAACTCATATCAGATGTTAGACGCAGAGGGAAGAAACGCAGCAGAGGTAACAGAGTACCTTGGAGACGTTCTTTCTAAAGTGTCTGCCAATATGGACATGGACTTCCAAGAAGGTCTACAAGGTTTAGTTAACGGTATCGGGGTAGCAGGTTCTACTATGAAAGCCGCAGGAGTAGACATGGAATGGTTCGTTGGACAGTTGGGTAATGCCATGGTTGCAACTGGACAGTCTGCCGATAAACTAGGTCGTGGTATGCGTACTATCACTGCTCGTGTAATGCAACAGAAACAAGCATTAGAAGAGCTTGGAGAGTCTACAGAGGGCATTGAATTAGAGTTTGCAAAGGGTGAAAAAGCCTTAAAACAGTTAGGTATCACGATTCGTGACACCAACTCTGGAGAATTAAAAAGTTTTAGTAGCATCATGGACGAACTTGGAGGAAAGTGGAAAAACCTATCAGACAGTACCAAATATTACATGGCAGAGCAATTAGCAGGTAAAAACCAAATGGATATCTTCATTGGTATGATGGACAGTTATGATACTGCATTAGGGCTCGTTAACAATGCCTATGACGCTCAAGGAACATTAATGGAGATGAATGGTATCTATGCAGATAGCCTACAAGGGAAATTAAACACCTTAAAGTCTGCACAACAAGAGCTGTTTCAAACTTTTATCAATACAGACGGATTCAAGTCTATGATTGATGGATTCACTGGAACCATCAATGGAGTAACAACAGTGATTGATAAGTTTGGGGCACTACCAACCGTTATAGCAACATCAACTATGGGATTCTTGTCTTTCAATAACGCAGGAAAACTTGTACGTGACAATATCATGGGCATGATACCTCAAATGAAGAGTATGACTACTGAGCTACAGTTGCAGTCTGCCAAATATCAGAAAGTTATTGACACTCAAAAAACATACATTGACCTCACTACTACAAAGATACAAAAATTGCAGGCAATGGGGAAAGACACATCTTACCTTACTGCTAAATTGCAAGGATTTAATACTACATTAAAAGCAAGTCAAATTCAATTAGTTGCAACCACAGTGAAGACTGTAGCCTTGCAGGCTGCAATGTCTATGGGATTGTCCATTGCAATCAGTGCAGTGGTGACTGTTATAGGGAAATTAATTGAGGGGTTTAAAAATTACACCGACTATGCGGGTCGTGCAAAAGAAGCAACGGAAAACATTTCAAATCTATCTTCTGATATTCAAAGTCGATTAAATGGGAACATTAAAGAGACAATTAGCAAGTTAGATGAAATGATTAAGAAGTATAATGATATTAATACTTCACAAGAGGAAAAAGCTGAATTATCTAGTCAAATCAATACTTTGAAACAAGAGCTTATTGGATATGACAATGAGTACGCAAGTATTTTAGAAAATGAAAATCTAAGCTATCAAGAGCAACTTGGATTAATTAAACAAATTAATAAAGAAAAGGCTCTTGAAAATGCAAAAGCATTAGACAAGGAATTAGATAAACAATCAGATTTAAAAGGAACAAACGAGTGGTATTTGAACCAATTAAATCTCAACGATAGCAACATCAAAGAATTGGAGAAGGCTATTGCAAATGCTGTAGATGGCATGGGAGTGTTCAATGGGCAAAACCTGTCGGTTGACAAATTAAAAGAAATCCTTTCCGCTCAAAAGGAAGCGTTCCAAGAACACTATCTATTCCTGTTGGATTGGAATGGAAATGTCCAGACAATGTTAGACGCAGGTTGGGAAACAGACAAGCAGATGGTTTCACTAGAAGAATATGCTAAAAATTTCGAAAAGTTCGCTACAGAAGTTGATAAAGTGGTCAGCGGAGAGACCGAAGCTGCAAAGGCGGTACAGACAGTTGATGACAAAATCAGTGCTTTAACAAACACTTTCAGCAACTTAAGCAATGAACAATTAAAATATGCTGACACTATTTCAGACATTCGAGGAACTATTCAAGAGCTCGGAGGAGATGCAGAAGCTCAAGCAACAGTGGTTCAACGTTTCTTAGGAGCATTCCCACAATACGAGGGAGTAGTTGAGAATGTATCAGACCTGTTAGGGGTGTTAGGAGATAAAGCCACTATTGAATTGGGGAAGGCACAAGCACAAGCAAAGAACTTCTTAGAAACAATGAAAGACATGGAAAACTATACTCCAGACGTTGCGGAGCAGTTAATTGAAGCATACCCAGAGTTGGCAGGTCACATTCAAGACACCGCATACGTACAAGAATTCTTAAATGACAAGATTTCTGAAATGGATAATTTATATGGAATGGTCATGAATCAAGTGGATGTACACCGCACTGCTCAAGAAGAAATTCTTGCAAATGACGCAGAGTTCTGGAATGAGAAAATGAAAAACTCGGAAAACTTCCTACAATATCAACGTGCAATTGAGAACAAGTTAATCTCATTAGGAGCAGAAAGTCTAGGAATTCAATACGATGACTTTGCTCAATATGTTGAATCTAAGGGTGGTCTTCGAGACGTTGATTACAGTAGTGCCACTTCATTAGCAGAAGCAGAGAATATGACAGAAGCCCAAAAACTTCAAAGTATGTTAAAAATGTACAGTCAATACGTCAATGAAAAAGACGGATACAGAAGTGCAGATAGTGAACTTATTAACGAGTTCTTAAATTGGCAAGGTGGTGCAGAAGCAGGAACAATAGAGGAATTAGCCAAAATGTGGGCAAGTTTCTATAATGCAAAGAAGAAAGAAATCCAAAACAACCTAAAACAATTAAGCACTGCAATAGATAAGTCTGCTGGTATGTATCAAGACTTAGGGAATGTTAGTGCAAAAGATATGGCAGAATGGAATAAGTTAAATGCCCAGTTAAGAGAACTAGACAGAATAACCAATAGTCTAAATTCGGGCAATTTATTCTCTGATATTAAAACAACCTTCAAGGGAACTGGTGCAGGTACATACAAAGGTGGTTCATTGGGTTCTAGTGGACTTAATACAAAGCCTAGCAGTGGAAGTTCAAGCAGTAGTAGTACTGAGAAAATCGTTGAAGACTTAGACCTTGTGATTGACCGATATTATGAGCTAAACGACGCTATCGACGACGTGAATAATGCTCTTGAAATGAATCGACAATTACAAAAGATGGCAACCAATGTAGCAACCACTAAGAAGCTACATGAGGAAGAAATCAAGCTGTTGAACGAAAAACTGGAAGCTACGAAAAAGCTACAATTAGAGCAACGCAATGATATGTTAGACCACAAGAACCTTCTTAGCACAGCAGGATTCAGCTTCGACGGAGATGGAAATTTAACAAACTACTCTTCTCGTCTAAAAGAATTGCAAAACTATGCCAATAGTTTGTCTGGAGACGCAAAAGAAGCTCAAATCGCATACGTAAATTCTATTGTGGACATCATTGACGCATACACCACTCTTACTAATGATTCATTGCCGTCAACTGAACTCGCCATTGAACAATTAATCAAAGAAATCGAAGATGTCAACAAGGAGCACGAGAAGACTTTAAAACTTGTCGAAGCACTTGGAGACCGATACTATGAAATCAATGGATTAATTAATGACGTGGACAAAAAGTTAGCCCTAAATCAAGCTAAACAAGAGAATGCAAATGCTTCTGAACGAGTGAGATTGATGGAAGAAGAGATTGCTCTCATGAAAGAGAAGCAAGACCTTTTACGTCAACAGAGCTCAGAGCTTCAAGAGGAAGCAGAAGAATTGGCAAAGAAACTATCTGAAAAAGGTGTGGAATTCAATGCCGATGGAACTGTTGCAAACTACAAAGAGCTTATGGATAAATTCAAAGTTGTTGCCAACGATTACGTCGGAGAGTATCGTGACGAAGTCCTTGACGAAGCAGAGGAACTGATTGATTTAATCAAGCAGTACGACGATATCATTCGAAACACATTGCCAGATTTAGAGGTAGAGTGGGAAGAATATACAACTGCAATTCGTGAAGCCGAAAAAGCTATGGCACAACAGGTGACAGATATTCAAAAGGATATTACCTCGGCAATTCAAAACGAACTACAGAAGCGTACAGAAGCTGTTAAGACAGAATTACAAAAACAGAAGGACGCTTACAATAAGCAGTTTGATGAAGAAGACTGGGAAGACTCGCTAACAGAACAGCAAAGAAAGCTCGATGAAATCCAACAGGCTATCAACAGCATGAGCCGAGACACTAGCTTGGCAGGGAAGTTGAAACTTCAACAACTTCGTGAAGAGTACGAAGCCCAACAAAAAGTCATCGACGACATGATTAGGGACAAGGAAAAAGAAAACGGTAATAATCGTTTTGACGAAGAGATGGAGAAGGCAGAGCAAGAATTAGAGGAAGCATTAGACGCTCAGAATATCGCAGACTTGGTGAACAAGGCTTTAGTGGACGGATTCGTAACCATTGGAGACGAAATTATTCAGTTAGATACTCTTATGACTGACTGGTTAAATGAAACGGGAGATGGGTTATACGCAATCGGAAATACACTGCGTGAAGAGTTAATTGAGAATCTACGTGTTGCTCAAGAGCTAATGGCAGGAATGGGAATCACAAGTGTTGGGGTTTCTACAGTTGACCAAAACACACTATTGAAAAACCTAGAGGAAACTTTAAATGCAACATTAACGACAACCAGTGGAGGAAACACTGGACAAAAACTTGACATTTCTATTGGGTCACTGGTAGAGGTTCAAGGAAATGTTACAGAGGATGTTTTACCGAAACTTGAGTCAATGATTAGCACTGCCAAGGAAGAACTTATCGAAGAAATTGCAAGCGAATTAATGAAACGTTAGAGGGGGTCATCCCCTCTTTTATTTTATAAGGAGGTGGGTATATGGCTCAATTTAGAAATATTGGTTTCACCTTTGATGGTATCAATGCAGAAGACCTAGGGTACTACATTGTATCGCTAGATAGTAAAGACACTTCCATGTTGGGGACTAACCGAACAATCAAGGAAGAGGATAGTAACAACTTCGCAAAGAGTTTTCAAGGTGTTAAATATAATGAATTGACTTTTGAAATCAATATCATAAAAGCTACAAAGCATAAGGCTTTACCAATTACAGAAGAGGACATCTTCTTCTTAAATAACTGGTTGATGAAACCAGAAGAATACAAGATTTTTATATCTCACCAAAATCGAGACGTGTTATATTATGCTCTTTTTACAGAAATGTCAGACGTTCGTTTCGCACAGCGAACAGGATATATCACCTTAAAGATGAGATTATCTAGTGGGTGCAGTTATTCAACTGTTGCTCATCACAGAGCCATGATAAAAGAATCATGGGAGTTTGAAATTTACAATAAATCCAATGTTGAACATTATGTGTATCCAGATGTATGGTTCTATAAAGATACAACGGGAGATATTACTATTCGAAATGAGACTTTGGGAGAGACAATGAGCTTTACCAATATACCACGTGGCACAACTGTTTCATGCTACAACGAAGGAATGAAACAGATAGTTTGCGACAATAATCCAAACTTAAATCTACAGCCTCATTTCAATAAAAAGTGGCTGCGACTAGGCTATGGTCGAAATGTCATTAAGGTTACTGGAGAATGTGAAATCGACATATACTTCCAAAACAAAATAGCAATTCAAAACTAAAGGGGGAATTAGATGTATCGTCCAGTCAGTCTATTTGACAACGAATACTCTTTTACTCTTATGAAGAACAGACATGAAGAGTGGGGAATCATCCCTAATGAATATGTACAGTCTGTTGTTTATAGCAGTGGAGTACCTACCCAAATGACGATTGAGATTCCTTCAAAAATCACGTACATGAATAAGGAAATTGACTTTGAGCTTTATAAAATTGTTCGAGGGAAAATGCAGATTATCATGAACATGAATGGAGGACTAAGTCGTTTCATTATTGATGACAATATTAAAGTTGTCAATAGTAAAAATAAAAATGTAAAAACATTAACCGCCTTCTCGTTTGAGAAGACACTAGAGAAAAAGAACTTTATTATTCCCGAAGGGGCAACTCGACAACTATATCGTCCACATGATGAAAAAGTAGAAATATCCGATGGGGTGCTTAACTGGTTTGAGCAACAAACGAATTTCACGGTAGGACATGTGGATGAGATGGCTCGAAAAGAATTGGGACTATACAATGAAACAGAGTCTCTTGAGCTACATTGGGATTTTACAATCGAAAAGGTTGAAAAAGAAAAAACAATGTGGGAGAAGGCTCAAGTAATTGATGTTGGAGATAATATTTTAAACTTCACTATCACCTATCCAGAAATGGAAAGCTACAACGGAGACCTGCTACAAAAGAAGGAGACCATCTCTCACTCATTTGTTAATCTTCCATATGGGGTAAAACATATTCAAGCTAGATACACTTCTGATTCAGACTATCGCTATGGAATGACATACACCTTAACATTCGTAAACGACACAACAAAGGAATACAAGTTTGGTTTTGCGAATGTAAATGAATTGAAGGTCTTCTTCCCTAAAATTGAATTAGCATATGAAACAGGAGTTATGAGTGAACACTTGACAACAAAGTATCGCTACTTTGAAGCTGTGAGCTGTTCTTGGCTAACTTTAATTTCTCAAATCGAGGAAGCATTTAACTGTGTCTGTGTTTTTGACAGTTATGAGCAAGTACTAAATGTATATGACAAGGATACTTATGGAGAAGACACGGGAATCACTCTGTCATACGACAATGCAATTAGTGAAATCACAAAGACCCATAAGTTATCAGACATTACGACTCGACTATATGTGGAGAGTCCAAATGTGTCCATTGCGGAAGAAAACCCACTTGGTACAGAATATGTGGAGGACTTTTCGTATTACATAACAAATAATATCATGTCTCGAAGTTTAACACAGGCTCTTGTAAAATACAATGAACTTGTGGGAGCTAAAAACGTAGAGTTCTTAACCCTTAAATTGGAAAAGAATAAAAACGACCAAATGATTACAAAACGTCAAGGGGAATTAAGTTCTTTACAGGGGAGATTTAAAGCAGAAAATGCTATTCTAACAGCCTACATTAAGGCGGGAGACCAACCTCAAAAACAAAAGGAGCAAAGTGAGCTCGTAGAACAATTAGAACAGGAAATCGCAACAATGATGAACACTGTTCAAGAATTGAAAGACAAAAGCGACTCTTTGTTCGCAGACATGACGAAAATTGGAATTGATATTCAAAAGGAAAATGCTGAATACAATGGAGAAAAACTATTCTCTGACCAAGACTTAGAGGAGCTTGAGGACTATCTAATTGAATCCTCTATCACCAACGAATATTACACTCTTGCATATTCATTATATCAACACGCTCTCGAAGTTATTGCAGACATGAACAAAGTATATATTGACTTCTCGATTACAACATATGAATTCCTATCAAAGATTAAAACATCTGGTGCATGGAACAATCACATTAAGTTGGGTATTAAACTATCCCTAGATGTGGAGCATAATGACCTAACAGATGACGAAGGAAAATTACAGTTGTATGGCTTCACCTTCAAACCAAACGAAGGAGTCAAAGGAAGCGTAACGGACTTGAAGTTTACAAACAATAAGACTCCAAAGGCAACAAGCATAAAAACCATTGGGGATATTAGTAAAAAGACTTCGCAGTTGACAACAATGACAAACTTCTGGAAGGACACATGGGCGGATAGTGCCTCTAACAATGTGGCAGTAGAGAAGTTGTTGACAGAGGGTCTTGACGCCGCTGCTCAAGTAGTTCGAGGAAAAGGCACAAGCAATAAAATAGATATTTCAGAAGCAGGTATCTATATATCAGATGCAGAAGATGAGAATAAACAAATCTATTACGGTTCGGGACTCATCTCAATTACACAGGATAAGTGGAAAACATCTACGTTGGCAATCGACTCTTCGGGAATTATGGCAGAGACCATCATCGGGAAGATGATTTTGGGAGCAAAAATGCAAATCGGAAACGAGGATAACACATTTGAGATTAATCCTCATGGTCTCTCTGTATATGACCCAAGTGCCAAACAAGAGGAGAGAATCTTCTTGGGTATTGAGGATGGCAAAGCAGTGTTCCGATTACATTCCAAAGATGGGAATAACAAACTCGTTTTATCAGAAGACGGTATTTACCAAGTGTTCCCGATTCAAGCAAGAGACTCATTTGATTATCAAAACCCTTTCAAAATAAGTTTTTATTTACCAAAGAGTTTGCAACGTCTTGATGAAGCACGACTGATTTTTAAAAATGAGAAGTTCCGAGCATACAGTAGGGGAGCAACGGTTAAGTCTACCGAGGTTGTAGGAACAACAGCTCAAACAAGCGGAGCTATATCAAATAGTACTAAAGATGGTGGAGCAACATCAAAAACCGTATCATCGACAACAGCTCCATCGGTGTCTTCATCGGCAACCTCTCATGGCGGTGGGGGAGCTACTGCAACTCCAACTTCTGCATGGGGTGGAGGAGGAAAAGCAACTACCACTTCAAGCACAATCGTATTAGGGACAAGACCGACCTCTCCCCCTCGTGGTTCGGCAAACGGAGATGACGGAAATATACATATGGGGTCACATACTCATACTGTATTTATTCCTAACCATTCTCATTCGGTTTCTGTCAACATCCCAAGTCACAGTCACTCTGTGTCGGTCAACATTCCAAGTCACAGTCATAGAGTAGACGTAACAATACCTAGCCACAATCACAGTGTAACCTACAATATCCCTGCCCATTCTCATAAAATTGACATATCTGGACATTCTCATTTAGTGGACGTGACAATACCTAGTCACAAACATGATATTGTCCACGGAATCTATGAATATGAGAAGTTAGCGAGAAGCAACATTTACGTTGATGGAGTTTTAGTATTAGAGAATGTCACAGGAGATAGAGATGTGGATATTTCTCAATATATTCAAAAAGACGCAAATGGAAGTTATGGAGGAACACATACTATTGAAGTACGAAGTCAGTCTACAACTTCTAACCCAGAAGGACTGGGGAGAGCAAACATGTCACTATTCATTAGTGGATTTGTTAGTTTTTAATTAACGCAAATAGACATATAGACAGCACAAAACATTGTGTTGTCCCTTATGTCTATTTGTTGTAGAAAGGGGAGCAAAATGCTATTAAATAACAATTCTTTAATTATGCAATGGAATAGAGATGAGAATGGAAACCCAATATCTTGGCACATTCCAACTGAAACGCAACAGATTTCTCCAACGCATGGGGTAATTCAATTAGTACAAGTTCCCGACCAATTTCAACGCATTAAAATTCTTACAGAGGATAATATCCAGTTGCATGAGGTTTTTAATGTTCAAGATATTGGGGAAGATAATTTCTATGTTGACTATGGAGTGGGAATTGTACAATTTCATAAAAGTCAACACGGGAAAATGGTCATGGTTAACTACTATGGTCGTGGGGTCATCTTAATTTCCGATAGTCGTATCTTTCACCGAGACGGAGAGAATGTTACAGACACATGGGATAATATCTTAGACCGAAGTCAAGACGCTTTAGACTTGATAGAGTCTGCGGGTGGTCTTGTAGAAGCAATGCAAAAAATTGACGAGAAAGTGGAACAAGGGGAAGCTACAGCAGACCGATTAGAACACTTTATTACAGAAACCCAATTCTATGGATACACTATCACACTGTCTCGTGAAGCATTTGTTGTAAAAGCTAAAGAAGACGGAGATGTATCAAAGTCCGAAGTGCAGTCTATTTTTACAGACGTATTGGTTTACAAGGGAGCGAAACAAATTGCTCCCGTACTATCTATTGAACAGGAGTATGGGTGTACTTTTGGAATAGTTGGACAACGTGTAAAATTAACTTCAATAGATATTAATGTTATCAAGGCTAGTGCTGTAGTAAACATTGATTGTGGGGATGGATTGGTAGCACAGCGTAAATTGGAAGTTACCAAGGTTTTTGACGGTGTTAGTCAATACTCAGTAGAAATGACAAATGCCTTCTACAGCTTTGAAGCAAACAGTGCAGGAGAGGTAGAAAACGAAGAAACTGTTAATTGTGAAATTACAGTGACAAAAGCCAATATAGACTACACTAACTACTCTCTATCAGTTCAAGGTGCTCCACAAGGATTACGCTATAAAGTGGGAGCAACAGGAGTAACATTTACAAGTGCAAAAGGAACTTCTCTTCCGTCATCTGGTAGCTGCTTAGTTGTAGTTACCATTGATGGCTCGGCTTACAATAAATCGTTTACATGGAATAAAACCCGCAAAGGACAGGACGCTAAATCTTTAACATTGGTCGGAGGACAAATTCTCCGATATGAAACAAGTGACTACAGTGATATTCCATCACCAAGTCGTTCAACAATCTCCGCAAAGGCAGTGGGGTTGTCTGGTAGTCCTAAATGGTATGTTCAAAATGGCTCAACATGGACTTTACTAGAGGGTAAAAACGGGACAGAGCTAACATTCCAACACAATGATGTCAATATCTGGGGAAGTCGCAAAGAAGTGACTATTAAATGCGAACTTGAAGGGTATGAGGATGAAATCACCCTTGTCAAATTAGCAGCAGGGTCAAACGGAAACGATGCAATTACCGTTGTATTAACCAACGAAAGTCACACTGTTGCAATCGACAACAGCGGATATGTTCATGAATCAGAAATTGCAAAGGCGACAACCAATGTAATGGTCTTCAAGGGAAATCAAGAGGTCACTCCAGTTTTATCGAAGGGACAGTGTGAGGGTTGTGATATTGCCTTCTCAAACAATACCGTAAGGCTACTGTCTATGGATAATTCTTTCTCAACCGCTATCGCAAATATTAATGTTACAGTGGAAGGAATAACCATCACAAAAACATGGACTATTTCAAAAGCCAAGCAAGGTAGTGATGGAGTAACTGGAGCAGATGGAAAATCTTATATCTTAAACATTACAGAGGGGACAAGAAGTTTTACTTTTAGTCAAATCAATCGAGACCCAAGACCGTCTGCAAGTGCCACTTTCATAGGAACTCTATATGAAAATGGAACAGAGGTAATGGACGATGTCTCATACTACTGGGTAGCAAATGGGCACATTCAAGGCTCTTCTACTAAAAAGACATTCACCCCAACTGTAGCCAGTATTTTTGATGAATCTATTTTGAATAATGATATTCAATTAACAGTCACATATAAGGGGTATATGATTATTCAAACCATTCCGATTTCAGTCACAAAAGACGCAGATGGTCTTGATTGGGTACAAGAATGGAACGATACCAAAACAGATGTTCGTGGAAATCTCATTTTAACCCCTAAGCTATTCGCAGGGAGTTATGACCAAGAAAACGATTTAATCACAGGGGTCGCAATCGGTAAGGACGTTTTAAACGATGGAACAACCATAGGGGTCGCAGGGTATCAAAATAATAAGACCACTTTCTTGCTAGATACAGATGGGACTTTAATGGTCGGTAATCCATTTGAGAAAAACTCAGCAGGGTTATACTATGATGGAGACCAATTTACGCTAAAGGTAAATCAATTATCTATTGAAGGAGTAGACGTACCAACAGTAGATGATGTGGTTAATAAAATAGAGCAGTCAACCAACCAAGCAAAAGAAGAAGTTCGTGCAGAAATAACAGATGTTGTTGGGCAGGTCAACGAATTAGACTCTTATGTAAATAACGCATTAAAAGACGGTATCTTAGATGAAGTTGAACGAGCCAAAATAACAGCCATGTTTGATGGTTTGACACGAGAGGTTAACGATGTCAATGCTCAATACATAAGCATAGTTAACAACCATTATCTGACAAATGAAGCAATACTTGTCGCCTTATTAACAGCATATGAGTCATACAGTTTAAAATTTGAAGAGTTGTCTGAGATGTTCTCGCTATTAATGCTATCTGAGCATATTGTCCCAGAAGACCTCGAAGCATTTCATTCTGCATTGAGTGAGTTTAATGAACTATCATCAATTCTATATCAAGCCATGAGTGACGCACTGACATCTATTTCCGAGACACAGGCGGGCATTATTGTCAACGAAGCAAAAGAAGAAATTCGTAAAGAGGTAGACCAAGTTTCTAATGCGTTAGACAGCTTGGAAGAAACCATGAATGGGGATTTTAAGTCTGGGTTAATCGGAACGATTAACTTAACAAACTTAAGAAGCAAACTAACCCAATTAGAAACAGAAAAGTTAGATATTGATGGACAATACAAAGGGCTTATTGAACATCCGAAATTGGGAGCAACTTCTCGTACAAATCTATCAAAGGCTAAGAGTGAATTGGATACGGCTCACGACCAACTTGTTCATAAAATTAGCTCTGCCATCGCAGACATGATTATGACAGAAGCCGAGTTAGAAGAGATTAATGCTTTAATTTCTGCATATGGGGCAACTTTAAAAGTTTATAGCGAAGTGGCTCAACAGGCTAATGCAGATATTGCCCTAAACTTGGCACAAGGGGCGGTCGAAGCTCTTAACCAAGAAGATATTTTTAACAAGTTAACAAATAATGGCGAAACACAGGGTATATATTTACAAGACGGAAAAGTGTATATCAATGGGGAATATGTTAACACAAGAAACTTAAAAGCAATCCGCAACGATGGAACAGAAACCTTCAAGATTGACTCAGAAGGAAATGTTCATGTCAGAGCAGCCACCTTCTACTTAGTAGGAGATGGAGGTAACTCAACCAATATTCCAACGAAGGATGAAGTATACAACAAGAATGAAGTTGATGACCTAATTGAGCAAATAGAAAGTAAAAACATGTATCGAATTGAAATTCATTCGAGCAATGGAGTTATTTTCAAAAACGGAGCAATCAACACCACCTTATCAGTAAGGCTTTATAATTGGGATAAAGAAATAACAAATGAGGTTGACCCAACTCGCTTCATTTGGACACGTATATCAAGTGACCACGTTGGAGACACAGTGTGGAATAATCAACACGCAATCGGAAGTGTGTCGGTAGATATCACATCGGCAGATGTAAAAGCAAGAGCAACTTTCAATGTTGATTTTGTAGATGAAAATGGACAATCGCTATTAGCGTAATAAGGGGAGATATTATGGCAATCTTAAGCTCGGGACAAATTTCCATTATTGATTATAATGACGCTGTCACGTTGACGGGGATAATCAATACAAATTTAGCAAAGACACAAATGTACAACCCAGATAATGACACATATAATCCAAACTGGGCATCACAAAACATGGTTCTTACACCATCGTTATTCAAGGCGGGGAATGCAGGAGACCTAATTGCTTCCAGTGAGGTACAATCTGTAAAGTGGTATATTGGGAGTTCTACATCAGCAATCACCGCTAATGCTCAATATGGGTTAAGCGGAACTAAGAATCATATCTTAACAATCAAGGCGAACGTCCTTGCGGGAATCCCTGCTCAAGATTATCGCTGTGATGTAGTGTTCTTAGATTCAACAACTGGATTGTCTTTAACACACAAAATGTCTGTAACATTATCACGTGTAATCAATGGTAGCGGTATTACAGATGCGATTGCAACAACACCAAACGGTAGCGTATTTAAAAACAACGAAGTTTCGTCATTAATTGGAAAAATTGAATTATGGCGAGGGAGTACTATTGATACAACTAATGTAGCCTACCAATGGTACATGATGGACGCTTCTGTTTCAACAGACCAAGGTGGAGGAATTGGATGGAAGAAGTTAGCCGACACTTCTGGTTTATACACGGGATGTACAACCAACACTATCACAATCTACCCTAACGCAGTAGCAAGCTATGGGGTATTCAAGGCTTCAATCAAGGATACTGACTCAGCTTCTGCAACATATAATCAGTACTACTGGGATGTTATTACTATCTCTGACCAAAGCGACCCTATCCAAGTAGTGGTTGAATCAAGTGGTGGAGATGTGTTCAAGAATGGGGTAGGAAGTTCAATATTAACCGCTCGCTTATTCCAAGCAGGGGTAGAAATTGATTCGGCAGGAACAGCTTACAACTATCGTTGGTACAAATATAACCAAAATGGAGTGTTAGAAAGCTCATGGAGCAAGACTACAAAAACATTCTCTATCACAGGAGATGACGTAGATGTAAAAGCCACTTTCAAAGTGGATGTTTCAAGCAAATAAAATAATAATTTTATATACAAAGACCGACCTGTAGTGGGTCGGCTTTTCTATTAAATAAGTACAAGGAGAGATAAATATATGGCTATTTTATCAAGTGGGTTTATCACTATCAAAGATTTCAATGACATCACTTCTTCCCCAACTGCACCCACGTCGCCAGTGACAGACCAAGTTTGGCTAGACACGAGTGTAGAACCTCCAGTGTTAAAAACTTGGAATGGAAGCAGTTGGGTGGAGACAAATGGAGTAACTATTGGAGGACGCAACATCTTACGCAATACTGCTCTATATGGAGATTCATATTTTACTTTTGTGGATGGCACTGCCATTGACACAGGAATGAAAAATGGGTCAAATAACTCAATTAAATATAAAATCTCAAACACTGATTCAACCATGAAAATTGGAGCAACACCAACTCCTCAACCAGTAGTGTTTGGGGAAAGCTATTCTGCAAGTGCAGAAATCTACCTACCTGCAACACACGGAATGAAAGAGTATGATTTCGTTGCATTAGAACTGCAATGCTTTAATGCTCTTGGTGGTCTTGTTACGAGCTACATGGTTTATGGAGACAAGAAAACTGTTGGAAAATGGACTAAATTAAAATTAGAAAATCAAACTATCCCAGTAGGAACAGTAGAAGCAACTGCCCGTGTAATTGTACAAGGAAGTGCAACGTTATGGGTTTCTAACCTACAATTAGAAAGAGGGTCTAAGGTTTCTGATTGGACTCCATCTCCAGAAGACATTACAGAAGAAATTGAAAACGTAAGAGAGAAAGCAGAGGAAGCGGAAAAGAATGCTCTTCAAGGAATTGAAGACGCACGTGAAGCCAACAAGCAGTTGAGCGACATGGCTTCTGACAACATTTTGACTCCTACTGAGAAACAACAAATCTCTCGCACATGGGAAGAGATTAAAGTTGAAAAACCATCTGTCAATAAACAGGCTCAGACATACAACATTAGTACAGCTAATTATGATACAGTATACAATGCTTTAAGCACATACGTGGAAACATTAGGTTTAGATGTTGCGACTAATACAAATATTGCTCCAGTAACTTTTAATGCAAAATTCAACGATTACTATACAGAGCGTCAGTTAATCTTAAACAAGGTTGCAGAGGAAGCAAAGAAGCAATCACAAGACTATACTGACAGTGCTTTAGATGGAGTTGTTGTTGGTGGACGCAACTTCTTAAAATATTCAGACCTCAGCAAAGATTTGGTGAAGTCACTTATTTCTACACGAGGAAACATCCACTCTGTTTCTATCGACACAAGTACAAAATACATGAATAAAAATACTTTGAAGGTGGTCTCTTCTTCAAGCAATACAGGAAGTGACCAAGATGTTATCTGGACTTCTGTATTGGGAGACGCTCAAGGAATAGGAGCAGGACGCAACCTACTATTTAGCTTCTATGCAAAGGCAAGCTCACCTGTAAAGTTACGAGCTCGTTTAGGATATGGTGGGGTATATCAAGATGAGAATACTGTGAACATTACAACGTCATGGGAACGATATGTCATTGATGTATCTAAACTAGGAGATAATAATGTTTCTGGACAGGTCATCTTCCATCTAATGTCAGCTTCTACTGTATGGATGACTATGGCTCAGTTAGAGGATGGAACTAAGGTTACAGACTGGACAAAGGCTATCGAAGACTATGACGATGACATGTTGGAAATTCTTGACAAGGCAGAAGAAGCGGAAAAGAATGCTCAAGAAGGTCTTGCTCAAGCCAACAGTGCTCAAGCAAAATTAAACGAAATGGCTTCGGACAGCAAATTAACATCATTAGAAAAGCAACAGGTTTCACGAGACTGGGAAGAGATTAAGGTCGAAAAAGACTCTATCATTAAGCAGGCTAATGTTTATGGTGTTTCAACGACAAACTATCTGAACGCATATAACACTTTAAATACATACATTAGTGGATTATCGCTATCATCTAGTATTACAACAGATATTAACAAGGACACTTTTAATTCCACTTTTAATTCATATTATACTCAACGTCAAAACATCCTTGACGCAATCGCAACAAAAACAAAAGAATATGCAAACTCGGTTGTAGAAGGAGTCGTTATCGGAGGAACAAACTTATTAACAGACTCTACAGGGAACTTAGGAAGTTTCTCTGTGGCAAATGTTGTTGACGGTTATATGAATAACAAGGCTTACCGTGTACGCAGAACTACAACAGGAAATTCGGCACGTCAACAAATTCAAAAGGACGTTGTCTTACCTTCTGTTAAACAAGGAGACACATACACATTATCTGGATGGATTTACATTGACTCGGATGTCGCTTTAAACCAAGATAATAACCAATTATATCTACGTTGCTATCATACAGATGGAAGCACATTCTCTGACATCTGTGTTAACAACATTCCAAAAAGTTCTCCAGTGGGACAATGGTTTAAAGTCGAAGCAACAAGCAAGCTAACGACAAGTGACATCAACCCAAATAACTGCAAGGTTTCAATGGCGGTGGCAGACGCAGGTTCGATTCGATTTAGTATGATTAAACTTGAACGAGGAACTAAGGCTACAGACTGGACTCCCGCAATCGAAGACCTAGAGAACGCATATTCGGTTTTCTTATCAAATGAAGCTCAAGTTATTCCAACATTCAATGATAGACTCCCTATGTCATCAAAGACATATACAACTGAGGTGTCTGTGTACCAAGGTCGCACAACTCGTACCGACTTTACAATCGGAACAATCAATAGTGCTAGTGGTATTGCCGTTTCAAAATCTGGGAACATCATTACCTTTGCTGTTTCTCAGTCAACAGTCTTAACAGCAGACGATGGGACTTTTATCATTCCAATTACTATTGATGGAAAAACTTTTAACAAAGTATTTAGTTGGGCTTGTTCAAAACAAGGTGAAAGCGGAACAAATGCAGAGGTAGTGACACTAAGTGGAGAACAAGTATTCAAGTATACTAACAACTTTACAGGAGCACCTACTCCGTCTTCAATTAAAATTCAAGCACAGGTTCAAGGATTCTCAAGCCCTAAGTATGTTTGGGAATTTAGACGTGCAGGAGAGGATGCTTGGTCAACAATCACTTCCGCAACAAATGGAAACCAAAGTTATTATACGCTTCCACATGACAACTCAACAATCTTCAACTCAAGCTCTGTAAAATCTGTTACAATTCGTTGTACAGTTGGAAACAAATATGATGAGTTAACAGTTGTAAAAGTTTCAGACGGAGCTTCGGGAGAACAAGGTGTCGGAGTATCTTCTATCAAGGAACAATACTACCATTCAACTTCTCAGACTACTTTAACAGGTGGGTCATGGAGCGATACTGCCCCAACACCAGAGTCTGGAAAGTATGTGTGGACACGCTCTGTTATTACGTATACAAACAATAACACGACTACAACATCGCCAGTATGTGTCACAGGTAGAGACGGGCATGACGGAGTAGACGGAAACGATGGGGCAGATGGTAGTGACGGAGTATCAATCACATCTGTTGACGTAGAATATGCCAAATCAAGTTCTGCAACAACTGCTCCAACAAGTGGATGGACAACTACTTCTCCAACTTGGGAAAGTGGAAAATATATCTGGAGTCGCACTGTTACAAAATACTCTAATGAAAAAACAACGACAACCAACCCTGTATGTATCACAGGACAGAAGGGAGACACTGGGGCTCAAGGTGCTCAAGGTATTCAAGGTGTCAAAGGGGAAGATGGATTAACGACATACTTCCATGTAAGATATTCTGCAAATGCCAACGGTAACCCAATGACTACCACACCGACAGACACAACAGAGTACATGGGGGTAGCTTCAACAACCTCTCAAACAGCTCCTTCTTCAAACACTTCATACACTTGGAGTAAAATTAAGGGAGAAGATGGAGAGCGTGGTATTCAAGGTGCTCAAGGTAGTGATGGTAGAACTTCATATCTTCACATCAAATACTCAAATGATGGAAAGACGTTTACTGCAAACAATGGAGAAACAGTAGGTACTTACATCGGAACATATGTTGATTTCACCGAAGCAGATAGTAATACTTTTGGTGATTATACATGGAAAAAATATGTGGGGGAAGATGGAACGGATGGAGTAGATGGAGATGACGCATACACCGTTATCTTAACCAATGAAACACATACATTCCAGACTGAAAACGATGGAAGTATTGCTACTGCGGTTTCGACAACAAGTGATGTCATTGCTTACAAAGGAGCAACATCTGTAACTCCTACCTTTGGAACAATTATAAATCCTTCTGGTATGACAATTACTAAGTCTGGAACTAAATTAACATTCCAAGCTAATACAGGTAGCTCATTAGCAGAAAATGGGTCAGTTACCATCCCTGTTATTGTCGATGGAAAAACTTTTAACAAAATATTCTCTTGGTCTAAGGCTCGTAAAGGACAAAATGCTAAGATAGCAGATATTTTAGCTTCTAGTCAAGTATTCAAGTCAACAGATGGAGGTATCACATTCTTTCCAGACAATATTACTTTAACACCTCAATTACAAAACTGTTCATATTCTAGTTGGCAGTATTGTACAAATTATTCATCAAGTGGAACTCCTACTTGGGTGAATGTTGTCAGTGGTCAGAACGGATTGGCTATTAGTAATGGAGTATTAACGGTAAGCAAGACAAGTTCATTATTTACAGACTCAATTACATCAATCACGTTCAAACTAAATACAAACGCTAGTGGAGTAAGTGACACCCTCACCGTTTCTAAGTTATATGATGTTGCAGACCTAGAAGTGGGGACTCGAAACTTGCTTGCGAGAACAGCAAACAAGGTAAGCGTCACTGGGACTAACTCGACAAGCCAATGTACAAGCATTTACGAGTTTGTAAATAAAAGTGCTCATTATGCAGGATTGGCAGGAGAAGAGGTCACAACAGGATTTACTTTTAGCGTAAGCCAAGGAGCAACAGGAACTTTCAAAATACAAACAAATGGAACGATTCAAGGCTCACTGGGTGAAACAGCAGGACAATGGTTGGCTATGTCTCCTACCATCAATGTTGCTTCAAATACTGGTGGAACTATTACCCATACTGTCACCATCCCAACCGATGAAACAAAAGGGTTTACAGGACTTCAAATTAGAATGGACAACTTTGTTGGTTCTATTACAGTATCTGAAATGATTATTGTCAAGGGGAACAGAGTGACTGGTTGGTCGCCTGCTCCAGAGGATGTAATGGCAGATGTGGAAAGTGCAAAGAATGTAGCAGAGTCGGCTCAAAGCACTGCGAACAGTGCGAAGACCGAAGCACAGAATGCAACAACAAAGCTAAATGAAATCGCAAGTGATAGTAAGTTAACTGCTTCTGAGAAACAGCAAGTTTTACGTGACTGGGAAGAAATCAAACTAGAGAAATCATCAATTATTAATCAAGCAAATGTTTATAGTATTTCAACCACAAACTTTATCAGTGCGTACAATGCGTTAGAAACATATGTGGGAACATTGAATCTATCAAGCTCAACAACCGTCACAATTACTCCTTCGGAGTTCAATGCTAAATTTAACGCATACTATACACAGCGTCAAGCAATATTGGATTCTGTGGCAACAAAGACTAAGGAACATGCGGATAAATTGACAAATGACTTGAAAAAAGAAGTTGACACCGCACTTGATGGACTACAAACGCAAGTAGATGGAAAAGTGGAAACATGGGCACAATCTAGCGACCCTGCAACTGCTTGGACGACCACAGAGCTAAAAACGGCTCATACTGGAGACATCTGGTACAATACATCAACCAAGGTTACGTATCGTTATTCTGGAACGGGTTGGGTCAAATTGACAGACGCAGACGCAGAGAATGCTAAAAACTTAGCAACGTCTAAAAAGCGTGTGTTTACTTCAACACCTACCACTCCATATGAGGTAGGAGACTTATGGGTAACAAATCTTTCTGGTACGGGAGATTTAAAAATCTGTAAAACTGCCAGAGCTTCGGGAAGCTACACAGCAAGCGACTGGGGCAAAGCAATGGACTATACCACTTCAACGGAAGCAGGGAATATTGCTCAAGACAAGGTAAACGGTCAGACACAGGCAGATATCTTCAATAAGTTAACTAATAATGGGGCTACACAAGGTATCTTCTTAGATGGTGGTAAGGTTTGGATTAACGGAGAATATATCAAAGCCAAAAGCATTACTGCCGATAGGTTGGCTATTGGAGACTTCACCAACTACGCACAGTTAAATGATAATACCGCTACAAAATATGGTTTTACACCGGGGTCAGCCGAAGCAGATGGAAAATGGTTTGTTAAAGGTACTCTCACCAGAAACAGCTATATTTCAGACTACTACACTTGCAATGGTGGAGAAGCGTTCAGATTAAAAGGAGACATCTCAACCACTATGATGGGAGCTTCAACCGACGGAGGAACTGACTCATCTTACCGTGGGGTAGCCATTGGAATTGTTGCCTATGATGGCACTGGCAAGGCTATACATTATCTATACAGTGATAGGGTAACAAATGAGACGAAGACTGTATCATCTTCTGTAATCTTACCTGCCGCTTCTCGTAAATTTAGAGTGTTCATTCAATGTGAGGGATGGACACCTTTTAGTGGAACACTAAAGGTTCGTAATATTCAAGTTACTCGTATGGCAGGTGGAGAGTTAATTGTAGATGGTTCAATCACTGCCAACAAGTTACATGCGGATGTTTTAAGTGCAAATAGTATTGTTTCTATCATTAATGGTGGGTCAACTACAATTAATGGTAGCAAGATTACAACTGGGACAATCGTGGCAGATACAATTACCTCTGGTACGTTCAAAGGAACTAACTTTGTTGCAGGAGGAAGCACCAACGGTAATGGATACATCTCTGTTTTAAATGCTTCCAATGACGCTCTATTTAGAGCGGACAAGGAAGGGCTGTATGCAAAAAATATTGTCTTTGCCACCTCTCCAGACTATAATCCCAAAATGGACGGATACTATTGGGCAGATGGTTATGGATTCCATGGAAAATCTGGCTACGATGACGGAACACTCAATAGTTGGTCACAAGGAATCCATACTTCTATTGAAGGAATAAGACTAGAAAAGCTCGGGGAGTACCAAGTAAATACAGGCGTAGCAACAGTAGAACCTCACCAAATCAAGGTGTGCAATACGAAAGATACATTGAGAACTGTAATTATGGACAACCTAGTGTCTACAACAGGAGAACTGAATGCAGGGACACATATTAGAGCCAATGGGGAAATCATTGCACAAGGTGCTATTACAAGTAAGGGTGGAGTGTATGGAGCTTCATTTCTTCAAACCAATTATGCACTTCCAATAGAAATCGGTCGTTATATTGATTTGCACAACCCTAACTCAACCAATGACGTAGATGTTCGCATTGACACAGCAGGTACTCGAAGTCGCATAAGAATATCCCGAGGAGACGATTTATCTCAATATACAGAAATAGGTCGCAATGACAGTTTAAATGCTTCATTTATGAAAAATGGGGTAGGAGGTCAGTTTCTTGTCATGCACGATGATAGCAGACTATCTTATGATGGGGCAACAGTCCCTCATAATTGGCGACAAAGTTTTACTCCGTTCTTATATGCAGACACAGGTAACTTTACAACGTCAAGTGCAGTAGGACAAGCTGTGTATTTAGGAGATTTAGTCTTTGTTCAAGGTCGTGTTATCGCTTCAAAAGGAGGTCATTCTGGAGGGGTTGCTATCGGGGGATTGCCTGTATCGAGCTTATGGAACTACCCTCCTGTAACAATCGGATTCTTTGGAGGGGTAACTGACGCAATGAATGGCTTAACCTATGGAATTAACGGATATGTAGAAGGTGGGGCAGGTCACATTGTTCTAAACTTCACCCTTCGTAACTCTGGCTGGCAACAGTTAAAATGTGTGCACTTGGGAACAGGAAATGTTGACGTAAACTTTAGTGCTATTTATAGATGGAGATAAATAAATATAAGGAGAGTGTAAAATGTTTACTGAGGAAAAAGAAACAAAATTAGAAATATTAGATGACGGTCGCATTAATGTGGTCGTCATCACACACTATCTAAAAGATGGAATGGAAATTGGTCAAGATAATTGGGGATGTTGTTTAGAACCTCATCCCGCATACTTAGATTATGCAAAAGAAATTTTGGATGACTACTACATGAATATTGTAAAGTCTGTTTGGACAGACGAGGTCATGAATAAATATCTTGCAAAGACCCAACAATAAGGGTCTTTGTTTTAAATTAAAAGGAGGATGAACATGAACGAGCAAGTATTAATTAAAACAATTCAGTCTTTATCACAAGAGATTGCTCAATTAACGATTGACAAAAATTTATATAAGGCAGAACTAGAGCAAGTACGAGAAGAGCTTACCCAGTTAAAAGCTAAATTCGAAAAACCACAGCAAACAAATGAATAGGAAGTGATTATATGCTAACAAACATCAATCCATATTTAATGAATTGGAATACAGATGTCAATGGCAATCCTATCGCAATCCACAAACAGGAGGTTCAACAAGTATCTCCTGTCTATTTTAACATTCAATTAGATGAGATTCCAGACAGTTTTCATCGACTGTCAGTGGTTGACATGGAGGGGAAACTTTATCATGAAGTAGACCACCGTTCTAAACTTACGGAAGATTCTTACCATGTGGATTATAATGGGGGAGTTGTTTATTTTCATCATTCGCAAGGGGCAAAAATTGTAGAAGTAACTTACTATGGTCGTGGATACAAGTTGATTCACAGCAGTCGTATTGTTATGGAAGATGGGTCAAAGCTGAGTGACGCATTAACACATGTGCAAACCATTAGTCGCTCTTTGGACACTGAGTCGAACACTTCTACACAGAAACAGATTGATGAGCTATGCAAGTTTGTTCGTAAACAACAACGACAAATTGACCTATTACTCAATGCAATCGAAGAGCTACAAAACAAATAGAAAGGAGTGCTACAATGAGTTTAAGAGATAAAATGCGTGCAATCATGGAAGAAGAAATAGACAAAGAAATGATTGAGGTTGTTTTAGACTTACACACGGGAACAACCAAAACAATTACGCTTAAGCAAGCAGACCACATGAGTCGTATTATGCAAGTATCATTAACCAAGAATATGCTGTATCCTGTCAAGTTACACAATAGTCGTGTAGACTTATATGTTCGTAAGAAGGACGGTACGGTTGTAGTGATGGAAGGACATGACTTAGACGCAGACGCAGGAGTGGTAAACTTCTCATTTACACGTCAAGCATTGGCTTTACCTCCAAGTATTGAATGTGAGGTTGTTAAAACAGGTAATGATGGGTCGGTACTAAGTTTCCCATTGTTTATCATTAACGTAGGAGATTCTATTCATGATGCAGATACCATTGAATCTTCAAATGAGTTGTCGAATCTTACAAGCGCTCTATTGAAAGCAGAGCAAGCAAATGAGCGAGTGGACAGTGCAGTGAGTACCACTGAAAAAAAGTTTGAACAGGCATTTAATTCACAATCGCAGGATTTTAACAATGCCTTTAATCAAGCTCAAACTGCACGAGCAGACGAATTTCAAACTTGGAAGAATCTAGCCATGCAAGAGCAAGTAGCGATTAATCTGCAAGACCAAATTAACAACATGCCATTTTACAGAATTATTGAGGGGTGATACATATGGCAAGTAAGAAAATACAGTTATATACTGACCGAGATAAGACCATTGAAGCAAGTCCAGAGACCAGTGCCAACTGTGTCATCCTGTCAGATGGTAATGACTTACAAAAAGTTTTAGACAATGATTTAACAACACCAACGGTTGTTCACGAAGAAACAAGTTTTAAGGTAGGAGCGGGTGACGTTAATGTGTCATCTAGTGTGGTAGACGGAGAATCGTCAAAAGTGGTCATTAAGGGGAAGACCTACCAAAACATTTTACCAGAACCAAGTTTAAGAAATAGCATGACAAATGGGAAGTCAATGCAAAAACTCAATGAGGGCTATGAAAATGTAAATGTAGTTGATGGAGTGGCTAAAAGTGCGATTTTAAAAGGTAATACGTTGGTGAATTTGAACAATGGACAAAGAAATGAAACATTAGATTCAACAATTGGTAATGGTAGTTCAAGAACGTATGCTTGTAAAATTCCATATACTATCCCTAGTGGAACATATATAACTTTTAAATTAAAAACAAACACAATAAATGGAATAACTGGTAATCTAAAAGCACATTTTAAACAAAATGCAGCCACCACTACTACTGGCGATAGATACCCTACATTAAGAAACTATAACTCTCATCCAACAGGTGAGTATTATATTAATGTTTGTCATCAAACCCCTATTGATTTAGAAGCGATAAATTTATATATTGATGATAATGTTGGGGTAATAGATGTAAGTGATGTAATGATTTTAATTGGTGACTACACAAATGTAGACATTCCTTATTTTGAAGGTATGCAGAGCGTTAGAATGCCTGTTTTACAAACTACTGGTAAGAATATGGTCAATATTCTTGATTTTACCGAACAGTATTCAAATGGGTACTACTATGATAATCCATCAACACTGCTATCAAAAAAGGTCTATATTGATTATGATGGACAAATAACATTATCTTGTAAAGGATATTCAAAAAATGTAATGAATGGACGTTTTAGATTTGTATATACAGATGGAACAACAAAAGATTGTGCCTTTTTAAATTCTAGTGATGAAAATAATCCAGTTATTATAGCTAATAAAAGTGAAGCTGGGAAAAAAGTAGATTATATAACCTTTACTTTTTCGTCAATTGATTCTAACCCTGTTGTATACTTCAAAGAATTACAGGTAGAAGAAGGTGCTGTTGCTACAACCTATGAACCCTATAAATCAAACATTTTATCTACTCCAAGTGATTTAGAATTACGTGGAGTTGGTGACGTACAAGATGAATTGAACTTACTAACTGGTGAATTGACTAACTATTATGGAGAACGTATTGTAACTGAAGAAGATTCATTTTCAACAACTTTACTTGATGGAAAATGTACTTGTATTGTGGGAAATCTAACAGATAAAATATCAAGTTACTCTTCAGATAACTTCCTAGCTGATAAAGTTTCACATGGTGCTCCTGCTAATACTGATTTTGGTATCTATCAAAACCTAGGAAACTTTGTTATATATGAGACAGGTGATGATTTAGAAGCATTTAAGGCTAAAGTTATAGGGACTAAAATATACTATCGACTAGCAGAACCAGTTCATAAAACAGTTGATTTATCTAGTTATGGCAATTGGGAAAAAGTTGTATTAGATGGAAGTGAAACTGGTTGGACTATTGTAGATAGTCAAACACAACAAAATTCAAAGTATTTTACAATACCTTTATCCCCAATTGCTTCAACTCAAAATTGCATTGTAAATGGTATGGAGAACAAGAGTGTGTGGAACATTGATAATGTACAGGGTATCATAATCAATAGTACATTAAATTCAATCCATGTTAGGGTGCTAAATAACAATCTACCGACTCAAGATGTGAATGGCTTAAAACAATACTTATCTCAAAACCCTATTACAGTATGGTATCAAACTACTACTTCAAAAGAAAACTCAATCACTGAGGTGTTATCATTCTCTAATGGTCATATTCAACTTTCAAGTGAAGAAGGTTCATTAATTCCTAGTCTTAATTATGAAGTTCCTACAAGCAACTCATATCATATGGACTTGATGAAAGCCAATAGCGTATACACTATGAAATTAAGTGCAGGGAACGGTGCTTTTGTTGCACATAATGGTCAAGAAATTGGATATATGATAAGTAGACCGTTTAATAGTGGACAACTTCCAGTAAATAATTTATTTTATACAACAGGTTGGGTTAATGATTTAATGATTCTTGAAGGAGATTTAACTTCAAAAGCACTACCTTATTTCAAAGGTATTAAGTCTGCGTTTGAAGATGAAAGTAAAATTGAAGTTTTATCGACTGGGAAGAACTTGTTTGACAGAAAACTATCGGAATACGACTACTTAGGAAATTATGACAAAAACGAAGTGATTATTGGAGATAACTTCATTGAATGGAATGCTTCAAGCACATATAAGGGAGCAGCGTATTATCATTTTTATGTGAAACCAAACACCAGTTACACCTTATCACTAGAAAGAAATATAATGCAGAGGAATTGTACAACCATCTACGATGGATTTGTCACTTCCAATATGAATAGCATAAGTAATATGGGGGCTAACAAAAACAACATTTCATTTGTCACATTATCCAACAAAATTACAATTAGATTCTCTAACGGAACTATCTTAAATGAAACATTTAAGATTTACAATGTTCAATTAGAAGAAGGTGGCACAGTAACTACCTACGAACCTTACAAGTCAAATAGCACTAAAATCCCACTTTTATCGCCATTAAGAAGTCTTCCTAATGGAGCGTGTGATGAGTTAATCATTGACCGAATGAAGAAGAAAGCCACTTTAATTCAAAGGGTTGGAAAAGCTATGTTTGATGGCTCTGATAACGAAATATGGGGCTTCATGGATTCACCGTCCGACACTACCTCATATTTGTACCAATGTTATGTACGTGATGCAAAAGCAAATAGCAATGACGCTTCTGAACACCTGCTTTGTAAGAATATCTTGGTTCGCACTGCAAACAGCAACTGGAACAACAAATACGAATCTGGAATAGCATTGAACGAAAATAAAAACATACAATTAAGATGTACTAAAGACGAAAGTTCTTTTAGAAGTTGGCTATCTAAAAATCCAACCACTGTTTATTATCAACTCGAAACCCCAGTAGTCACAGAAGTAGACCTAGAAGGATTCCCATATATCTATAAAGACGGACACATCTTCTTAAATAGCGAGATTGCTCCAGTGGTTGAAATTGCTTACAACGTGAACCAAACGCAACAGATTCAAGCTAACAATGAAACACTTCAACGTCACGAATTAGACATCTTAGATTTAGATAACCTAATCGTATCATTTGTAAACGCAGAATACAATCTACGTTTATTAAAATTTGATATGGAACTATCAATGATGGCATTAGCCGAATAGGAGGAATATCATGATTTATAATATGATTCTAAAAATGATTAATGCAGACTCTTACAACTATGATGAAATTCGTCATAAGATTGAGACATTCAAAAACAATGGTCGTTTAACGGAAGCAGAGGTTGAAGAATTATTGTCGTTATTAGATTTACGACACTATCAACCTGTTGTGATTCCAGAATTAGACTAACAGTAAAATCAAAGTTTTATTGCAAGAGGGTGTAATTACCCTCTTTTATATTATGCTAAAAAGGAAGTGATACAGTGACAACAAAAACTATTCAAATGTATCGTACAAACTTAGATGGCAGTGAGACTACTCTGTATCCGTTAACAGAAGCCAAGTATGTCACTATGGACGATGGTACAACTATTGAAGAAGCGTTAACAAATAGCGACAGTAGTAAATATTCCCCTGTTATTGAAAGCTCAAAAGCGATGTTTAAAGTCGGAGAAGGAGACAGTGTTGATTTAAGCGAGAGTGCTATTGATGGGGCTTACAACTCATGTGTTTTAAAAGGAAAGACAATGGTTAACTGTATCCAAGAACCTAGTTCACAAGACGTTGTTTTACCTTACGAGTTCGAAGATGGACAATATGTGACGATTAATGACACTAAAGAGAGTGGTGCTTTAGGGGTTGAACTTAAAGGACAGACGTTGGTTAATTTAGTGCCGAAAAAAATTATTGATTATACCGCTTCTAGTGATTGGGATGGTTATCATCAATTAGTCCAAAATTCAAAACAATCATTCGACCAATGGAGAGCATTACAAGATTTAAAACCAAACACGAAATATTATATAAGTTGTTATGTTGAAACTTTTGAAGTTGTTAATAATGAAGGTTATCGTCTTAATAACCCAAGTGTGGAATCTATTTTTGGAGATTCTATGATAGTCAATGGTGTTGGACGTTATCAATGGCTTTCAACAACAAAAAGTGAATTAACTGATGAAATATTTATGGCTCTACGTTGTCAAAATGCGTTTGCAAGAGGAGCAATTAAAATCAGAGATATTATGATTATTGAATACCAAGAAGGTATGGAAGAGTGGGACATTCCTTACTTTGAAGGTATGGCTTCATGTAAAATGCCTATTTTACGAACTATTGGTAAGAACTTATGGAATAATTATACACTAGAGCGTGGAAGTATTAATCATTTAAGTGGGGACAATTTAAATCAATACACAACTCAAACAAGAAGTAAGGATTATATTCCTATCGTTCAAAATACTAAGTATATTGCCACCTCATATGGAGTTGATGGAACTACATCATCAGACTTAATAAGATACTATGATAGTGAAAAAAAATTTATCGGAACTTCACCAAATGAAAAATCAACTTTTTTGAGAACCGTCTTTCAAATGGATATTGATAATATATCTCACATTCAACTTGAACAAGGCACAGCACCTACACCTTACGAACCCTATAAATCAAGTATTTTATCTACTTTAGAGCCTGTTGAATTAGGTAGCGTTGGTGATGTACAAGATACGTTTGATTTGCTAACTGGTGACTTGACTAAACGTGTCTATAAGATTGTATTCGATGAATCTTTTAAAGACAGAAATGTAACAGTAGACGAATTTGAAAACGTATATCGTTTTGGTGTTAATGCAGACCATATTAGTAATAATTTAAGTAATGACTATGTTATGAAATCTATGTGTGATAAATTCAGTGTAGACACAAATTACACTGGTGATTATGAACATTCTTATTATTGGGGGGCAAAATTTTATTTCTTTATCTCAAAAAACAAACTTCAAGGTACTGCTAATTCATTCAAAACATACATCACTGACAATCCCATTACATTCCAAACAATATGTGCCGAACCAGTCCATAAAACAGTTGACTTAAAAGTAGTAGACCAAAATGGTAATGTAATTCCAACTCTTAAATCATGGAATACAACAACTCACATCTATTCTGAAATTCCAGAAAATTCATTATATCCAATCTTATCACATTCAAACCCAACTTATCCAGTCATCTTAAAACCATCAACTAAATATTCGATTGTTACAAACTCATATAGCAATGACCATACGAACTCTGCTATCAACTTTAACTTAGGTGGAGCTACTGCTTCAACAACGGTAGGTAATCGTGTAACCACCATTACAACTCCATCTACACTAAGCAATGAGTTATTAACTATGAGTGGACGAGGTAATAAGTTAAACAACGTGATGGTTATTGAGGGAGATGTGGCAGGTGATGAACCTTACTTTGAGGGTATCTGTGACGTTAAATCTCCTATTTTATCGAATTGTGGGAAGAATTTATTTGATGGAAAAATTGAATTGGGTGGAATTGGAAGTAATGGGATACCTTATGATAGTGACATACTACAAAGAAGTATGAACTTCACTCGTGTCTCACCGAATACAACATATAAAATTAGTGATGCGTCAGCTATTGATGGATTTAACATAATAGAATATGACTTCAATAAAAACATAATCGAGCGTAATTGGATTGGAAATAAACCATTTACAACAAAGACTAATTGCCATTATGTAAAGTGGTTTAATAGTAAAGTTGACAAAGAGAGATTTGCCATAATTGAACAAGGCTCGTATCCTTCCCCCTATGAATCATATAAATCCAACATTTTATCGGCAAATGGTGACAAGATTGAATTAACGGAAGATATGTTTGAACAAGGTGGAACAATCACAACTGTTGGTGTTTTATATCAAAACAATAAAGAGTCAAATAATGCTCGTTTACGATTAAAAGATATTGTCAAAGTGAAGCCTAATACCACATACCGTTTAAAATTATCAGACAACTATCAAGGATATGTGCAAACTTACAATAAAGAAAAACTTAGCACATCTAATAGACTTGTATGGAGTAATGATATAATGTTTACTACAACAAGTAGTGAACAATATGCAGTTATTTCAATCCGTTACACTAATAACTCATCAATTTCAGTAGGTGTGTTAAACAGTAATATTATAACACTTTCAGAAGTTGATAAAACGATTGTTTTACGTTCATTGCAAAATGGAGTATGTGATACTTTGAATGTGGAGACTGGTGAGTATGTACAGAGAATTGGTGAGGTTGTTTTTGATGGTTCAAGTGATGAGGAAATGTGGTACAACAGTAATTGGGCAAATGGTGATTATGTAGCTTGTTATTGGAATGTAAATGCTATGGGTCTACCAAACAAAAAGACAGGAGCACAAAACATGGTTTGTGATAGCTTCCCTACTGTAACGTCTTCTATTGTTAATACTGGGGGAATCGTAACAAGAGAAGGAATTTGGGGAGAAGCAGGTTCAAGTGTTATGTACATTTCTATTAAGAAAACAAAACTAACAGAATTGAACGTAACTGGATTTAGACAATGGGTTTCACAAAATCCAATTACAGTTCAATACGAACTAGAGACACCAATCGTATCAACTATTGACGTACAAGGATTCCCATATGCCTATAAAGACGGTCATGTGCAATTATCATCTGGTTCTATTGAACAATCATTAACACCTAAGGTTGAATACTCATTGGTTGCTAATAAATCGGGTCAAATCAACTCGAACACAAAACGTGTGTCTGCACATCAAAAACAGTTAGATGATTTTGAAGCTATGATGTTAACAAGCATGGTTCAGTCTGCTTATGATAAAGCTATTTTACAATTCGATTATGAAATGCAAATGATGTCATTAGGAGGTGAGTAAGATGGCTAAAAAGATTCAATTACAAGATGCAAATGGTAATGTGCTTCACCCATTAACTTTAGGTGAGTGTGTTACTATGAGCAATGGAGAGAACCTTGACACTTTGATGTCAAAGAGTCAGATGTTTACTCCGACTATTGCACAGGATAAGAGTATGTTCAAAGTTGGTACTGGAGTTGATGTAGATTACAGTGCTAACGTTAAAGATGGAGCATATGAGAGTCTTGTGTTTAAGGGGAAGAGCTTGGTTAATCTTCTTACCAGTCTTCGCCCCGACACAGATTCCGCTTGGGTGAGAAACGGAAGTTCGTTTACACTTAATGCCAGTGGAGTACTTTTTTTAAATTACGCTGCACTGCTCAAACCAAACACAACATATACAGTTGTTGGAGAATTGGATTTTGATGTAGATGGGATTGTAATTGGTTTCCGAGAAGGCGACAAGTCTTGGGAGGTCAATCGAAGCATTGGTTCAAGAGGTCGATTTGCAGTATTAATCTCTACCTCTGCTGAATCTACGTCTAATGCCTTAACTGCTCACAGGGCGGTTACGTCCAATAGCGATAGAGTCACCCTTTCAAACTTAATGGTTTTAGAAGGAGATTGGACTAATGCAGAATTACCTCCCTACTTTGAAGGACTGGGAAGTTGTAAAATGCCCATTTTACGCAATGTGGGGAAGAACCTATTTGATATTAATGGTGAGATAATTCCTTATACTACCAACACTTATAATATAAGCAATGGCACTTTAAGAGTTAAAGGAGAATGGTATGTAAGGCAAATACTACCCTTAAAGCCCAATACCGAATATACAGTGAAGATGAATGTCAAAGGAATATCGGGAACAACGGTTAAGTGGAACATATACTATAATAGAACTAGTCAATGGGTAACAGGTGGTGGCGGTGATGCAATCACATTTACGACACCTAAAGATTTCAACGATATTTCTATTTTGTTCTATTCTGGGGCAGGAGAAGTAGGGGAAGCGGAGTTCTCCAATATCCAAGTTGAAGAATCCCCAACTGCAACAACCTACGAAGACCATAAAACAAATATTTTACGCACGTCAGAAGAGGTTATTTTAAGAAGTGTTGGAGATACTAAGGATTCTTATAATGCCTTAACTGGCGAATATGTGCAACGTATTGTGGAATATGTGTTCAATGGTAGTGAGAGCGAAGCGTGGAATTTTGCAGAGATGAAGGGCGATAATTACAGGTTTGGTATAAACCTCCCAATTTTTGGTAATAAAAGTGCAGATAAAACCGCTTTAATTTGCGACAGATTGAAGGTGGGAGATGTAGCACAAGAACCAAAACAGGAGCAAATTACAACATATAATCATGATTCACATTTTGAGTTGAGAATAGCACTGTCTCCTTCGACCTTGGCTTCCAACAATGTGGGTGAATTGAGACGTTATCTTCAAGCAAATCCAATCACAATTCAATATGCAGTTGCTGAGCCAACCACTGCCATTATTAAACCATCAACTATTCCGTTTGCATACGCTAATGGACATATGGTTTTAGAAAGTGGGTCAAGCGGACAATCATTATCCCCACACTTAAAATACAGTGTGGTCACAGGTCGTACAGGACAGGTAACACAAAACACTAAAGTTCTTCGCAAACAAGAGCAACAAATCATTGGTCTTGAAGAACTATTATTAACACAAGTTGTACAAATGGAGTATGAACGTACTTTATTACAATTTGATTATGAATTACAAATGATGATGTTAGGCTAGAAATCTTCTAGCCTTTTTATTATGCAAGGAGGTATTCTATGCAATTATATTACATGCTACACAAAATCATTGAGCGTGGATTATACACACAAGATGATATGTTACAAAAACTGGATGTCTTTTATCTGGTGGGAACATTAACAGACCAAGAGTATAACACTCTTTATGACATGATTTGTCCACCAGTACAAGATGAAGTAGTGGAGGAAGAAATCGAAGAGATTGACCCAGACATGGGAGTAGAACATCCAGAGGTGGAAATTCCAGAAGTGGACACACCAGTGGAAGACGAAGTGGTTGAAGATGTTCTACCAGAGGAAACTCCAGTAGCTCCAGAAGTGGGGCAAGAACCAATTATTAAGGGGGAATAGTCAATGACATTTACAATGTTATACAAGTTAATCAATAAAGGTGGATATGACAAAGATGATATGTTAACCAAGTTGGACACATTCTTCGCAAATGGTCGTATTACACAAGCTCAATATATGGAACTATTAGAAATGGTATTAGGAGCAGAATAATTCTCAATTAGGAGGGGTTATATGAATCTAACTAAAGAAGAGTATCAAATGGCAGTATTTCTTTGTAATTGTGTTTACAAAGGACTAGCCTATCCAGACAACATGAAGATTAAGAAATCTGTTAGAAAGTTAAGTGGTATGAAGGCAGAGGTCTTTAGCTACGACAATGTAGATTACATTGTATTTAGTGGAACAGATTTTACCTCTTTACGTGATTGGTTTACAAATATTCAAATGGCGTTTGGTATAAAACCACGTCAATTTACAGACGCTTTAGAATTTTGCTTAGAAGTATACAACCCTCAAAAGAAAACAATAGTGTGTGGACATTCGTTGGGTGGGGCAATAACAGAGTATTGTGTATCTAGTATTAGTAATGTAAATTTTATTGCCATAACATTCAATGGGGCAGGAATTAAACACATTTGCACTCCTAAATATCCAGAGAATGTATACCACTACATTACTAAAAGAGACATTTTAAATAGAATTATGGTGAGAATGCCATTAAGCTATTTTAAGCATGTGGGGGAAGTTATCACAGTAGAAGATGATAAATGGAATGGGATAAAATCACATTCAAACTTTCATGCATTCATGAATTATAAACAAGACGAGGTGAAGTTATGATTAAGAAAATTGGTGCAAATTCATATGGGGTAGTTGAATATGCCATTTCAACTGAGGAAGAAGTCACTCAATTACCCCATTTAGTTGGACAAGGAAGTACCTGTATTGTAGTTGCTACGGGAAATGTCTATATGTTCAATGAAGAAAATTCAAGTTGGCACTCGTTAGTAGATAACAGCATAGTGGTTAAACCAGATGGTGCATACAATAAGCCAGAAATCACAAGTTTAACCATGACCCCTATTGACCTAGCTTGGGGGGAGGCAGTGACATTCAATTATGAAGCTACCTATGATAGCTCAAGCAAGGCAGAGGAAAAATGGTACAACAAGCGTAATAGCTATCCTGTTGGTAAAAACAAAGTGGGTGTCCAAGTTAAAGACCAAAGAGGTAAATGGTCGGATATTAAATATATTGAGTTTAAGATTGCCGAACCTAAGAAACCTGTAATTTCCAATTTCCGTATTGAACCTGCTGAACCAGTGGTAGACCAAACTATCTCATATCTATATGACGTTGAGTTTGAAAATGAACGTATTACAAAACGTGATGAATGGTTTTCAAGCAATAAGAAAACTCAATATGATTTAGCAGGGGAACAATCTATACAATTAAAAGTTAAGGATAATCGCAACCTATGGTCAGAAGCTGCCACTTTAACATTTACGGTTGGTAAAAAAACAGTCAATAAAGAAGAGAGTGAATCATTAACCAAAACTGCAAATCAAACCTACACTATTCCGCAAGGATGGACATTCTCTAGTGTTAGTGGTGTGGGTACGCACCAAAATGGGCAAGTAGTGTTCAATGCAGTTGGGCAATGTGTTGTAAAAGTTACTAAACCTTACGAAGAAGAAAACCAAAAAGGTATCATCACAAAAACTGTAACTATCACGGTTGATAAACAACAAATCACCAAAGAAGAAAACCAAACTGCAACAGTTAAAGCCAACCAAAAGTACACTATTCCAGTGGGATATAACTTTGTATCAGTGAATGGCGTTGGTAGTAGAGTCCTTCAAACCAATGAAATTATCTTTAGTGGAAGTGGAGTTTCAACAGTGAAAGCCAAAAAGGTTGAAGAAAGCGATTTGGTTACAACTACTACAACATTAACTACCACAATCACAGTTGAAGAAACTGTTGCTTTTGATGGTTACTTGACGATAGCAAGCGAAGATTGGGTAACTACTTATGCAGAAGGAAGTGGAGATTGTACCTTCAACCTAGAAACGGCTAGTAAGGTGAGTATGGCATTTTTTGGGAACTCTTCTACAGAAGGATTTTATAAAAAGCAATATAGTAATATTCAGTTAAATGGTCAACCTTTAGATTTAACCAACGTTATTCCTAGTGTAGACAGTGACAAAATTGAATCGCACAGTTATTTAGATGGTGTGCTAAAAATTGCTACTAAATATACAGGGGAATGGGGAGCAGTTTACTATGTGGTTGATTTGGAACAAGGTGAAAATACTATTACATTTGATTGTGCAGATTGGGATTAATATAAACAATAAAACAGGAGGTGTCTTATGGGTTTTGATGTAGTAACATATGCACTTTGTAGAAAAGGTGGAGGTGTTTCTAAGGGAGACTTAAATGCCTTAAAACAATCCATTACAGGTTTAGAAGAGCGTATAACAGACTTGAAAACTACGGTAGTTGAAAATACTGAAGGTATAGATGAGATAGTAGACCAAGTAAATGCTGTTATTCAAAGGACTGAAACTATGTTAACAAATGTTGAAAAATTAAAACAGCAAACAGAACAAAACAGTGTTCTAGTTCAAGAATTTGATAACCGTCTAACCGAGTATGATACAACAACAGTTAAATTTATTGAAGCATAGAGGTGTTATACACCTCTTGCCAATTTGAAAGGGGAAACAAAGTGGCACGAAAGACAAAGAAAACATTTTCTACCACAGCAGAGGATATTGCGAAAATCAATCCAGACAACCTAGAGTTAATTGATGAGTTTATGGATTACTACCTAACAGTAGACCATAGTGAGAAATCTGCAAAGGTTACTCGCTCAAACCTTAACATCTTTTTTGTATGGTTAATGAACCATCGTAAGAATAAAGACTTTTGTGACATTAAGAAAAAAGACATTTTGGGATTTCAAGGACACTTAATGAAGGAAGGTTTATCTCCTGCTCGCATTCGAGCATTAAAATCTTCGTTAAGTAGTCTGTCTAAATATATCGAGGATATGTTGGATGAAGAAGAGAAGTGGGAGAACTTCAAGAATATTGTGAATAAAGTTCCGAATCCTGTTTTAGCACCAGTGCGAGAGAAGACAGTGCTAGAGGACGAGCAGGTTGAAAAACTACTAGACTTTTTAGTGTCTAAACAGCAGTATCAGAAAGCCTGTGTATTGGCTCTTGCTTGGGCTAGTGGGGCACGCAAGGCGGAGTTGTTAAGATTTAAAATGTCTTACATCAAAGATGAAAACTTACGCTTTGGTGGGGCTTTATATATGACTCCCGAGAAAATGAAAACTAAAGGAAGAGGACAACAAGGGAAGTTATTGGAGCGTTATGTCTTAGCAAATAAGTTTAAAAAGTATTTTGACTTATGGGCAGAAGAGCGTAAAGCGTTAGGTATTCCAGAAGACGTGGATGAGATGTTTGTGGTTCGTAGAAACGGAGAGTTCGTTCCTATGCAAGAAACAACATTAGATTCATACGCAAAGACATTTGGGAAAATGCTTAACGTTGATTTTTATTTCCACTGTCTGAGACATAACTTTACTACCGAACTATTGCGAGCGGGGATTCCTGCGGAAGTGGTTAAAGAGATTGTCGGTTGGGCTTCAATAGATTTAGTCAGCACCTATGACGACCGTCCTAAAGACGAAGTATTAGGACAATTCTTCTCTGACGAGGGAATAAAACAGGTAGAACAAAAAGGTCTAAAAGACCTGTAAAATAACGACATCAAGAACTAGCACCATGACATAAATAAAAATAATATCACAAAGGGGAAATGTTCATGGCAAACAAAATTTTAGTGTTAGATGCAGGGCATGGATTCAATACTGCGGGGAAACAAACAATGAACGGTTCAAGAGGGATTGTGAAAGAGTGGACTATGAATGACTCTGTTGTACGCAAAATTACTTCAATTCTTTCTGCATACAATGTAACTATCCATCGTACTGATGACCCAAGTGGGAAAACAGACATTTCATTAGCAGAACGAGTACGACGTTGCAATAGCTATAAACCAGATTTATTTGTCAGCATCCATGAAAATGCGGGTGGCGGTACAGGTACAGAGGTTTACTGGCATACATATGGCACTGCTGAAGATAAAAAGATAGCAAGCATTGTAGCACCAAAATTAGCATCAAAAACAGGTCTGCGAAATCGTGGGGTTAAGCAAGCACAGTTCGCAGTATTAGGATGTAACGCAACTGCAATCTTAGTAGAGGGTGGATTCATGGATACTGTATCGGACTATGAAATCATCACTTCTGACAAAGGGCAACAACAATATGCAGAAGCTGTTGCAGAGTCAATCATCGAATACTTAGGGTTAACAAAAGTTGTGGTATCACAACCTGCCCCAAGCCAACCGAACACATCTAGCTTCAAGGTGGGAGATAAGGTGAAAGTTAAGGCTCAAGCAACTCACTACGCTCCAACAGACGGAAGTACACAAGGTAAGGCTATCCCATCTTGGGTGAATGGGTCAACTTATGAAGTAGCTAAAATCAATGGAAACAAGATTTTAGTGTCTGATATTGTTTCATGGTTATGGGATTTTGACCTTGAAAAAGTGGAAGCAACACCAACCTCATTTAAGGTCAAAATCACAACAGACGCTTTAACAATTCGTCAATCAGACAGCTTCGATTCTAAAGCTGTGGGAACTGTTTATAAAAACGATGTATATACAATCGTTAAGGAATCTAATGGACTGGGACAATTAAAGTCTGGTGCAGGGTGGATTTCAATGAACAGTAAATACGTTCAAAAAGTTTAGCCTTCAACGTAAGTAATTTGTAATGGTTGGAGGTGAACGGGGTTGGACGTAACAGCAATGTTAGAGGTAGTAGGTCAAGTTGGTTTATTAGGGGCAATTTTAATTGGGGCAATATGGAAGCTCAATATAGAACTTGACAAAAGGGACGCATATCAAAACGAGAGACATCAAGAGATGAAGGATGAAATTAAAGAACTGCGAGAAGAAAACAAACAGGACAAGGCTATGTTTGCTTCTGCGGTAGCTTCATTTGAAAATTCTGTTAGAGAATTTAGTTCACTGTCTCATAAGATGACGAACCTAGAACATGATGTCAAAGAAATTCGCAATGACATTCGTGATTTAAAGCAATAGAAAAAGAGTAGATAAGGGATAAAACCCTCGTCTACTCTTTTTTTTACGCTTCTTCTTGCAAGCGTATCCACGCCTCCCTAGACATCTCTTGGTCTGGGGGGCAAAGGCTATTCTTACAATTATAAACATATTCTTGATTGCATATTGGGAACAGCTCGAATAAGTTGTGTAAATATGATTCATATTTCCACTGCCCTGTTGTGTTATCGTGTGACATTTGATTGTCAAACCATTTGTCTTCTACCTCTAATGCTTCGTAACATTCTTTGCATAATTGCACCTCGAATGTCATTGAATCGAATTCAGACGGATAATCTCGTCCACTAATTGTTCGCTTGATTAACTCCCCAACGTCTTTAAGCTCATTGCAGTGAAAACATAAACATTCCCTATGCTTGTGTTTGTAATGTTGTGTAAGTGCCATATTTGTAACCATGAATTTTGTCCCTTCCTTTTCATATAAATCCTCTGTTTCTTGCTCATTATATCACATTACGTATGATAGTACAATCTCTATTTGACAATTATTTACTATAAATTTTAATAAACGACATAATCATCCCATCCCTTACGGACATATTTAAAATCCAGATTTGACACGTCATGGACTTGATTGTTATTATAAACCCAGAGGTCAATCTTATTGGCTCGGGAGCAAGCTCCACATGCGTCTAGGACGATACCTTGACTAATATTCCCATTCTCGTCCTTGATTTGAATAACGCTTCCATAAAGATTGGGTGTTCCTTTTGCGTTTAATCCGCTTTCCATCACTTCATTAATATTAATGGCATAAATTGGGAGATAACCGAAATCTTTGTCGTAAAAATTCATTACATTGTCAATAACAGTGATTTCTTTACTTTGATAATTATAGCCTGCTCCTAAGTTTGTTTCTCCCTCGGCAACTGAGTAATACGTCTGACGATACCCTGTATTGGTATAAGACGCTAATTCTCGTTGTCGGGCTTCTTCTGCCAGTCGTTGTCTCTCTAGTTCCTCTTGTTGTTGACGTTCAATTTCTTCTAATCGAAGACGCTCCTTTTCTTCAACATGAGCTTGATAGCCAACAAGGTATTCTACCACCTCTGGCTTTAGTACACTTCGAGTGTCGGAGTAAACAGACTTATTAGTCTCCTGCTCCAACCACTCGGTAATCTGTTGGGAATCTACAGTATCATATGTACTTTGTGCAACCACTTCTTCTGTAGGCACACTATTCATGGTAGCACACACAGTAAGTAGTGTGCCACATAATGTCGTTACGCTAACCATTTCCATATCTCCTTTCGATTGTTTGGAAAATTATTTAGTTGTCAATATTGCTTATCGGTTAGATGAACCGAATCCTCCAGAACGTTCCATGTGTAATGTAGAGTCTTCGTCTGTCACTAAATAGTTTTGGAATACCCCTTGAGCAATGCGTTCTTGTGCTTCAATCACAACTGGTTTGTCAGAATTGTTGTATAAGCAGATTCCAATGTTTCCATAGTTGCTTGGATTTGCATAGTATGAAGAGTCAATCACCCCTGTTGTGTTTTTAAGCATTAACCCTTTCTTTACACCAATGGATGAGCGTACATGAATTAACAATACCTCATTGTCTTGCATGTATGCACACACATCTGTCCAGAATAAATGAGATTGATGTGGAGGAATTGTTACGGTCTCTTTGGAATAGAAATCGTATCCTGCACTGCGTGCGTCTCCTCGAACTGGGAGGATGGTTGTTTCATTCTCTACTTGTTTAAATTGAGTTGGAACTTCCTCAAATCCACGTAAGTATAATTTAGTTGTCATATGTATCTACCTCTCTATCATTAAGTATTGTACCTCTCGTCTGGTACATTTGAATTATATCACCGTTCGACAATAAAGTCAACAGTGTTTTATAATATTTTAACAATTATTCCAAGAATAGTGTCACAGCACCAGATTCTAGGGATTTCTTTATGTCAATGATTCTCTGATTGCTACTCCCTCTAAATCGTAGCAGAGGAGAGTATAGGTTTTGTTCAAACTTCCCATCAACTAGAACATCGCACTGTTCCAGTAACTCTAGTTTGATTGGGTCTGCAATAATCTGCTCATAGGTAAAGCCACTATATACCCATATATTCTTTGTGGGATGTAGCTCTCGCACTTCACGGCATAGTTTGGCTAACTCTGGAGCGTTGTATGACACCATGGGCTCACCTCCTAATAAAGATAACCCTGCAATATAAGAAGGCTCTAATGACTGTAAAATTGCTGTTTTAACGTCATCTGTGAATGGCTCTCCTGCGTTTTTGTTAGCAATAGACTGATTGAAACATCCTTTACAACCATGTGAACATCCTGTCACGAACAAACTTGTTCTGATGCCGATTCCATTGCCGATATTGTTGTACTTCACTAACTGATAATTCATAGTATTCCTCCTATAGATATGGCAAAAGGGGCACATAGCCCCAGTTGTAAATTACATAAAACGCTCAATCTGTCCTGTTTCGTAATCCGCAATTAGATATTTGTAAGTAGGATACTTGTTCTCACAAGTTTTAATCCATTGCTTCATTTCACGAATGCCATTGAATGCACGTCCTTTGACAATAATAAAGTCTGTGGTTGTCCCCTCGCATTGATGAAGCGACAGAGAGAATTGTTCGCAATTATTCATGAAGTCAACAAGTTTGCTATAAACCCCAGATGGTATTCCATTAAAAGTTTCTATCCCTTTATTACCATGAATAAAAAACCAATTTAGCACAGGGGCATGGGGCTTAAAGCTATTGCCAGACCCCTTCACCTCATATTTAAAATCTTTTAACTCGTAAACTGCCATTTCATATCTCCCTTTATTATTAGTTTAAGTGTAACACTCGCTCTTTGATTTCTTGAGTGCGACCTTTGTTGAAGAAGTTCTCCCCTAAATAGCCACAAGTCCTGCGGACAACGTTCATCTTGCTCTTGTCTCTGTTACCGCAGTTTGGACAATACCATTCAAGTTCGTCATCAATTAAAATCTCTCCATCGTATCCACACTCTTGGCAATAGTCTGATTTAGTATTGATTTCACAGTATTGCATGTTCTCATACATGAATTCTACTGTTCGGTGTAGAGCTTCTAAATTGTGCTTCATGTTAGGCACTTCAATATATGAAATAGTTCCACCAGATGAAATCTTTTGGAATTGTGACTCGAATGCCATTTTAGAGAAAGCGTCAATCTCTTCGCAAACGTGAACATGGTAGCTGTTTGTTAAGTATAACTTGTCAGTGATTCCATCAATGATACCATGACGTTGTTGAAGTTTAGTAGCAAAACGGTAAGTTAAAGATTCAGATGGTGTCCCGTAAAGCCCAAATCCTAAGCCAGTTTCTTGTTTCCATCGGTCTGTTGATTCTCGTAATCGTTTCATAATTGCAACTGCCAACTTCTCACCCTCTGGAGTAGTATGTGACTGTCCAATTAAAGCACGTACAGTTTCGCAAAGACCAATGTATCCTAAACTAATAGAACAAGCTCCACTATCAATAATAGAGTCAATAGTTTCACCTTTTTTAAGTCGTGCTACAGCTCCATATTGCCAGTGGATTGGACTAATATCAGATGGTGTTCCACGCAATAAGTCTACTCGCACCATTAATGCTTCTTTACATAATTCTAATCTGCGGTCAAGAATGTTCCAGAACATGTCTAAGTCACCTTTTGCAGTTAATGCTACATCTGGTAGGTTTAAAGTGACCACTCCTAAATTCTGACGACCATACCACTTGTAGTTTCCGTTCTCATCTTTCCATGGAGATAAAAAACTTCTACACAACCTCTTGCGAGGTTGGACTATATCATGTCTTGCATGTCTATTACCAACACACAAGACCTCGGCACTTCCAAATGAGGAATTCCACCTCAAATGTACTCTACTCGCTTCTTCACATAAGTTTTTCTCTTATGCTATGCTTTCGATAGTCTCTTGACTTTTCTCAACATACAATTTATATCCATTCTTGGTAATTCGCCCACTTTTAACCGTTGCACGACCACATTTTAACGCTCGTTCCATTTCCGCTTCTGAGTTAAAGGTTAATATTTCTCCAGTTATCGTATGTATCACAGAGATTTTGCGGGAGTTGGATGGAAGATTCCCTTTAAGAGCCTTTGATAAATTCAACCTGTGTTGCTCACTCTTTTCTTTTCCTTTGAGACTTGAGCTTATTTTGTGCCTATGTTCGGCAGTTATCTTTCGACCTTTTAATTTGTCCGATAGAGCTTTCCTCTCCTCTTCGGTGTAAAGTTTGCCGTGCATAGGATTTCTCTCTCCGTGTATGTCGTGAGTTTGACCTCCTCTACCTCCCTCGGTCTCGTTATAGCCAATCTCTGGGTTCGTAGAGTCAAAAAGGGCAATCATCTCTTTTTCTTTTTCAAACATTTCTTCTTTGTTTTCACATTGTAAAAGTATTTCAAAAACAAAACTTTCAATTCCATACCTTAAAATTGCACCGTGGAATCTACTCTTATCTTTGCGTGCGTGGTTTTTGTGTTCATTTATTCTTCGTTTTAAATTGTTAGTTGCCCCAATATAGATTTTATGATTATTTACATTGGTGGCTTTATATACAGTATACATGACATCTCCTCCTATACTGCATGTTGAGACTTAGCACAGGATAATCTATGCGACTTCCCCTGTTAGCATAATCATTAGCACTCATTTCCTAATGCTACTAATCGCTGATTATACACCCTAGATTTCTAGGTTCACCGAGTTTTACATGGGCAGTTTTACTTACCCATACAAGGGAACACTTGTCCTTCATAATGTTCTTTCATCTTTTTAGCACTGATGAAGTCTGGAACAATGCGTTTAGACACACATTCAACTGCTAATTTAGTTAAGTAGTAGTATTCGCTACCTTCGTATGTATTGTTCTCATCAAGAACGTAAAGCAATTTAGGGAATGCAGGACTAATGTATACTCCTTGCTCATTCTTCACCCCTAAGATGCGTTGCTTTAATACTTCTTCAATGATTAAAGCCATCTCTTCGATATACTCTTCATCTTCGTTTAAATACATGAATAAAGAAACGAAAGGTGACTGACCATTAGATGTTGCGAGCGTCTGTATTTGATATTGGATTGTCTGTACTCCAGAAGCAATCTCCTTCTTAACTAACTTATCAACTGTGTTATTTAACTCGTCAATAGAGTTGATTGTGTCCTTTAATAAGTCATAGTAACGCTCTCTTGATTTACGAACGTAAGGAGCTAAGTGCGATAATGAGCTTGTTTGTCCTCCGAATTGTCCACTTGCAACCTGTGCCATAATTTGAGTAGCAATAGTACAAGCAGTTAAGAATGAATTTGGAGAGTCAACACGTTTTCCATTAATCACAGTGCCATTATCCAACATATCTTTTAAGTTAACTAAGTTACAGTTTGGAATTTGTTGTAACGCATAATCAAGGTCGTGATAGTGAATGACACCTTCATCATGAGCTTGCACAATATGAGCAGGAATTAAGTGTCTACGTGCAAGGTCTTTTGAAACCTCTCCTGCTACAAGGTCTCGTTGAGTAGAAGCAATGTAAGCATTTTTGTTTGAGTTCTCATTGATAGCTTCTTCATTTGTTCCACGAATTAGCCCCAAGATTGATTCATCCGTTGTGTTTGTCTCACGTTTGAAGGCTTGAACAGAACGGTATCCTTCATAGGCACGTGCGGTTAATTCATGTCCGTGTTGGACTAATTGTTGAAACACGAATGCTTCAATCTCTGCAATGCTTACTGTCATCTTTCCATCAACATTGTATGTATTTTCAGCTTCTTGAGCAACAGTTTCGGCAATCTCTTTATTGACAATGCCGCTACCATACTCCATTGCTTTTAAAATTGCCACCTTAATCTTATTCTTGTTAAACCCTGTTAAATTTCCATCTCGTTTAATAACTAATGCCATGTAAATCGTCTCCTATTCTTCTTCTTCTTCGTTGTCAAAAATCTTATCTAAAAGTACCAAGGCAAGCACCGCAAGAACAAGAGCAGGTATGGCTTTAATAAATCCCACCATTACCATCACCACAAGATTGAAACACACCTTAAGTAAAATAAGAATGATAACCAGTTGTAGTGCATATGTAATAAATTTTACCATATTGTTTCCCCCTATTTTAAGTCTAAGTATATCTTCAAGTATGTCTCACGGTCGCAATGCGGACACCTAACGAATCCCTTTGCCTTTGTCCCGCTAAGCCCATGCTCTATAGGGAGTTGGTGTGTTGACACCTCTCCACAAAAGCATAGAAAGTCATATTCATGTTTCTTTTTCTCTCTCTTCTGTGACATGTTGTCACCTCCTTTCAACATACCTATATTATATCAAAAATGTCGCAAAATGTCAATCCATTTTATAATATTTTATCACAAAATTGGCAATGACCCATCCAAGAAGAATGGAAGGAAAGTCTGTTTTGAGATAATGTTTGTTGTAGTGGTTGCTCGACGCAATGCTCGTGTTTCTGCTACCAAGACACAATGTTTTTTGGCTCGGGTAATTGCTGTGTATACTAACTCACGAGACAGCATTTTAAAGTGAGTGTAATCCACCCCTACAATAACATAAGGAATTGTTGCCCCCTGCGACTTATGGACACTAATCGCATACCCAAGGTGGATATTGCTCAAATCGTCCGCTGTAATTGTAACCTTTCCTATACGCTCAAAGTCAACTTCGATTTCTCGGTTTTGATGGTCAATCGCTGTTACAATTCCCATGTTTCCATTATAAATCTCACGTTTAACTTTGTCATACATTGGGTTACCAAATTCGTCTTCCCCTAAGTATTCTCTGTAGAACGACTGATAGTTGTTCTTTGTATTGATGACCTTGTCACCTATGTATAATGTGTATGGGTGGTCTCCACCAATCTCAAGACCTCGAACGTTTAAGCCTTTCTTGTGATTAATCTCCACAGCTTGAATCAGCAGGTTCAACTTGTAAGTGCATGTCCCTCGATAGTTTGTTGGGAGAATTACTGAGATGTCCATGATGTTGCTTACATTAGGTCGAATGCGTAAGTATTCGTCCATAATGAGTTGAACACCCTTGCCATTCTCGCCAGTCTTGCGGTTCTCATGTTCCTTATATCCAATAATCTCAAGGTCTTGCAATTCACCAAGTATCACTCGTCCTTCAAATCCTGCCTTAACAATATGTTCTGAATTACGAAGTTTGATTGACTCTGTGATGATAGCGGACTTGGCTGCCTGTCGGTGAATCTGTGTAAGTTGGTTAGTCCAAACATATCCAGACTCAATTAGGTCGTGCATGACATTTCCAATTCCAATGTTGGTTAACTGTCCTGTATCGCCTAACATAATTAACTTTGCCCCGTCTTTGATGGCACATAGCAATCGAGCAAACAGTTCAGCGTCAACCATTGAGAACTCGTCTAGGATAATGATGTCATACTCTAATGGATTGCTCTCACTGTGCTTCCACCCAGTCTGAGGATTGTATCCAAGCAATCGGTGGATTGTGTACCCATCTGCTCCCGTAATGTGCATCATGTTTACAGACGCTTTCCCCGAAAGAGCACACTGAGCAAAAGTATATCCCTCAAGGACTCTCAACATTCCAGAAACAGAACTTGATTTCCCTGTTCCTCCATATCCTGCGGTAACTACTACATTGTGCTCAAGGGTTGATTGGATAGAAGTATATTGTTCGTCTGTGAACTGCCATCCCTGTTCTGCTTCAACCTGTGCTATCTTCTCCTCCCAATTATCAAAGTAGAAGTTGTTTTCGGCATTGACCAGTCGAATGATATTTAAGGCAACAAGACGCTCGGTTTCGTAATGCTTGCGTGAAGCAAATACGGTGCGGTCTTCATTGAACCATAGCTTGCCTTTATCAGTTAGCCAACGTAGTGCCAAACCAATACTTCCATGATTAAATGTGTTCCCTAGAGCGTCGTAGATGGCATCCATCATATGCTCTCCTGTTACATATGAATGACCCTCTTGAACCATATTATCGAAGAAGTACTGTAAATATGCCGAACAACGTTTAGGCGAATTTGGGTCATATCCCACTGACAACGCAATAGCGTCGGCTTTTAAGAATCCGATACCATCAACCTCGTGTGCGAGAATGTATGGATTGTTCTTCACCTTACTTACCACAATGTCTGGACTACCGTAGCGGTCAACAAGTTTGTAAATCATAGCATTTGTTAATCCATACCCACTAAGCTCTACGAACGCTTTTCCAAAATCTTTGGTAGCCATGAATTTAGACAGGATGTCTTGAGCCGTCTTTCCACCAATTCCTTTGACATTCGTTAATGCTTCTACGTCGTTATTCTCAAGAATCTCCATAGGGCTCTCGAATGTGGCGAAGATGTTGTCCACTTGACGCTCGGTTAGGATACGCAATAGGAACTTTCTTTGTTTCTCTACTGTATCAAATGAATATCGCTCTTGAATAAACTTGATGTCATATCCCCAACGCTCGTTTTTACTGTCGTAGACCTCTTTAAGACAAACCTTGTATCTCGTATCCTTGTGCATTTCGCACATGTTTCCCTTGATAGTGATAGTGCCAAATCGAGAGTCAATATGCAAAGCATAATCTTTATGCTTGTTGTTAAAGTCCAGTTTATTATAGTCGAGCATTTCACCATCAACCTCAATCTCGTGAACTTTTACAGTAACAATCCCCCAATCTCCATCCATAATCTTTTTGTTGTCTTTAGGATAGAATTGTCGATTGAATTCCACCATGCAGGTAAACTCTCTATTGTTCATTATCTACATCCTCCTTTAGATTCTGATATTGCTCATAATATGCAACAATAAGTTTTGTAATATTGTTGCAATGATTAGGTCTTAGCCCATCGTAACACGTTTGTTGAGGATGTTCAATTTGAATTCTACATGTGAAAGCGATATGGTCTCCGCTTTCTACACGATTCTTTTTAAAGTTGTCGGAATAACTCACTCTTAGCTTAATGTCTGGTAAATCGCACTTTGGAGTATTGTCCCAACTACATAGACTCAAGTCTGTAACGTAGACCATTTTCTTTTTAGAATATCCGTCATACTCTGTCTTTATTAGCTCGACTGTTCCACGCACTCTAACATTGTCTGTAACAATCTTGTCTGCACGAATGTGCTTCAGTATTGAATGTTCTTCATAAGCTACATCTCTTAACATACAATCGCTCCTTGTAGTAAAATAAAAACCCTGTGACGTTTAATCACAGGGTAATTATATCATGCAGTGTCGAACACTGTCAATAGGTTTTATAATATTTTAGCATTAAATTTGTGCACGTTCGTCTTGGTAAGATACTGTTCCATCTTCATGTAATTGTGTAATCTTGCATAATGCGTGTTGATAGATTGAGTTAGAGTAGCGTTTCGGTCTGAATTGGTTTCCTCTGCGATAGCCCACACACACCAAAAGCTGTCCTCGTTTGAACCAAGACTCCTCCACGGTTACTTTCTTACCTGTTTCAGCGTCATTCATAGACAATGTCTTATCATAGAAACTGAATTGTCCACTATGGAATTTAAGTGTAACTACCCCATATTCTGTTAATAGAGACACCGTGTGTTTGTTTTTGTCACGGTCGAGCACTGTACCACAGATACGAGACAATTCGAAACGAGGAATCTCTTGACCTCTCCATTGAGAGAATCCTGTAATAACTGGCTCTTCTGGAAGTTCATTGAAGTCCACAATTCCATAGCGTTCTTTATCAATGCCTGCTAATTCATGCTCAGAATAGTAGTAGTTCATTGATTCCATTTCCCATCTTGATTGATTGCCGTCCATGAGGTTACGCTTGATATCCTCAAAGACAATGTAATTGTATGTATCAATACAAGCAGGACTGTTTAACCACTGTGTAAATGGCTTAGTCTTCTGTTTTAATACATCCTCAAACGACCCTTTACGAGTTGTTTTTAAGGCTACGTTTACATATCCCTCTTCATCATAGAAGTAGTCACGACCTTCTTGTAATTCACCAAAGTTATTGAAGAAGAAATTGTTTGAGTATTCAGTCATTTCATGGTCACCACAGTTAATGACATGCCATACGATTGACTTAGATGATTCATCTTGATACTTTGGAAGTGTTTGAATGTATTTCTTGAAGTTGAACATTGACAACATAGGTTGGTATTCAGAAGGGATGATTCCCATTTCCATGACAGCATTAATGTTGGCTGTCGTCATGGTCTTCTTAGGTGGGTTTAACAGACGTAGGTAATCTTCTAAAATCTCAGCACGAGGTCGTTGCTCTAGGTCATCGAATGCCCCTGCTTTGATTAAGTTGATGGTCTGCGTAGATGACACTAAAGACTTCATCTGTTTCTTACCTGTTGATAATGTTACTTCTCGCTTAACCTCTACCATTCGCTCATGGAAGTCTTGTAAGCTCGCATATGGACGGTTTGCAATAATAGTAGCCGCTACGTCATTGTTGATTGTAGAGACTCCTTTGAAACCAAACATGATTGAGTTCGATTCTTCGTGAGGCGTGAACCCCACCTCTGCTTTATTAATGTGAGGTAGGTCAATAGTTACCCCGTGGAATTGTAAATCTGAAATCGCAGAAGCTACAACCCCATAGTTTGTCGTCTTCTCTTTCTTGTTATCTTCCTCTGACTCAGTATCTTGAGTGATAGCTCCAGATTCAAGGAGTAGCACTGCGGTATTCCAATAGATAGGAGGGTAGTTAGTAATTAACTCTAACTGTTGTAATAAGATGTGTGAGTATCCAATGGTATGCAGAATCGAGAAACTGTACCCTAACTGCATGCTAATCTGTTCGTCCCAAATGTAGTGTAAAAGTTTGTCGCTCGCTCCGTTGGCAATGCCTTGTTCAAATACCATCTCTTTGGCTTGTTGAATTAACTTAGGAACTTTCTTCGCACAACCTTTTCGAAGTTTATTTGACTGAACTACGTCAAAGTTTGCTACCTTCTCATCCATAGTTAAAAGCATCATACCCTCTTGTGAAGAGCATACTCCGTTGTCTTTGTCAAGGTGTTTACGAACTAACATAATCTCATCTTCTGTTAATCCATAGTCTTCCATGTCTTTGTACCATTCGTTAATGTCGTTTTTATAGCGGATATATTTATCCATAGGTTGTTCCTCATGGTCGCTCATAAGTCGCATTAACGAGTTGGCATTGGCAACCTCTAATAGAGATGTTGGTCGAATAGAAGACAATGCAACACTACCAACCTGCGAATCGAATTGGAACGCACTTATTAACTCTCCCTTATTTAATGCTTCATAATAGTGTGGGTTGTCATAATCACGAACGTCTGGATGAAGATACTTATTATATGTTTCTCGTAAAGTACCCTGCCACTCCATGTGCCCTGCTTCAATAAGTAATTCTGACGCAATTTGCAACATACTCATGGTTTTAGTGTTTAAGAAGTCCATCTTGATACTTCCTGTATATTCGTTATCTCCTAAGTCGTATTGGGTGATTAATTCCCCATTAGGAGCTTTCATGATTGCAGTATGTTTGTTAATGTCTGTGAAACAGCATACTCCACATGGGTGAACCCCTCGACCAGAGATAATATCTTCAATACCAATGGCTAATTCAAGTAATCCTTCATATTGATTTACTTGGTTAACAAATTCCGTTACTGGCTTTAAGTCTTTGTCTGGATTGCCATAGTATGTATCTTTCAAACTGTGTACAGACCCACGAGTGATAGGGATGAGTGACGATAAATAAGTTCCAATATCGCTCGATACTCCAATTCCTCGACAAGCTGTTTGAATAGCACTCTTAGAAGATTCTGTTTTAAATGTTCCAACTCGGACAACTTCTCCACCAAATGATTGGTAGTATTCTTGCACCTTACGGAAGGCAATGTCTCGCTTATGGGAGCTAATATCTAAATCCACATCGGGGAAGTCTGGACGCTCTGCACTAATGAACCTCCAATGTGGCATTTCGACTGGTTGTTTTAACGGGTTGATTTGAACAATCTGTAACAGATAGTTAATCTCAAACCCTGCTGCCGAACCACGAGAAACACCGACAAAAGATTCAGCTTCATCCCAAATAATGTCTACGAACTTCTGTAAGGTGATGAAATAACTACTCATGGTTGTTTGTTTCGCCTTAGAAATCCCTATTACCTCTTTACATTCTAGGTCTACCCTTACCAATGTCATTAAGTATTCTTCTGGAGCAATTCGTTCCTTCATCCCCTTTATGATAAGTGTATATAAATATCTATCGTATTCATTGTCCGACTCTCTCATGGCTATAATATTAGGGAATAACTCTTTTGTGATTAAAGAAACAATTTCTTCGTTGTAGAACCATGAAACAACAGGTGGTAAAGGTATCTCTGGAACTTCTTGATTAATGTGAAGGTCGTATTGCTCCACCGATTTATAAATAGCATATGTGTTACTAATACATTCTTCAACAAACTCGGGGTCAAGATATGAAAGTCTTGTATGTATCTCTTCACTACTCATGAAATAAGTAGAGTCATAGAAGTCGTCAGTTTCACGTCCTCCAGAAGCAAATGTTTCGTCATCTTCGTCTGATTTAAGGAATGCCTTGTGAATAGCCTTATCCTCTACATTGAGGTAATGTGCGTCTGTTGTAATGATAACTGGGATGTTATATGCCATGGCTATCCTTTGAGCGACTTTATTGTATAAAAGTTGGTCTTCCTGTTCACTTGGTTGCATTTCAATGTAGAAATCGCCCTCAAAAGCCCATGTACACCAAGTAAGGAAATCATGAATTTGACCTCTTAACTCGTCAATGGCTTGTTTTGCTTCTTGCTCTCCTACATGAACCTGCTCTTTTTTAAACGAGTCATTGTAGTACCCTTGCTCCAAGCACAATTCCATACGAGCGAACTGCAATGCTAGACGAGCAAATCTACTCCCAAGGCAGGCTGTTGAAGCAACTAAATGTCCTCGGTTGCCACCAACAACCTCCTCAATATCTGAGTAAAAGGTTGGAACTCTATCCATACCACGATAGCTAAATCCTCGTTTCCATGCCCTAGAGCTTAACTCTCTTAATTGCGAATGTCCAATCTCGTCTTTTGCAATAAGTATAAAGTGGTAGAAAGGAACGTACAATTTGTTTTCTAATTGATGGTTCATTTCTTCTTCACTCAATAAGTAAATCTCGTTACCGAGTATGTATTTAAAGTCTTGTGGGATTTTACCCTCTTTCTTCATGTCTTTGACTGTATTGATATATTTAACATGGTTGCTTAAACAGTCGTGGTTTGTAATGGCGAATCCTTTCTGTCCTAGTTGATTGGCAACATAGTCCACCATAACTGGAATTCTATTTGTAGAGTCTTTTAATCGAATGTTTGAATATTCGTCATGCGTGTGTAAGTTAATAAATTTATCCATATAAAACCTCCATTTTATTGTTTTGGATATGGGTTGGTGATGTCTAGCTTCTCTAGCTCTTTTTGTAGTAAGAGAAGAGACCGTTGAATGCGTCTTGAAATTGTACTCTGCAACACTCCAAACTCTTTAGCAATTTCTTGTTGATTGCATTCTTCAAAAAGATGTAGTTGGAGTAATTTCTGAACCTCTGGGGGTAGGGCAATCATCGCTTCTTTAACAATTGGAATTAGCAGGTTGTAATCCAAACAATCTAATGAAAGATTGGTTGGGAGCAGCTCCCCCATTTCAACAAAGTTCCCATCAACATGTGCTGCAACAGGCTTGTTTAGACGAGCACAATTAGTATAGTGAATATCACCATTTCTTTCTCCCCAAGACTTTCGAATCATGCTTTTAAAATCGTTGTCGATAATATATCCCAAGTATTTTATAAAACTACCGCTACCATCAAAGGTGTTGACCGCCTTGTATAAGGAGTACATTGAGCAAGAATAAAGGTCGTCTTTATCTTGCCCTGCTATATGGTAGGATTTTGACTTTTTAACTAGCATTCCTTTGTAACTCTTGACTGCTTCGTCAAAACTTATTTCCTTGTTACGTATCTTTAATATCTTTTCGTATTCTTCCTGTGGTGTCATTTCGACTCCTCCCTTCTTTTGTTTACAACGACATTATATAACAAAAAACACCCCGAGTCAAGGGTGTTTTATAATATTTTAGCGGAAATATTTTTAGAACATTACTTTGCGAGCTTGTACCTCACTCAGTACATCAACGATTTCCACTTGTGGGTATTCATTTCCATTAAACTTATTAATGGAGAACTTCCCAATAACTGTCAGTTTGAGTCGTTTATTCCCACTTGACAACCCATGAGCAGAACGGTGAATGATTTCATTATACAACGATTCTGACGCAAATCGTTTGATGAAGGCAATCTTTTCGTCTCCACGAACAATGTCAAACCTAATGATATTCTTCTTCTCACCCAAGAGCTTGATTTCCTCAGATGAAATATAAACATCTGTGATGGCAAACGTTGGTTCTGGTAGCGTATTTGCCCACATGTTCTTCCATTGTCCAACCTGCTTCACATGTTTCTCTTTTAAGCGACCCACAGCAATTTCATAATCAACATGATACACGTCTTCAATTACCACGTCTTTTAACTGTTCATTGACCTGTGTGCGTAGTGTTTCTACATTGGCTTTAGGCAGTGAAAATCCAAATGCAGAATCATGTCCCGACACCGATTCAAATTGTCCAGTTTCCAATAGGAATAATCGTAGATTGTCAACGGCAAATCGTGAATAGTTACGACCAGAGCCACCATACGACGAATCATCATTCTTTTTGTCTCGCAACAAGATAACTGGACGTTTGAATTGAGAAGCAAGTTTGTTGGCAACAAGTCCTGTATGAGACTGAGCCAGTACATCTGTCACGTCCATCATAATGATTTTCTCTTCTGCTAACCCCTCTGCTTCAATGTGGTCTAGCATGGTGGCAACAGATTTTTTGATTTCACGGTCTTGCTTCCCTTTAATACTCTTACATACTCGCACCATTGCTTTCTGTAAGGTTTGAATCTCAATCTGTGGATTAGGATTCTTGGCTGACTTGCGTGGCTTATACTCAACTTCTGCTCGGAATCCCGCAAGAGCTTCCCACACACGAATCTTCTCTTCTTGAGACCCACCACGAATAGCACCGTTGATTAATGGGGCAATATACCAACTGATACCGTGTAAGGTGATTTCGTCTCCTAAGCTGAACTCTTGTTCAATGGCAATCTCTTTTAAGAACTCATTACATTGTCCAATCAGCTTAATTCCTTCTAATGCAAGGAATCGAGTTTCAAAGTTGCGTAAGTCCATACTATCTGCAACAAGACCTACTGCAACCAAGTCTAAATAATAATTTGCAAAATCAAAACCATACATCTTGTCAAATTCACGACAGAATTTGTAAACCACTCCTACCCCCGATAAGGTGTTGTTGGGATAGTGTCCGTCGTGGCAGTTGATAACACAGGCATGAGTGTTGTATTCTCCTTCAAATTTATGGTGGTCAAGGATAATAATATCCTTACCTTGGTCTGCTAAGTATTTGCTCATTTCAACATCATTAGTTCCTGCGTCTGGCACAATTAATAAATCAAAATCAAAGCCCGCAATAGCCTTCTCGGTAATACCGTGTTCCTTACCAACGTGTGTAGAGTAAGTTGCTTCTACTCCTAAGTCGGTTAAGTATTGGAACATAAAGGCGGCAGAGGTAAAGCCATCAACGTCTGAGTCAATAATAATGTGGATACGGCTACCATTGTTAATGTGCCATGCTAGCAACTCAAGCCCCCACTTCATGTTGTTAAATAACATCCCATCATGAATACATGACGGGTCTAAGTTTAATAATCCTTGAGGATTTGCTACCCCACGCTGTTGTAATAACAGCTCTAATAATTCCGTGTCTGCTACATAACTATAATCTTTATTCTTAACAATATACTTCATATTCAAATCCTCCCGTTATTCGTCAATTAGTTCATCAAATTGTGACGTATCACTAATTAAGTATTTCTCATTCAGTAGTTCTTCAAAAGTGGCAATCCCTCTGTCGATAGGTGCATCTTTATAACCGATTCTATCATCCCAACACAATACGACAGATACTTGACAGTAATTCATAAACATTGCCGATAATCTTTTGAGCTTTTTAACATATGACACGAAGCCAAGATATTCCTTACCTTTTTTGGTCTCTAAGCATTCTAGGGTGTATTGTTTATCAAGGCAAAAGATGACCTCATTGACCCCAAGGTTAAGCAAGAGGTCTCTTTGATACAAAGACATGTTCATGCTACATAGTGCAACAGTGATGTTTTTGTCTCTGCCGTACAATGTTTCATAAAGTAAACAACTCTTCTCTGATTCAAAGATAATAGCTCGCTTATGTCTTCTGATGTTGTCTTGATTCTGATATATCCCATATAAATTGTGAGACATAGGATACCGATACGTTAATCCTTGCACAGTAATGGGCATGTACTTTCTTCCGTTGTTAACTTCATAATCATTATAACTTCTAGCTCGAATTCCAACCAGATTACCATTGATGTCTCTATGAGGGATAGTTGCTCGATTCTGAGACGGGTAGTACCCGATTTCAAATAATTTAGCGGCTTCTTCTCCAATCCCCTCTTTATACCAATCTAATGGATATACAGGCATGAATACATTAAGAATTGTTTCTGAAAAAGCAGGAAGTTCAATGCTTTGTTTCTTAGGTTTGTATAAATGTATACTTAAGAATTCTAAATCTTCATTTTCAATTTTTAGGGTTTGGAGACCCAACTTTCTCTTGCCAAGTGCAACACCTTTGCGTTTGGCAAGATATTTGAAGGATTCTCCAAAGTCCATATTTAATGCTCCACTAACTACGTCAAAAAGACTCAGAGAGCCACAGCAACTGAAACACATCATTAATCGTGATTCGGGATAATATAGCAACTTCTTAGAGTCTCCTGCCATGGCAGACTGTGTTAAAGTATAAGTTCCCTTGATGGTCTGGAGTTGGGTAAGTTGACCCTAAGTCCATCATTAAGTTAATCACATCTTCCGTTGAATACAACTCTAATAATTCATCTCTATCCATGTCCTTCCTCCTCTCTTAATCAGTAACTTCGACTTCATACTGGATTAGTGCGTCATACAGATGAGAAGGAATATTGCCCCTATATTTCTCTGCCACTTCTTTAATATACTTCTCTTTGTATTCTTTATAGGCTTCGAACGCACCCTCGGGGGTGGTAAAAGTCCCAATGGTGATAGTCTTCCCCAATAGCTGATTATTACATCGAGAGTAATACATCCTGTCTTTTTTATGATAGCTGACACCTATTGGCAATGCCCCTCTAATGGCATTGCTTTTGACAAACAGTCCGTTAATGGTTTCTGGAACAAATACACAGGTGTCGGGGGAATAAACCTTATTGCCCTTTACAAGAATATCCTTGTCCAAGTGCATTTGCTCCCCCTCTATCTCATAATAGTTGTCTTCATACCATTTGGCAAAGTTTTGGAAATTGTGCCATCCCTCGTATACAGAGCAATCCATATAAGTGCTCCTGCTCGCCAAGCAAGAGTTGCTATAACAGCGTGCCATCATGCTATGCCATACTTTGTAGGTCTTTGTGTGTTTTCTTTTATGACTTGCCAGATACTCTCCAACCCCCAAGCAACCTACCCCATATACAGAGGGGTGAAAGGGGAATGAGACTCTCCCCTTTAAAATTGAGCCAAGTTGAGCATTGGTTCTATATCCATTGTCAAATTCAACTGTCACATTGCGACTATTAACATAATCTACAATCTTGATATTGTACCCCTCATTTGTAGTGAAGGTCTGGTTCATGTATTCATGTTTTTTACTTCTATTTGTCATATGCCCCTCCTAGAATCCAATACGTTTTCTTGTACCTAAAGTTGGAGCAGGTTCTTCTTCATTTAAGAAGTCTAACTCCGTATCATCAATTATAGGAAGTTCAGCAAATGGGTCTTCTAACTCTTCTATTGCTTCTTCTACTTCTTCTTGTGGTTCAAATTCAACTGGAATAGCTTGTAGCAATCCATTTTCATCGTATTGCAATACATGGCTTTCATCGCCTTCATATTGAGCCATCATAGCGTCATTGTAGGCTTTTACTTGCTCCTCGTATTCTTTTAGGGCAATTTCTTCTTCTGTTAATTCATCTTCTTCCTCTTCTTTATGGAAACCACTAATGTCTTCATCTGTTAACGGTGCGTCAATGTCCTCATCTTCAACAATCTCAACAAGTTCTCCTGTTTCAGCGTCTAATGAATACCCTTCTGGAGCTTCTTGTTCTTCTAAGCTACCATACTTCTCGTCATACTCTTCTTCTGTTAAGGCTACGATATTAGGCATTAAGTATGTTTTATCAACATTGATAGGAGCATATGATTCATCTGTACAGAATAAATCTACATATTCCATTGTTCCTAAATCTTGATATCCCCAAATCTTAATGTTCTTGAATTTACCGCCACGATTCTTGTAGATGTTGTATCCAATGTTAGGAACACAACGACCATTGTTCAATCCACACTTCTCAATTAATGGCTCTAATAACTCAATCTCTTGTTTGGTAGGAGCAAACGAAGTCATCCCTAAGTCACATTTATTAGGAAGTGAACGAGCACCTTTTACGGCACGTTGGTCACGAACCCCCTCTGCACGTGCTAAGTCAGTAGTTTGAGTAAATCCAATCATGGCAATGTCAAAGCGTTTAGCCATGTTCTTAACATTAGTAGATAAGTTTAATAACACTTGGTCTTCACGTACACCCATTCCACGTGTTGTATGAGTGAACTCAGTTGTTAATGCAGATGTTAACTCTAAGTAGTCAATAGCAACTACTCCGATATTGTATTCTGTCTTGTAGTGTTCAATAGTGTGAGATAAGAAAGAGATGTCATAGTTCTCTTCATCTTCTAAGTATAATGGAGTGTCTTGTAGAATCTTAATCGCTCGTTCTACACGTTGACGCTCATCTGGTGTCAGAGTATTTGCATGGATTTTATCTTCGTCCACACCCGATAAGAAAGCCCACATCATTGGCTCTAACTCAGTGTATAAATCCATCTCTGTACCTATGTATAAACTTGCCACAGGAGTGTGTGGGTTGCGAACAAATGCTCTCTTCTTAAAGTCCCATAGATAAGGAGCAGAAGTTAATAATAGGCGTTTAATCGCCACCCTCGTTTTTCCGCAACCAGAATCACGGGTTTCGAGCATGAATGTTCCTCGTCGTAGTCCACGCATGATAGTGTTTAGATATGCAGACTCAGTAGCAAATCCAAATGAAGGAGCTAAGGCTAATTGCTTTAATAACTCAAATGCGTTGTCTCCTGCTTTACGACGAGCTTCTTCTGCTCGTGTTACGAATGGTCGTTTAGCAGATAGGTTGACTGAATCGAAGTATCGAATAATATCATCAATAGTTAGCAAATCGAAGTTCTCACGTTGAATACGTAACGCTTCACAGTCTAGCTCAGTCATATCTAATAGAGCTGATACATCTTGACCATTCTGCATTTTAATACGTAGGAACGAGAACTTACGAACAATCCAATAGTAATAGTCGTAGTTGTGTACATTAGCGTCTTCTAGGATACTTGTAATCCATTCAGCTCCGTTCCACTCTTCAAACATCTTCTTATGTCCAACTGGATTGTTGTTCGCCAAGTATGTTTCTACATCTCCCAAGCTGATAGCCTTAAGACCTTGTAAACCTAAGTTGTAGATAGAAATAAACAATGTCTTGTGAATTGGTGAGACAAAGTCAAACTCTGCTACCTGCATTTCTCGTGAGCTTAGACGTTGTGGTTCAAGCATTAGACATCCTAGGACTTGGCAACAAGCTCTGGTGTCATAGTATTTCTCAATGGTTTCCTTTTTAATCTTCATTAGTATCTCCCCAATCTACTGTGTCAAAATTTAACGGTTCTCGTTTCTTCCATCGTTCTGGCTGAGTGCGTTGCACATAAACCTCTTTCTCTTCTTGGTTATATTGGTCATACTGTTGTTTAAGTGAATACTGTTTGTATATAAATGCCTTTGCTCTATCGTAGTAATATGGGATAATCCCCAATCCTGCGTCATCTTTGACAGGCTTCCCAAGAATCTCATGGTAATATCTTAGGGTGTGATACATTCCAATGTCTGTATATTCCCAGTTGTCTCGATAATCCTTTAACTGTTTATACATTTGCCCAGTTAAGTTGGGGATACGATACAGCCAACAGATGTATTGGAACAGTATGTCCCAATCTGATAGTTGTTGGTGATTTCGCTCCTCTGCACATGCAGGGCAGTAGTAGCGATTCCCCAATTTGACGGTTTCGTCTTTTGGGTTCATCTTGTCACAAACTGGACATTTAACTTTCCGAGCCATATGTTCACCTCATTTTCTTTAAAAAAAGAGAGGGGGAAGTTCCCCCTCTAATTGCTATAAAATACGGATTTTATCGTCTTTTTACGAAAATTTATGTCCGAATTATTCGGGAATTTTATGCACCTGCTGTTTCTAAGAACTCAGCTAAATCGTTGTAAATAGCATGTAAGTTCTCTAATTGAGATGGCTTGGCTTCTGATACTGGGATACCATCTAAGTGACGAGCTACCACATCTTCCCACACATCTAAGCGGTCAATGTTTGCTAACTGGTCATACTGTCCTGCTAAAGCACTGATTGTTTCTTCATGGTTCATTTGAATAGAAGATTGATACATTTCTTGTTGTCCTGCGAAGTCTGTTACCTCTCCGCTTGTTGCGTCAATCTCACGTTGAATACCTTCACGAATTGCTTCGATTAAGTTCCCTGCCGAGAATGTTTCTAGGTATGTGTCCATGTAGTCGAAACGAGAGCGAGCGAAGAATTGGTCTGTTTCTGCTAACCAAGCCGATGAAGGGATTACTTGGTTGTTTTCGTCTACTCCGTTTGGTGTTAAGTAAGCAACAACGTCGCATACGTCAATGATTGGGTCGATATTACGTTTATCTCCTTTAGGAGTAATGAATCCTGTCTTATGGTCTACTTGACGGTGTCCGATGAATAAGATAGTGTATCCTTGAGAAGTTAAGTCCATTACTAATCCTGCGATTTCTTTCTCGTAGTAACCCCATAAACCATATCCACCTTTACCTTCTGAGATATCAGCTACGTCATACTTTTGACATAACCAACGTTGGCACATAAGTCCTAACTTCTCAGCTCCGTCGATTACGATTGTAATTGGTTCTTGTTCCAATGCTTTTAACCATTGTGGGTTAGTAGTTAATGTTCGCACGTGCATTTTAACATCTGTGTAAGTTGCAGTTTTTAATACTAATGCTCCTTGTGTCCCGTTCATACCTTTTTCTAAAGGAATTACAACTGGGTTGGGGAACTTAACTGCATTCTTAGTCTTACCAAGATTATTTCCTCCGTAAGTGAACACAATTTTACCACGGATAGAAGGGTCTAATTTAGACACTGTTGCACGTCCTTTCATTGTTGTTTCTGCTAATCCTGCTAATAATGAACTAATAGCCATAAGTATATCTCTCCTTAATATTTAATCTTGTATGTTTGCAAAATCTCCTTGTAGAGCAACCAAAGTTTCATTTCTCCATTTAATTGCTTCTTCAAGTGTCTTAAATGTTTTACTGTGCTTCTTCTCTTTCAAAGAAATCTGCACTCGATATGTTCCGTACTTGGTTAATCCAATATTTTTAATACCTAGTGAATTATTTGACATTAAACCTCTGTTACAGTTGTTGCCAGAATGGTTTGTTATTCTTAAATTTGATAGTCGGTTATCACTCGGGTTTCGGTTAATGTGGTCAACCACCACTTTATGCCTAGAAAGGTGAGCATTCATTAGATAGCGGTGAAGTGCATAGCGGTTGCCGTCAATTAGGATGTAATAATAATCTTTCGAAGTATGTTTCCCAATCTTTTTGTCTCTGACCTGTTCTACACAGGAATCAGAAATTATTGTTTTACCATTGGCAACCCCATGATTATCATAGGTTATAATGGTTGCTGTTTCATCTCCATTTAAGATGATTTCATTATTGTCAAATTTGCTACGTGTACATAAGACCACTTTTCCATGTCTTCTGACTTGCCAATAATGTTTTTCACAATAGCCGTTTGCATAGTGCTTTTTGTCACATTCTGACACACAACAGGTCTTTCCTGTTTTGCTCATTGTCGTCCTCCATTATTGGGAGAGAGAAGAAATCTCTCTCCACCATGTTATGTATATTGGCACTGCCCTAAGTATGATTTAGATTAGAACGCTGGCACTCCTTCTGGACGTTTAGGTGCAGTTGGCATTGTTGGTTTTGCAGGAGCTACAGGTCGTCCTGCAACTGGAGCAGTCGGTGCAACAGGCTTGGTCATTGCAGGTGCTGTTGGACGTGCAACTGGGCTTGGTTTAGTTCCTCCTCCTAATCCTACTCCACGAGAGTTAGTTTGAGAACGTTGTTCGTCTTTTTCAATTTCTTGCTGTTTGCGGTTTTCACGTTCAACTAAAGCGGCTTGGATTTGCTCACGAGTGTACATTTTGTCTGGGTCAGTTACGATGTCTCCTCCAGTTGTTACAAACTCACGAACTGATTCTTTCTTAGTTTCAATCTTAGCAATTCCTAATGTACCACCTTTTGAAATTTGTGTTTCAATGAATTCGTAGCGGATATCTCCCCAGAATACATATGTTTGTTCTGGATATACTCCACCTAATACATCATCTGCGAATGGGATTACTGTTCCATCTTCTGTCACAATATCTTCTGCAATCATCTTGATTGGCATTGCTGACCCACCGTATACAGGCACATATCCTTCAATTACAGTACGACCAGTTGGCATATCATTTTTGATTTCTTGAACAACGTCATTTACGAACATTTCAACTTCAAACTCAGCTTTGTATTGGTCTGGAGTTAAGTTGTCCTTAATTGTTAACTTACCGAATCCTAATTCGAATGAGATGTTTTCACGTAATTGTCCATCTTGGCAGTAAATGTTATCCGATAAACGAGGTTGGAAGTCTTTGCTACCCCAAATAGATACTTTAGTTGCTAACTCTTCTGTTACATCTGGTGTTGCCATAGTTGGGTAAGTTCCATCCATGAATTTGCTTAATGTTTCGAACATGTGGTTTGGTTCACCTTTTTTAGTTAATTGGTTAGCACGAGCTTTAACTGTGATTTCACGAGTTTCCCCTGCTTTTACTACTAATTTACCACTAATGTATGTATATTCTCCATTTTCGTTTGCTCCAGAGTTCACTTTGAAATCTGCTTCTTTAACTGCACCTGCTACTGAAATTTTGTTAATTGCTTGTCGTAATTCTGTTGTCATGTAAATCGTCTCCTCTTAATATGAATTTTAATATTTGTGGTCTTACATGAGTTATCATCAATGCCCTTCTTTATTATACCATTTTTGTTGAACTTTGTCAACATATTTTATAATATTTTAGCAAGTTTTGTCGCTTTCTTGCTGTAACTCATCCATAACCACTTGCAATACAAATTCGTATGGATATTCGTCAGTAATCTCGTAAACACATATCTCACTTCGTGGATTGGTTTTGTCGTAACCTCCAGTGAAGATTAGTGGTTTTACTACTTTGTAATTGTCATCCACCCAAAATCCGTGAGCAGTCATTGCATCAAAACAACTTTTTACGCTCACACCATCTAAGTCGAACTCTCGTTTAGTTGGATTATAGTGTTTGACAACTACCATACAATGTTCAATCATTGTTTGTTTAACACCCTGTGACTGTAGTGTGTATTTAACATAATCACCAACATCTGCCTTACGTTGACTGCGTTGAATTGCAGTGCGAACATTAAGGAAGTTGTTTAACATCGGTAACACTCCAGTTCGTGTCTTCCCTAGCCATGATAGGCTTTGATTCTTTCTGAATGGATGTTGCTTTGCATGATATTTGTCATACAATTCAAGTGTTTCCGCATTCAGTGTAATTACAGTCTTATGACTGTTTCGATACTCATTCATTAGCTCAGTGCTCATTTAATCACTCCGTGTATACATTGTATCGCTCCTTTCATTTTTCAATCTCTCATCAAGAATCTTATTAAGACTCTTGGAGAACAACACTGATAGAGGGGAAAGATTCATTTTTAGATTTTTATTTACAACTATCAATGTTGTTCGCCAAGACCCTTAGTAGGGGGTTAGAGTCTTGGGGAAGAGTATCACGAGGGTTTTTGTATTGGGTAATTGGAGGAGAGTGATACTCTTCCCCAAGACTGGTTCGAAGTGAACCGCCTTGGTACTCTTTTATTTTACATTACTCGACTTGATTCGTCAAGCATTATTTTATAATATTTTAACTATTTTTAATAGAAGATATTTAACGCATTTAAAACATCTAAGAATCCATCATCATAGGTTCCCGCAGGGAAACATGTGTTTGACGTGATAATCTTATTAATCTTACCTTTTAAATGGTCTGTCCCAAAAGGCAGGATAGCATGTGCAACACATAGCGTGATGGTGCAGTTTGGATACTTGGCTCTCATAATGTCTGCTACGTTCACAAAAGTGCGACCTCCATCACAAATGTCGTCATAGATAATAAAATCTATAGGGTCGTTAACCACTTCTCCAGTGAATGTGTCATCTTCTATAATGCGAGATTTTACTCCGTCTACTGTACGAACCTTTTCAATTACATAGTCAGAGTGCAGATTTAATTTCTTGTTGCGAGTGTCAGCTCCCTTGTCTGGGGCTACAATTAAGAACCCCCTTGGCAACATATCGTTGATTTTAGGAGAAAACCACTCTGTGTTATACTCAAGGGCAGAAGGAATGTTATGAGGGTCAATGATGTGCACGTTGTGAAGGTGTGCAATCATGTCTTTGACTACAGAGAATAGCTCTGGTTCTAATCCAGTTTCTCGCTCTTGTCGTCCATATGCCACATACCCTATTGTTGTACGCAGTTTTGCCCCTTGCTTATAAGCAAAGCGTGTAAACACAATGGCTTTCTCTAGGGTGCTCATTGTAGCGTATGGAATATACAAATGAATGTATTTCCCATACTTTTCACAAATATCATAGGTCACTCGATACTCTCCTGCTCCCCACTGGTCTAAATCAACCACTGTCATGCCATGGACAGTTTTGACATAAATATTACTACGAAAATCATCTGTTAATCGTTTTACATCCTGTCGGTTCATCTTATCGGTCTCCTAACTCTGAATTGTATCGGTCTTTAACTTCCTGCCAAGTGAAGTCTTTTACTAATTGTCCATCCTTAAACACTGTTTGTAATAAGTCTTGTGGATGTCCACCTTCGACCGTTTTATATTGTCCATCTTCTTTGATGACGGATACAAAGCCTTGATATGATTTCTTCCCTTGGTCAGTGATAGGGTCTTTCATAATAGGAATCCATTTGCCATCACGACACACGCAAGTCGCTTTGAATGCCGCTCCTAAAGTATCTCGAGTGTGATTGCGTAAGATTCCACCTACCCCAATTACTAAGTTTTCCGCACTATATCCTAGGTCTTTTAATGTTTCTAACGTCTTCTCGAAACGTTCTAAATACATTCCATCCCCGTAGATTAGTCCTACATGTGAATCCAATACTTTGTATCCTTTTGAGTTGACTGTGTGACCAAATATTTTATCTAACATATGGATTCCGCCATGAGTTTGACAGCTTTCTTCACAATACTTTCTCAATGTCTTATCAGTGTACTCGCCACAAATGATGTGATATGGATTACCACTGTCTGGTCGAAATACCACTTTACCATCACGAGCCATAATGCGGTCTTTTAGTTGTAGCGTCATGTTATCCATAACATTGTACCAATTATATGTATCTGAAACGATTGAAACAATCCCTGTAGGGTAAATATCTAACATGTTCTCAAATGCTTTAATTTCATCTTCTCGTCCAAATGAACACATTACAGAGTGTTCGCTAGCAGGCACTGAGCAGATTACCATTCCTTCTGCATTGTAGAACTTGCGAATTAATGGAGCTGATACGATTGTGTCAGAACCATCGAAGTTTAATGCGTGAGCCATTCCTGTAAAAGCTGCTCCCTCTGGAGTCATTGCCCCACGTGAACCAAAATCATGAACAGCGAATGGTCGTAAGAAGTCGTTGTCTGATGTTTCTGCAAAGTACTTATCAACAATGCGACGATACTTTAAGCTACAAGCTCCTGTTGCTAAGGCTGACCACCATTTTAACAATAATGTTTCTACGAACCCTACTACCCAGTGGAATCCTGCAACGGTATTTTGAATTGTACACACTGCATTTGGCATTCCCACAACACTACCCTCTGGTAATGCCTTAATCTCTAATGGTAAGTATCCTAAGTCTACTAAAGCCATCAACTTTGTTTCAGTATCTGGGTGATAGATTCCCATTGCTTTTGCTTCTGCAATTAGCCCTTCGACATCACCTTTTAAAATTGGTTGCATTAAGTACTCTTTAATTAGGTATTGTAACCCAACAATCGGTGTCTCAGTGAAGTATCGGTCACTGCGTAATTGTAATACTGAGTAAACATATTCTGTGTCGCTTGGGTACTGGCACATATGTCCTAGCTTGTAAGCGTCACAATCCCAAATAAAACTTCTGTGGTTATAATTCATGTTCATCTCTCCTAACAAGTATTAAGAACTCACTCTCTCTTTTTGAATCAGTTCTTGATTGCCAATACCTACCATGGTAGGTACTGACTGTCAAAAACTATTTCCTAGGTGCATTTAAACTATATCATAGATTGTCATATGTTGTCAATCTATTTTATATTATTTTGACGAAATTAATCCTTTTAAGAAACTTCCGAATGGAATTACTGTTACTGCCATTACTGACACCACAACCCATTGCACTAAGTTCATTGGGGTTACTGATAAGAATTCTCCTCCAATGAGTGTTAACACTACTAAGATGGCAACGATAGCAACCATAACCTTAGCGAATGTTTTGTTTTCATCTAATCCCTTGAATACATTTGAATCCATGCTACGCACATTGAATCCATTGAATACAGACATCAACATGAATAGTGCGAAGTATCCTGTTAAATGTGCTTGACCAAACATGTCTTTGAACATAGGAACAAATAAGAATAATAAACTTAATACTGCCATGAATGCTCCCATAGCACCTACTTGAATCATCATAGCTTTATCTACGATTGATTGTGTACGAGACTTTGGCTTCTCATTCATGTACTCTTTTAATGCAGGTTCTCCACCTAATGCCATAGCCCCTAAGCTGTCCATTACTAAATTGAGGATTAGCAACTGGATAATGTTTAATGGCTCTTGGATACCGAAGAATGGGCACACTGCACAAATAAATACTGCTACTACGTTGATTGTTAATTGGAACTTGATAAACTTTAAGATATTGTTATAGATAGTACGACCATATAACACCGAGTCTGCGATTGACTTGAAGTTGTCATCTAAGATGATGATGTCTCCTGCTTCTTTCGCTACATCTGTTCCAGACCCCATGGCAAACCCTACGTCTGCTCGTTTTAAGGCAGGACTGTCGTTAGTTCCGTCACCTGTCATCCCTGCTACAAGTCCTAGCTCCTGTGATAAACGAACCATACGTGACTTGTCTGTTGGCAATGCACGAGCAACTACCTTTAAGTTTGGAATGATTGCTTTTACTTCTTCATCTGATAAGTCCTGTAATTCACTTGATGTTAATACCACATCTGTGTCTTTGGTAATTAATCCTGCGTCTTTTGCGATTGCTACTGCTGTTTCTTTGCGGTCTCCAGTAATCATGACTACTTGAACACCTGCATTTTGTACTTCTGCAATGGCTGTTTTAGCTTCTGGACGAACATCGTCACGGATACCAATTACCCCTAATAAGCTCATCTCTGGTGATAATTCACCTGCTACTAACTCTCCATGAGCATAACTGATAGCAAGTACACGGATTGCATTGTTAGCCATTTCGTCAACAATAGTGTTGATTTTGTTGCGTTCTTCATCTGTAATATTGATACATTTGTCTAATACTCGTTCAACTGCACCTTTGTATAGCGTTAATGTACGACCCATTGCTGTCTCACATTGAGTTGCCATGAACTTCTTAGCAGAGTTGAATGTTTCCACTTTTACTACCTTTAAATCTTCATGCTCAATATCTTTAACATATTGTAATAAAGCGCGGTCTGTCATGTTCCCACCTGTGATTTCACCGTCTACAATCATAGCCGAGTTGTTAATCTTTAATGATGTGGCAACTAACTTCTGCATACCTTCGTCTAATCCAGTGATTGAATCAAACTGGTTTCCGTCCTTGTCAATGAAGTTTACTACTTCTAACTGACCTTTAGTGATAGTTCCTGTTTTATCTGAGAATAAGATGTTTAATGACCCCGCTGTTTCAATACCTACTGCCTTACGCACTAATACATTGTGTTGCAACATCTTTGAAGTGTTTTGCATTAATACAATTGCAATCATTAAAGGTAATCCCTCTGGTACTGCCATAACTACGATTGTTACTGATACTAATAAGGCATTTAACACGTCTTTAGCCATTAATGCGAATGGTTGTGCCAACCAAGACTGTAGCCCGTTACTTAAGATTGAGTTACCTAAGATAGCTAATCCAATAACTACTGCTCCGATATAACCGAATTTAGAGATTTGCTCTGCTAAGTGTGTTAACTTAACTTTTAATGGAGAGTCAACCTCTTCTTCTGTCATCTCTTCTGCCATACGTCCCATCATAGTGTTTGCTCCAACCTTGGCTACTTTCATAACACCTTCCCCGTCAGCAACTAAAGCTCCACGTAACATCATGTGAGAGTCTGTCATTTCACCATTTGCAAAGTCATAGAAGTCTGTTGGAATCTTTTTAACTTCATCTGACTCACCGTTTAACGCTGAGTTGTCTACCTTAATGTTCCCATCATATAAGAATCCATCTGCATGAATCTTCTCTCCCGATTGAACTAAAACAAAGTCTCCAACCACCAAGTCGTTAGTGTCAATGATTTCAATTTGTCCATTACGGCATACCTTACAAGTCTCATGAGAGTTCTCTTCTTTTAACTTGCGGTATTCTCCATCTGAAACCATTGCAGTCTTTGTTGAAATAAGTGTTACGATTGTCACAGAGATTAAGATACCAATGACTTCAAACCATTCTGTGAATCCAAAGGCAGCGATTACCGCCATTAACACTGTAATTCCCACTAATAATTTTAACATTGGGTCTTCAAAGTTTGCCAACCATTCTGTCCAAAACTTCTTTGGTTCTGCTTCTGCAATCTTATTATCTCCAAATAGCATGCGTTGCGATTCCACTTCTGCGTTTGTTAATCCATTAATATTCTTCATAAGTATAGTTGCTCCTTTGTTCTAAGTATAGTATTTATTCTAAGTATCTCATTTAGTAGGTTGAGGGGGTCATCCCCTCATATGTATTAGTATCGTTTTGATTTTGAAGCTAAGTCACGTAAGTCGCTAACAATCACTCCGTCACCTAATGCAACAAACTCAAACTTCCCATTTCGTTCAACTAATTTACCGACCACAATTCCTGTTTTCTTGTCATAGTCTTCTGCTAAGTTGAAGTATGCCAACTCAATACCTTTGTCATCATACACTCGCACATAAGAATTATTAATCATGTTGAAGTGCTGACCCTTGCTCTTCGCTTGGAAGATGTTTAATGCTAAGTATAATGTATCTGCAAATCCAACAGCATTCTCAAGGTTAATGGTAACTGTTTCATTGTCGCTCTTGTTCTTACCACGAGACCCCACTGTGTCATCTCCGCTTGATTTAGCAACAGTTTTACCTACTCGATTCTTCATTGTTTGATTGCGGAATGTACACTCTCCAACTAATGTTCCATTCTTGAAGGCAAATACCGAAGCGTCTACATCAATGTTTCCTACATACACTTCCTCAGTTGCTGGCTCTTCGTAAGTTTCAATCGTTCCACCAAATCCAAGGAATCCTCCAGTGCGACGAGTTTTCGTTACTGTTCGTGTAATAGTTACATAGCCCGAATCAGACGCTTGCCATCCACATCCTAATTTAATAGTCTTTAATGCTTCTTCAACCCCTTCAACATCTTTTGTTAAGTTAATTCCTTGATTTTTAGTTAAGTTAATAGCCATTAATATCGTCTCCTTTAAAATTCTAATTTTGTTTGCCATCAATTTGTTTATATAACTTTTGAAGAATGCGTTTTATTCTGACACACTCTTCTTTTTCTTCATCTGAAATCACTTGATACCACTTATAATGGTCTAATGCTCTTACAAGTAGTTCAATATGACACTTATTAAAATCCATTTTACCACTCCTTAAATGTCTGTTAACTTCTGATTTTATTTACTTATTCTTCTTCAACACAGCGAATACAAACATACTCGCCAATCTCGTTTTTTCTAATACAGTCTGCACAATATAAGTCCCCACAAACTTCACATCTTATATACTCATCACCCTCATTAAGTATTGTTAAACAATTCGCACAAAAGTCACAAACTTCACCACTATATATACGTTCGTTCATTCTTTAACCTCATTTCTGTATAAAAATTTAATTTTATTTACCATCTTTACAATTGTTGCAAATGCACTCACCATAAGAACCGCAGTCCTCACAAAAATATCTTCCACACTTCTCGCACTGAACGTCAGAGTCAACATCATTCCAAAAACAAAGTTCGCAAGTAACTAAATCAAATTCTTCCACTTTTATCACCTCATAAATTTATTTTTAAACTTATCCCACCAAAACTCTGGGATGGTTAATAGGACTTTAAAACCAAACCAGTTGATTAGAATTATCCAAACACCGATTATCGTAAACAAATTAACCAAGAAGTTTTTCAAGTATCTCATAAATCATCTCCTCAAAATGTATTTAAAAATTAAATTTTATTCACTTTTAACATTCACAATACCCTGCAACCTCACAACTAAAAACAACTCCCATTGATGATAGATATTGCCATTCTTTCAATTCCTTTTTGTATGGAAAAGTTTCATTCTTCATATCGTTTATAAAACTATCCCAATTATCACTAATAAATTTAATAAAACCATCATTGTTACCTCGTTGTCGGTATCTTCTAACATATTCATCTTTTGCTGTTAATTCTGGGTAAACCAATACATATCTAACATCAGCTTCTTCTAACGCTTTTCTAACAACGTCATGACTACTCACAAATATAATATCAACTTTACCGATGTTCTCTTTAATATGTTTTATATAATTATTTGGAAACTCTGGGTTTCTTTCTTTTGTATTATTTCCATTTTCATCTTTTACCCAACTAAACTCACTACTATCACTATCCAAACATACTCTCCCATGATACTTTTGGTCTTTAAAAAATTCTGTTTTCCCAACCCCAGGGAATCCGCTAATAATTGTTGTTTCTTTCATCTTCATCTTCCTTTCAATGTGCATAAAAGTATAAGTTTACCAACTAATTTTTAGGGTTGCATAAGTACTTCCCTTGTCAATGGAGGTTTTAAACCCTTGTTCGCTTAGATATTGCGAGATAAACTCAACCCTCTCTTGGTCGCCCCCGTAATAGGTCACCTTTGTACTGCTTTTACCTTCTTCACAAGCTCTTTCTATTGAACACTGCACCTCATATATTGCGGTTCTTGCACTTCTTAACTTTCCTTGTCGGGTTTTCTCTCGAACCTTGTCAATGTAGCTTTTCTTCTTAAAGAACATATCCATCCTCCTTTTAAGAGAGGGGGTCAATTACGACCCCTTACTGCCACTCTGTCTCAGTAAAGTGCTGTGGCATTAGTGCCCTTTACTCAACTAAAAACCTCTTGAAGTCAATGCTCCTGTTAGAGACATTACTGGATGAGATAAGTTCTCAAACTTCCATGCTCCATTGTCACGAACCACACGGGCTAACTCACAAGTTGTTTGACCGATTAAGTCTTTGTCCAACTTAAATGAAGCCAATACTCGATTAGTGTCTAAGTCAACAATCTTAGCTGTTGAGTTTGCAATCTTACCGAAGTGCAATCCTTTAGAAGCTCCATTGTAGATATCTGCTACTAAGACAATCTCGGTGAAGTTTGCAGGCACTTTGTTTAAGTCGATGTCAATTACTTCATCATCTACACCAAGTGCATGAGCTCCGTTACGAATGTCTCCACTGTGCTTTACTGCTCCACTTTCATGTTGTAAGTTGTTGAAGAATACAAAGTCTGTATCTCGTTTTCCACGACCATTTTCTAATAACATGGCTGAGATGTCCACATCTTCATTTGTATCCCAACTTACTGTGAATGCTACACGTGATAATCCTTTATCTAAACAAATTCCATTTCCTTTTTCTAAGTTAATTGCCATAGTTAATCTCTCCTTGAGTATGTATTCTTAATAGTATGTTAAGTATTATAAGTTTGCTAATTCGTCATCAAGAGAAGACATCTCTGCGTCATAGCGAGCATTGTTTGCAACATTAGCATTATTATATAACGTGCGTCGTCCTGCCGCTGCTCTTTCACGCTCTGCAATAGCTTCATGAATTCCGTCTGCGTCATATCCTGTGTTGATGTCAGTAACACTGTTTAATACGTCGTAGATAGCTTCTGTTTGTTGTGCCATTTGATTGCGTCGTTGGAACTCGTCTAACTCTGCCGTAGCTTGAGCAATGTTGCGGTCTAAGATGTCTAACTGACGTAAGATTTCAGTTTCTGCATTTGTTGCTTCTGCCAACTGTTGAACAAGAGTTTCAATCTTTTGCTCTTTTTGGTTCTTCTCGATTAATAATCGTTTAGCCTGTTCTGTTTGACCAGTGTCACGTAAGCGACGAATTGTTTCAATGTACTTCGACTGTTCGAACTTGCGACGCTCTGCGATTAGGTCGTTCTCTAACTGAGCTTTTAAACCTAAGATTTGACTCATGTTATCTCCGTTGCGGATTTCATCTCGTCGTTCTAATAATTCACGTTTCTTGCGTTTTAATTGGACTTCTAAATCCACCATTCCGTCCATTGCGTCATTAGCTGCTTCTGCTTTCATCCCAAACCAACGTTTGATTGTTGCAGTCCAAGACTTGCGTTTGTTCTTTTGTGTTGCCATGTTCATCTCTCCTTTGACAAATTTCTGTCGTATTCGACTCCTGTATATTAACATATCTGTAAGATATTGTCAATAGCATTTTATAATATTTTAGCAGTTTTTATTTTTAGCACGAACCCGAAGGCTCGTGCATACTCAATTACTTGTCTCCGAATAAGAACTTTAAGAAATCATTCATTTCTTTCCCACCGTCTGGAAACTCAATAAAGTTGTCTTCTGGATTCACCGTTCCAACCATGTTAGCTAAACGGTCTAATGTTTTCTTTAATTCTTCCTCTGGATTCTTTTGGAATCGCCCAATACGACAATCTGGACAATCACATTTTCTATTGTGAACAAGTTCCCCTGTCTTAATGTAGTGTGCTGATGTAGCTTCTCCGAAATAGGTCGACAATAACATTGTCAACTGCTTCCAGAACATGAATCGGAATTCATCTACCTGTGTCCCATCCATTAATCGGAAACCTTCTAATACATGACGCATGCCTTCCTCCCATTTCTCGATATCTGCGTCTGTGTCAGCTAATACACACCAATCTTTAGCCATGATGTCTTCTAATGATAATGTTGCTTCCACATCATCTGCTACGTCGTATAGTTCCCCATATTCATCGAACCCGATTGCTACTTCCGCAGGTGAATACTCTGCTGTCCAAGCCCCACGGTACATAGTATTTGTAGTTCCTTGAATCGCTTCTGTTGCTTCTTGTAATGTTAAGTTAGTAAGTAATGTTTTCATATTATCTCTCCTAGTATTTAATATAGTATGTATTAACCAAGAACTTCAACTCTTCTGTTCAGTCCTTGTCAAAGAACACCATGTTTTGATATTCTTTGACAAGGAGGTTAATACCTCCTCGACATATTTTGTTCATTTGCGATATGTTTAGATTATATCATGTCTATTTCGACATGTCAATCCTTTTTAACATTTTTTTACATTATTGCGGGTCAAAGCGCACAACCTCTCCATCAATGATTGAAGCCTGTGTGTATCGTTTCGTAACGGTAATATCTACCATTCCATCCTCTGTGCGTGTAGCGACAATTAAGACTCGTCCAAATGCAATTTCATAGAACGACTCATGAGGGTTTTGTGCAAGGTATGTTAGTGCTTCATCAATAAATCCGTTAATCTTTTCATCGTTAATATCGACTCCGTGCTCGAAAGAGAAGAAGTCTTGTGGGTAACTTGGTCTTTCCATCTATAATATCCTCCTATTTATTGCCCAATAGTTTTGAGCACTTTAATACATTCTTTAATAACATAGCGGTAGTGAGCACACCAACTCCACGTGGAACAGGGGTGATAGCTCCTACCTCTTCTAATACTGCGTGAAGGTCTACGTCTCCACATAACTTCCCGTTCTCGTCTCGGTTAATTCCTACATCAATAACTACATCATTGTTACGGAAGAAGTTCTCATCAAAGAATTTAGGTGCTCCGATTGCACAAATTGCTACATCTGATAAGGCTGTGACATGTTTTAACGCTTGTGTCTTGCTATGACACATGGTAACCGTAGCATTACGATTTAAACATAATTGAGCCATTGGCTTTCCAAACAGGTTAGAGCGTCCTACAATGACCACATCTTTCCCTGCAAGGTCATACCCGATTTCATCAAAGATACGGATGACTCCGCTTGGAGTACATGGTAATACTGCTTCGCTAAGTCGTCCTAAAGCTAATAATCCTTGGTTGTGGACTGTCAAACCGTCTACGTCCTTACGTGGGTCAATACAGTCAATTATACGCTGTTCATCCAAGTGCTTTGGCAATGGCAACTGAACCAAAATGCCATGAATATTATGGTCATGATTTAATGCCTTTACGACCCCTTCTACCATCGTTTGCGTTGAATCACTAGGAAGTCTATGCACTACAGATTTAATTCCAACCTCTTCGCATACTTTCTCTTTGTTTCGCACATACACCTGTGACGCAGGGTCGTCCCCCACAATCACAACTGTTAAACAAGGTGCATGCTCCATTGTTGAAACTTCTTGTTTTACCTCTTCTTTTACTTTCTGTGCAATAGACACACAATCAATAATCTTACTCATAATATTCCCCTCTCCTGTATTCTCGATAGTACTTTTCTTCTGCTTGGATTCTAGCCTCTATTGCTTCCGCTTCTGTGTCAAACGAACCGAGGGCTATTTGTTTTCCGTTTAGCGTGATATAAGCTCTCCATTTGTTTCGGTCTTTGCGAAATGAAACTCCTTTTCGAGAGTTGTCTCCCGAACCAGTGTTTTTTGAATTAAACTGATTTTGTTGATTTGTGACTAATCGCAAATTCGCCTTGCGATTGTCTAATGGATTTCCGTTAATATGGTCTACCTGTAAATACTTGTCCGTGCAATTCATCACTAATCGGTGCAATAGTAGTCTTTGTGCTGAACTTTTCACATATCCATCGGGAGTGTAGCCCCATTTATGTTTTGATACAATTTCTTTGTCTTCTGTGTCGATGATGGCTTGCCCTTTTAATTCCCCACGATTCCCATATAAATCAACTGTAGTAATGTTGCCATTAGTTGTATAGTTATTTGGACTTCTTCGATGTATTGTTCTTATTTCTCCATGTCTATACATGTGATGAAGGTGTTTTCCACAGTATGGCTTGCCATCAAAGCAATTATGTTTTGCCTGTGTTTCACATCCTTCTACAGAACACTTTCTCGGATTATCCTTCATACATAATCAACTCTTCCGCATATGGTAAGGTCTTAACCCATTCCACAAAAGTATCTTGCCATTCTTCTTTTAAACGGTGGTTTTTACGTTGGAAGTAAATATTGCGAATTTCAGCATAATTGGTTGATACCGTTCGCAACTGTAAAAACCCTTCTGGTAACAACTGTTTTGCTCTTTTAAGACACAAGTTTTTATCGCTTGTTCCTTGAGCGTTATTCCATTCTTCTCGAATTTCATTTAACTTATCAACAATAATCATCATGAATTCTTCATCTTGTGGTTCATAATAAAACTGCTCTAAACGAATTGGTGTTTTCTTGTTTAACAGTTTGTGCATTGTTGAACAACTGTTTTTCGTATTATAGTGGTATGTATCAAACTCACTCCACCAATAACGTGGCATGTCCATGTCAACCCACACATGAATTTGTCTCATGAATTTTGCGTGCTCTGCTCCTGCTTTTAATAAACGTTGAGCGAGGTTCAAATCCTTTTCTCCAATTATGTCTCCTGTGGTATCCTGCAAGTGCCAAGAATCCATCGGATTACGCATCCCTTTCATGGACTGCTCAATCCCTGCAACTGCTAATGTTTTAATGTTCATAAGTATGTCCTCCCTATGGGAGAGGTAGGAGACCTACCGTCTCCCTATGTATTCATTGTCGTTTTCGACATCTTGATTATATCAAACTTTGTAATTGCTTGTCAACACATTTTATAATATTTTGACGAATATTTAAGCTGTTAGTAAAAATAGTGCCATACCAACAAAGTACACAACAATTCCTGCTCTATGTCTCCCGTCAATGCGGTCTGTGGACGCAATCATCCCTAGCCCTACAAGAACTGCCATCATGGAAATAAAGTTAATCAACTCCAACATGCGGTTTCCTCCTATGATTCGTAGCTTACTTCATCCTTATCTAATCGCATGCGACTAAAAGTAGGGAATTGTAAGCTAATGCTATCATCCTTTTTATTCTTTGTCTCTTCTTTATATTTAACCTCTAAAATCTTGCCAATATAGAAGTCTCTATTAGCCCAGAATTCTTCACGTTCTGCGTCTGTATAGCCGCTACCGACACCTACTGGTGTTCCTTTGAAGTCGATAATGAAAGACCCTAATTTGCCTGCATGTTTCCCTTCTCCTTCTTCGTATCCAATGATACGAACATCTGAAAATAGGAATCGCTTAACCTTCAAGATGCCATTATGTCGCTTACGCTGATATTTAAAGTCTCGGATTAACATTAATCCTTCTAGCTTCATTTCAGTAGTCCAGTCCAAGTAATGGTCAATGACGGCTTGGTCTACCCCATTACCTTCATAGAATACTGGGGCAATACGAATGTGTTCTAACCCTAAAGAGTCGATGGCATTCTGGATACGTTTAAGACGTTCTAAACGCATTTTGTATCCCAACTTACTCTCTCCTTTATTGAATTCAGCAATGGGTAGCATATCGAATAAAACAAGCTCAATTTGTGGCTTCTCTAAAGCGTCTGAGTTAACAATCGAACATGTTAAGCGGAAGTTCTCGTTGTCTAGGATTGCATAGTCTCGGTTCTTGTGAACTAGCTCTCCATCAAATACCCAGTTTAATACGTCTTGACCAAAGTGATTACACATAGCTGTTAAATCATCAACGATATGTTGATACCCTGTCATTGGTTGATTCTGACGACTACGGAATCCTCCATCATAGAACGTGCTTCGGATACCGTTTAACTTTAATGCAAGGCAATACCATTCATTAGGTTTGAACTTCTTAACCTTATCCACAGGGTGACCTTGCTGAACCTCCCAAGCAGGAATTAACTTAGGAATAGCTTTATTGATATTCTTAACTCCCATATTGATACGCAAGTCCTTGAATAACATTCCTTTGATTAACCATTGGATATCCTCATCCTGTGCCTCAACAAAGGCTACAACCTGTTCACGTAGTTGGTCATTGATGTTGCTATTGGCTAATTCGTCTAACATTGCAAATACGTCACCATCTCTGTGCTTACCTGCTTTGTATTCTTTAAATACCGACTCTGTAATCTTATAAGTCATAAGTGGGTTGTATGTATAATATAGAACCTTCTTAAGTATTTCATTGTCTGCATTAGCTTTGACAATGGCAATCTTGTCGTTTGTCCCACTTGTATTTTGTAATTGTTTAATAATTGTTGCAACTTGTTTCATGTAATTCCTCCTTTTAAATAGCACTATAAAATATTAATTTTATTGTTTAAATACAAACAGTTTTTCGATTGATACCTCACGTTTTTTAAGTCCATATCCTGCCCTCCTAATATATCAATCTTAGCCTTGTCGATATTTAAAAATCTCAATGCGTTTAATTGCTCGCTCTTCATATATTAAGTCTCTTCCTAGTCCAATGTTGATAATGCTCCTAAAATAGCAAACAGCATATAGTAACTATTGGACGACACCGTTACTCCAAACCACTCATATAGACATCCGACAACAATATCATCGAATCCAAATAGCGAGAGGATAAAGGCACTAATCAATCCATCAATCAGTCCCCATATCAAAATAATCAACCTCCTTATCTATTATTTAAAAATCCTCGATAAGAACATTCCAAAGGAGCAGGTTCTTTTGGATGGGTCTTTTCAATTTTAAACACAACCTCTTCTGCTCCATACATGTCTCTTGTCTCTGTCCATTCTTGAATCAGCTCCAACATGTAGGACATATTCCCTCGACCATATCTATGACCATTTACAGTCAATGCGTAAAGTTGTTTCATAAGTATCAAAATCCTAACTAATATGTATTCATGTAAGCCTGTAATACAGTAATAACGTTTTTGCGAGTTCCATTGGTCTTATGGTTTAGGACACCTCGTTCTAAGAACTCAATCATATCCGACACTTTTACATATGGGGTGCGTGAATTGTCAGCTCCTCCTCGAAACTCTTTTGTGTCTTCTCCACTCAGTACCGTATGTCCTCCTAATACCTTACGAATGTCGCTTGTGAACTCAAACGGTTGTTTAATTCCCAATGCGTCTGCAATGTCTCGTGTACGAACATAAGAAATGTTCTCGTATTCTACTACTTTAACATTATGTGTTACAATAATTGGTAATTGTACTACTTTTGTCATTCTTCATTTCTCCTCTCGTATTTCCAGTACTCCTTTATTATACCATTATCGACAATATTTGTCAACATATTTTATAATATTTTAGCAAGAAGGTTCTTCAAATTGATAAAGTACAACATCTCGGTCAAAGTCGCTGAATACCGCTTGAATACCTTCGTATACAGTATCCCAATCTCCTCCACCTAATGCACAGCCAATATTGTACGGCATGGCAACCGACATATTATTGTCCTCTGCAAACTCTTTTACCTTGATTAATCCCCAAATTAGAGCAGATTCAAATGTGCGACGACGACTTGCTCCAAAAGAGTCTTGTCCAAATACGTTAGCAACAATCTTGTTCTTACTTGGTGAGAACACGAACTGGGCAGTCCCCAATAGCTCATCACTATCATGAGATTGAGCATGTCCTCGGTACTCATTAAAAACTTCGGGGAAATTAGCCTTGATTTGTTTCGCTACTCCAGAGCCCATAACCCCTTTACAGTTTACTTGATGAACAATAATATCCTCTGTTGCTTGCATTAAATCTCCATATACTACTTTAATCATATCATTACCTCCTAAAATCTAATTCAAATCCCTGTTTGGGCAATTCTCGTTTCAAAATAACTCTTGCACGGTTAACATTCCCCGATACAGCTTGTGGAGAAACATTATACATTTTACTTAATTCTCTTTGAGAATAATTCCCACAAAGATAGTGCATGACCATGTTAACTTGATTCTTCCCCATGATGTTGGATAAAGTTTTCACACAAGCATTCTCCACCTCACGGAGATATGAAAACTCCTCGTGATGAGATGGAATTATATCAATCCTTTCCATGTAAGACCCCATGTTAGATGACTGAACCTGCTTGTTTAACGAGTCAGTTTTAATAAATACGTTTTTGTATTCACTTCTATCTTTCGCCTTCATGTAGTAACGTAGCATTGATGTCCCAAAAAATGTGACAAACTTGTTATCAGCATTAATGTCATAAGCATGAGCACACTTATACAGAACAAACATGAAACAGTTTATCAAGTCCTCTTTCTCCAGAAAAGACTTCCGACTATATTCAAATGCCTTTTTGTGAATAAAACCTTTATTATTTTGATATAACTCTTCGAATACATCTTCTCCATTTTGAAATCTTGCTACCAATTCTTCGTTTGTCATGTTTTACCTCCCTCTCTTTAACATACGCTAATTATATCATAGTTTGTCACCTTTTGTCAACACATTTTATAATATTTAGACGACTATTCAGATAAAGGAACAAGAATCCAAGTTCCTTTGCTGCTTTTGTAGGTTGCATTACATAAGTGCCCTCGGGTGTCTCGAACCTCAATATAATACTTCCCTTGTTCTTTTTGTTGTTTCGTTAAGTATGCGTCTATGTCTTCTAAACGAGTAGACGTGATAAGACATTCTCTTGTGTCTTTATGTATTAATGAAAATACTCCCATTTTATTTCTCCTCTCTTGACACTTTCATTGTACAGTTGCCATCTTTATCAAATATTCTTAGCACAAATGCAGAGGATTTGGTGCATAAATTAATTCGTCGGAATTCATTCTACTTACCAAACTTGCAATCATTGCATTGTAAAACCGTATTCTTTCTCATGTTATCGTCTCCCTTTGTAAAGTCTTTCATACTCTTCTCGGTACTTAATAAAGCGGTCTGGAGTCTTCTCCTTTCCTGCGTCTGGATGAGCCTGTGTCATTGCAAAACGCAACATTTCCTTAATAACAGGGGATTGCACATTTGCGTCTCCTCCTTGTTTATTGTTCATATTGCGATATAAACGAGTTAGCTTATTGTATTCGTTCACTAGCTTATTATAGTCTTCGATATCTTGTGTTCGTTGCTTTCGTTCCGCTTCGTAACGCATTCTTTCTGTTGCAAGTTTACTCTGATACTCTACTAGCTTGTAGCTGTACTCCAAGGCTCGTTGTTCTGCTTGTTTTGCTCTCTTATCTGCTACGTCATATCCCACATAAGCACACGAGAAACACAAGATAAACAACAACCCTATCAACGGTATTACAATTCCCATATTCAGCTCCTCCAATTCCTAATGATTAAAACAATGGGTGTGTCGACGGTCGATACCAACAAAGTTGCACTCGTTATTAACCTCTCCTATCGTTCTACTCTTTCGTAGGCTTTCTCGAAAGCCTGTTTGCCAATTACGAACACCTCTCCATCGTGTCGCCTAACTACATAGCTTCCTTGGTCTACTTTCATAACTCTCCCTAAAGAGATGACGCTCAGCTCCTCTGCCCGTGGTTGCCATTGCACCTTTGAACTACCAATCAGTTTTATAATGGCATTAAGGTTCTCCATGTTGTACTGAACGGCTTCAATAGGCTTTCGTTTACTCATGGTTTTGATTCGATATTTCATTTTTCAATCCTCCTTTAACTTGACCTAATTATAGCATGTTTTTACATATATAGTCAATACATTTTATAATCTTTTTGCTAAAAAACGTCGAAAAAATAAAAGGACTAACTCAAGCTAGTCCTTTACAAACGTTATTGTCGATTCATGATAATATTGCGTCACATTGGTTGGGAGCAGGACACATCATAGCACCGTACTCCCCAAAAGTTTTAACCTTTTAGGTTGTAAATCGGCTTAACAATGTCCACTCAACTGCTTTCTTAACTTTCGAGAGTTTCTTTCATATCCATTTGGGTCAAAGCTGTATTGATATTCATTGCATTTCTTTTGATTCTTATAAGTTTGAATAACTCGTTTGACCACGTATTTTGCACAGGTTGAGTGACACCCTACCTTACGTTCTGTGCAATCTTTGCAAGTGTGTTTATTCATGTTAATTCTCCTTTGTTTACTTTTGTTTACTTTTTAATGAATATTTATTTTAAAACTGTATATAATACTAGAGCAGGGTAAGCCCTTGGTAGGTTTAAGCTCCTTTTACCTACGCCTTGCTCCATAGTTTTAATCTCATATATTAGACACTGGCAACCCCAGTGTCTTTTTGTTGTAAGTATATTAGTAAAGCATTATGTATTTTAACAAGCTCTTGCTAATTGTCCCATTTGAACTTTCGTGTAAGAATTTACGGGAACTCCCCAAGCACCTGCTGTAAAAACTAATTCGTCGTTATTGAATTCCTTTTTAGGACAAAAACCAATTACCTCATATAATTCATGGTCTGGATTCATACGCATTTGTTGTAAATCAAATGGTAATCCAAAATATTGCATTGACTCAACATGTGTTTTGATTTGATGAAACATGTTGTCTCGTCGATTGCTTCCCTTAAAAATGATTTCCTTGGTATCCAAGTTAATTAATGCTCGTTCATCATCATTTGCATTGTTAATAGCGTATAAAATTTTAATCATTATTCATCTCTCCTCTTTAAAATCATTTCATTTTGCTAGGTCTTTTGTCATTGTTTTGAATCAACCTTCGAAATCATTCTCCACCTCTTTCTGACACCCTAATGATATCATGCTTCGACACAATAGTCAATACATTTTATAATATTTTAGCGAAAGAGTGAAAATTAGTCAATCCATTCAATTGGTGTGCAGAACAGTGATAGGTTTTCAACACTTATCCAAGAACATCTTTCTTTTTTTAGTTCGTTTTCAGTAAACCATCCCATTGTTAGCCCACCTTGAATACGCTCGACTCTGGTGTATGGTTCATCTAATTCAACCAATCCCCAGCGTCCAATATTTGAGTCAAAAAATACCACCGCAGAGTCGTCATCGGTGTCGAAAAAGATTATTCTTCCACGTTCCCCCATCCATGAACAAGGAGTTCCAAAATCTCCTCCACTGCCAGAAATGATAACTCTATCACCTATGCACAATCCATTCATACTGTCAACCATATAGCACCTCCTATTCTATCCACTGAATCTCGTGGTCTGAGCAGAGTTCAAGGTCTTCTACTCGAACCCATGCTGAACGATTCTGTACATGTTCACCTGCATACACAAGTCCACGACGGATTATCTCTTCATCACTGTTTTCTCCCGCAACGAAATTTAATCCCTCTCTGAATTCTTTGTCAAACATAACCGCCACTTCATCGTAGTGTCCAAAACTGGAATTTCTGATGATATATCCCTTATCCCCCACGGCTAAGGCTTTCGTTCTTTGGGGGGCGATTATTCTTACTCGTTCTCCTCGATTAAAGCTAGAAAATGACATGTTACCCCTCCTATTCTATCCATTCAATTTTTGAAGCATTTGCCACTTTTGTTACTGCACTAAAAGGATACCACCAAAAACGATTTTGACGTGCTTCGTGATTTGTAATGACCCCTTCTGAGATAAGACACTCCGCTATAAAGTCATCTCTGTCATATATTGACCATGCGGTGTCGCATGGCATTGTTAGATGATATACCCATATTCCATCATATCTAACACGGACAACCTTACCTCTATCTCCTCCACATTCTCCACATGAATCATCTGCTCGACTCACGAATTCAACAATGTCTCCAACTTTCAACTCCATTGATTCATTCATATTATTCCTCCTATTCTATCCATTGAATTGCCTGTGCTAACCTACATGGCTTAATACAATTAAAGTCTACATGAATGCTTCTGTTCAGAATAAGTTCTCCATCCATCATAATTCCATTATCAATCATCTGTGCAATTTGGGCATTGTCGCTTCGATGAGGAGAAAAACTTAATCCATATGAGAGTTCTTTGTCAAACATAACCGCCACTTCATGTTCACGTGGTTCGAGTATTACCCATCCTCGGTCTCCTATCTCCAATCCTCTCATACGATAGTTGTCATTTACGTCCACAATTTCTACTCTAGTTCCAATCGAATACATCTTCTATCTCCTCCTATTTTATCCACTGAATCACACTGCCTGCCAATTCAAATCCGTCTGCGTCGTTTGGATAGTACCAAAATCTTCGTTCACGAGCTTCTTCCTTGGTTATCAACCCTATAGCGATTGCTTCTTCGGCTATTGTGGGCTCTTTTGACAGAAGTATCCAACCCCTCCCTTCTTCTCTTTGCGGTCTTTGCACAATAAAACCATTGTCTAATTGACCTACAACAACATAGGTATCAAGTCCTTCAAGATGAAATTCCTGTCCTCTTACTACTCGTCTCAATCTCGTTCCAGTTTCATATCTCATAACTTCACCTCCTATAAATGTTTAGACCCTGTAACATAACCAACCGTAACGTCAAGTTTGCTAAACTCTTTTAATCCTTTTAATCCTTTACGTAATTCTTTTGCAAGTTTAATTAATGTTTTCATTCGATTACCTCCGTTATCTTAAGTACATACTAATGATATCATGCTTCGACACAATAGTCAATACATTTTATAATATTTTAGCGAATATTTTGTAGGAAAAAGAAAAGACTGGACGAATCCAGTCTACTTAATATACATCTTGCTAATGTTAGTTACCCTCCTAATACCACAAATCCCAGTAAAAACGAAAAGAAAAGAATAAACAACAGAATAATACCAGAAATGGTCACTCCTCCTATCACAATAAAAACCTTAATCATAGTAGGGGTTTTATACCATTGTTTACTTCGCTCTTTGTGGGAATGAAGAAAACATAAACAATAGTCTATATAATCAATAAAACACATGACTCCTATACCAAGAACAGCAATCAACAGGATTAAAGCGAATCCAACAATAAAATATATCATCTTATTCTCCTCCTTGTGCGGAACTAATTGGTTCATTTATTGTTTTTGACTCAACATCACTGACATCAATTCCGACATTATGTGACTCATTATGGACTCTATGCCAACATTCTTGACATACAGATACATAACGCTCTTCTCCTGCAACATCTCCAACGATACAATCTTCTCCTGTAAACACAGGCTTGTCATTTACATATCGTAAATGAGTTGTTGCTTTGTTTGTACAAGCACTGCACATACTTTTGATTTCCTCGACAGTATCCGCTACTATTAAGAGTTCTTCTGCTGATTCAAATAAAGTGTTCTGATAAGTATTCTTCAAGCCATAAGTAAACACGTTAACGTTATATGGACATCTTGTCAGCTTCCACAACTGCTGAACTTGTTCTTTTGTGATGAATGACACTTCATCCACAAACACTACGACTCGATAGATGTCTTTGCCTTCTCGCAATAGTTGCCTCATGATTGAGTATATAAACTTGAACAGGTCTTTGTTCTTGTCGAATACATAACATGGTTGACTACTTGAAATAGCACGACTATGTATAACCCCTTTTTCTCGGGTATCGAATGATGGTTTTAGGCAAATTACCTCACACCCTGCTTCTTTGAATTGATGAGCCTTGGTGAGTAATGTTCCACTTTTAAGACTGTTCATACAACCATAGTAGTAGCGTAATTTCCCTGCCATGTTACCCCTCCTGTTGTTCACGTTTTGTTCGCTTCATTGCTCGGTAGTCGCTAACCGCTTTACACAACCCTTTCGTATCCTTAAATAAGTATACATTATGCAATGGATTGAACTTGTTGACTCGTGTCTTTTGCAACTCAAATCCTCGTTGCTGTAAGAATCGACATAAGTATAATGATTTTGCCACAAAGTGTGGTTTGTCTGTGTATTGTTTTCTCATTTCTATCTTCCTCTCTTATTAGCATGACAGAATTATATCATGTTCCGTCATATCTTGTCAATATGTTTTATAATATTTTAACACGACTTATCATTTTATTGATTTTAACTAATGTTTCTCGGTCGTACTCTTGTATACATAGTAAGTTGAACTGACAATCCAACATGCGAGCAATATCAAGCATGGGGCGATATGTACGAATTGCCACCTCGCATGCCTGCTTATTTGAGAAATAAACAATGTTTGGATAATACTCCTTGCATGTTGCTTCTACTCGATATTGCCCATTTAAGTATGAATAAACAATGAAGTACTTTTGCTGAGCACCTAGTTCCCACACAGGGAGAGCCTTCTGCTTCTCTGCGAACATTTGAAGACAATTCTTTAAGATTCTCTGTTGATAGTTTAATTTGGCTCTACATCTTTCTTTGACAAGGTTTAAATATTCCTTGTCGTTTAACTCTTCATCTGAGCGAACATAGGGGTCGTATTCGACCCAATCTGTTGCCCGTAACTCCTCTTCCGTGAGCTCTATGTATTCTTGCTTTTCGTTAATTAAGTATTGGTCATCATCATTGTCTAGGTCATCTGCCATTCGAATGAACACACCTTCTTCCCATCCTTTACGACGAACCATTCCTCCACATTCAATAATATAGTATGCTTCATACCACTTCATCCCATCATCCCCCCTAGTTTAACTGCGATTTTAAAATAGCATTTATCATACATGCTGTTTTATGTGAGTCTTCGTTGCGGATTGTGATATCTGCAATATCTACCATCCCCTGCATATCCTTTCTATCCGCTAGAAATCGACGAATTACCTCATCAACATCATTATCATCTCGGGCTACTAATGAGCGAACAAGACGGACTTTGTCGGGCAATGTTAAGTAGACCACAAAAACATTCTCACGTCCAACACGCTCAATGATTTGTCGCAGTCCATTGGGCTCGATAACCACAACTCCTCCATCTTCAACTTCTGCTACAGTTAAAGAATAGTGCCATCCGTTAAAACATGTACGTTCAGCTAATAACCCCTCTTGAGCTAGTTGGTCAAGGTCTTCAATCGTAACAAAGTAATAGTCTACCCCATCCACCTCATAATCTCGTTTCGGACGAGTTGTCATACTAATACAACGCTTATAACCAAACTCCTCCTGTAAGATACGTTCTACAGTGCTCTTTCCTGTTGCACTTGCTCCTACTAAAGCTACGAATTTGTTTGTCATAATATCTCTCCTCTTGTCTAATAAAATAGGAGTGGTTGCTTACCACTCCTTTATAATATCATGTATCGACAGCATTGTCAACTCATTTTATAATATTTTAGCGAATAATTAAAATAATGCGGTGGCAATAGTTCCAAACAACTAAGCGATGGCTACTAAATAAAAGACAATGCCCATTGCTTGAAAACCTGCTTCTAGCTTGTCCTCAATGTCCGCACTTTTATCGTTCCGACAAATCACAGCCCCCAATACTAGGACTGCTCCCCCAAAGAGGGCTAGTATAACCGTCTCTATTAAGACGTTCATCATATCATCTCATCCTCTTTGTTTAATCCTTGGTAAAATTCAGCATGAGTCCCACAATCTTCATTGGAACAAGAGAGGACTGCAACTATCCCCTCTTTATCAAAGATTCCATAGTCTTCAAAATCAAAGTCATTTGACCACACAAGTTTCGAATTACAAAAATGACATCTAACCATTCCCTCTACCTCTTTCCTCTTACTGGAGTATTGAGAGCTTTTTCAATGCTCCAATTATATTTATCCAACCTTTTAGCCAAAGTGTCTGGCGATATTCCTTTCACTTCTGCCCATTCTATCAAACATTTTGTTTGGTCATTGTATGTAATGTTTCTATTGCTATCTGTGTTCCGCATTTGTTGTTTTTGTGACACCCAACGACAGTTATCTGCTTGGTATCCTTTGCCATTGTCAATTCGGTCTATGCTTAACCCTTCTTCATATCCGTTTGTTAGAGCCCATGTTTTGAAAGTCTCGTAATCCTCCCATTCTGAACAAACCTTTATTCCTCTCCCTCCATATCTATGGTAGCTTTTTACTCCGCTATATTTACATCTTGCGTGCATTCCTCTCCATATTTTATAAAGAGGTTGACTGTTTCGAGGAACAACACATTCACCGCATGATTGATGGTAGCCAATCCCTGCCCCTGTTTTGTAAACAATATTCCCGCAGTCGCATTGGCACTTCCATAATGTTCTTCTATCTTGTGTCACTCCACTTGGTTGCAGATAGACCAATCGTCCCGAACGAATCCCAGTATAATCCTTTATCTTTTTCTTGTTTCCTTGTGTTTTTAATCCCAATTTCTTGCATGTCCTTAAAACTGTCATGGGGGAAACTCCGAGTCGTTCCGCTATCTCTTTTTGAGTCAATCCTTCTTCAACGAGAGAGGTGAGCTCGTCTTTGTCCACTTTAGTCATTCTCTCATCCCCTTATTAAAATACAAAGTCTTCATCTTGTAGAGGTTCTACATTTGTATTTATAATGTAACCATTCCCTCGGGTTGAGAAGAAATCATGCTGCTTTGTTTCGATTGAATAACCGTTCATTACCACAGGGTTAACATCATTCTCTGTTACAGCAAACATAGGTTCGAATCCTAAGCATTTTAAAGCATAGTTGACATTGAATTCAATGTATGTTTTTACATCTTCAAACATCCCTAACTCGTCATATAATAAATGAGAGTATGTTAACTCTGATTGATAAATCTCTTCAATCATTTGATACGCTTGAGTGCGTGCGTCTTCTTGTTGCTCTGGAGTCATCTTATTGAATACCTCTTGAGCAAAGAATCCTACACCAACGGTATGCAACTTCTCATCACGTAAAATTAAGTTGATTACCTCTCCACTGTTGACCATTTGTCCTTGACCTGCTAACCATAATGGCAGATAGAATCCGCTATAGAAACATACTCCCTCTAAACATAATGACCCAACATATGACATGAATAATGAATCATCTTGATTATATTCCTTCATGATACGTTTTACTTTATCTTGAAGCTCTTTAGTTGTCTCTGCCCATGCAAACAACTCGTCAATGTGTTCAGTAGTACATAATGTTTGGAAGATTGTTGAGTATGAACGAGCATGAATACTTTCAAATCCTGCAAATAAAGCGAAGATACTTTGAATGAATAAGTTGTCTGTCTTATCACCAATCTTTGCAATACCTGTTGTTTGGTTTGTATCTAATAAAGTCAATCCTGCCAAGATACGCTCATAAGCCGTTTTCACTTTAGGGTCTAATATATCCCATAAAGACTTATCTTCTGACACTGGGATTTCTTCGGGTAACCAAAATTGCTCTGTCTGTTTCTTATATAATTCATCATAAAACTTGTGGTCTGGTGAGTTCCAATTTACTGCTTTTAATAATTCTGTTGTCATGTTAGTCCTCCTGTTTGGTCAATATAGTGAGAGATAGGGCTAAACCCTACCTCTAAATGTCTGTAAAATGTCAGTTTTATCGTCTTTTTTAAAAAAATTTATGCCGAAGTTTTCGCTATTTTTGGATTAGCTCTAAAACCTTATCCTTAGTAATTAGCCCATTATGACGGTGATATTCCTCTCCGTCTTTTAAGAACACTAATGTAGGCACAGAGAAGATTGAGAACTCTCCTGCAACCTCGGGGCAGTCGCTTACCTTTACGTTGTAAATCGTTGCGTTTGCTCGGTCATCAAAGAATAATTGATTTACTTGATTTGAAACGTCGCTACATGGAGCACATCCATCTTTATAAAACTTTAACACTGACACTCCGTGTGCTAAAACTTCCTCTAAATCGTTATCTAAATAGTTTGTCATATCTACAATGTTAATCATATCATTTCCTCCTAGTTATTTTTATTAAACGCTACATGAGTTGCATTCTGAAATCGAAATGTTTTTGGTACGTGAGTAGTACAGTGATTTTAAACCTTTATGATGAGCATATAGGTAGTAACGAACCAATTCTCTTGTAGTTGTCTCGCTCGTGACATATAGTATTGTACTAACTCCTTGGTCGATATGCTCTTGAGCTTCTGCCACTAAGTCAATTAACTTCATCATGTCCATTTCATACGCTGATTTATAGAAGAAGAAGTTTTGTTTACTTAAGTATGGCATAGGGTAGTAAGTTGTCGAATCCCCATAAGTACGACGCTCTACAATATCTACGATTGGAGCAATCGAAGGGGTCGCATTCTGAACATAACCAATAGACTGTGTTGGAGCGATTGCCATACGATACGCATGGTACATTCCTTCTGCTTTAACACGCTCTGATAATTCTTCCCAGTCTTTTGGAGATGGAATCTCAATGCCTTCAAACAGTTTTTGAACCTTTTTAGTCTGAGGAGCATAGTCGGTTGTTATGTATTTCTTGAAGTATTCTCCAGTTGCATAATCTGATTCTTCAAATCCTTTGAACACTTCATCTTTATCCATTGCAATTTGACAACTTTCCATAATTGAGTAGTAGTTCACCATCATGAAGAATGTGCGAACGAAGTCTTTAGCTTCTTTGCTCTCATATGAAATCTTGTTCTTTGCTAAGTATCCGTGTAAGTTCATAGCTCCTAATCCTACAGCATGTAATTCACGGTTTGCTTTTGCAACTGATGGAGCATTCGCAATGTTGCTTAAGTCAGATACTGACGTTAATGCACGCATTCCTAAGCGAGTTGCAGAAGCGATGCTATTGTTATCCATAACATTTGTAATGTTTAATGACCCTAAGTTACAGTTAATGTCACGTCGGATTTCATCTTCTACTCCATAGTCATTAATTGTAGAAGTCTCTTGTAACTGCATAATCTCTTGACATAAGTTTGACTGCTTAATTTGTCCAATGTTTTTTAATGCGTGTGCATTGTTTGCATTTGACTTGTACATAATATATGGGTAACCCGATTCAAATTGAGTACGAGCAATATTTGTTAATAAGGCACGTGGGTCTAACTTCTTCTTACGTACATTAGGATTTGCGACTAAATCATCATATACTTTATCAATGTCTAAGTCATCTAAATGTTCACCATACTCACAGTACACCGTGTGAGGGGCGAAAACATACATGTCTTTTCCTTCACGAGCAAGCTCAATAAACTTGTCGGGAACAATAACACCGATTGACAATGTTTGTAAACGACTCTTCTCATCGCCTGCGATTTTTTTGGTCGATAGGAACTCTTCAATGTCCCAATGGAAGATATTTAAGTTGGCTACTCCTGCTCCTGCACGTTGCCCTAATTGGTTAACATATGAGAAAGTGTCTTCCATTAACTTCATAACTGGCACTACTCCACTGGCAGCACCGTCTACACCTTTGATGGCTTCACCACGGCTACGTAACTTAGATAAGTTGACTGCAACTCCTCCACCAATTTTAGACAACTGACCACAAGTTGATAAGTTGTAATTGATAGAGTTTAATGAGTCATCCATCTCTAATAAGAAACATGAAATCATTTCTCCACCACGTGCTTTACCCGCATTTTGGAACGTTGGTGTGGCAGGTTGATACTCTTGTCGAATCATAGCGATAGCTAAGTCTTTAGCAAATTCTGCATTTCCTTGGGCTAAGAATAAGGCACAAGCAATAATACGGTCTTCATAGTATTCTAAATACTGCTTCTTGTCATTTGTTTTTAAAGCATATCCGCTATAGAATTTAGAAATTGCCATGTACGACTGGAATTTAAACCCATGTGCAAATACTTCTTTGGCAATGTTTTCAATTACTTCCATAGGATACATCTCAAGAAGATTCACATAATAGTCGTTGTTAATTAACCAGTTGATACGGTCTGCGTAGTTATTGAACTTCATCATCTTAACTTCTACTTCTGCTTCAAACTTCTCTACTGCTTCTTTGTCTTTTTCTAATTGGTAGAACCCATCTACTTTCTGCATGACTTCATTGTTTAACTTAATATATTCCTTCATAATGACCTCCTAAATAAATTCAATTCCTACTTCAATCCAATGTAGAGAATCCGTTTCTTCTGGTGATAAGGCAGGGGCAATAATGTGAGCCACTTCTTTAACAATTCCTACTTTTTCACCTAAATAAATTCTTTCATTTTGATACGGAGCAATCGGAGAGCAGTATTTACTAATCACCGCTCCATCTCCATATTCGTACAGTTTAATCAATACCATGCAAATCCCTCCGTTATTATAGTAGTTGCAAAGCTCTTGACAGATGGTCATTGAGACAATCATCTGTTTGCTGATTGCTTTTCTGACTTTTCTGCCTGTTGATTTTTAAGTTCCATAATCAACATATCTAGTGTTAGTCGGCTGTTTTGTTCCATTACTTTCACCTCTTATATTATACCTTTTTTGTAGGATTTTGTCAACACATTTTATAATATTTTATCTATTCGATTCCACAAATTTCCTTAACTTGCGTCAAGATGTTATCGTTAAGATTTAAAACTTTTGGTTCATAGTCTGCTCCTGTTTTGCTTGACAGTGTCTGATATCTAATTTCAATGTTCCCTAATGTCGCTCCTGCCGTTTTGTGATAATTGCCTAGAGCCTTCATGTAGGGTTCGATTGCTACTAATTCATTTTTAATCTTGCGTCGGTGCTTTGAAATGATGTTGAGTGCTTTCGTATAATTGTATGAAGCTGACGCATTCAAATCTTCGATATCTTCAATTTTGTGAAGAATGTCTTGGCGAATACGCTCGCACTTCCCGAGTTCCTTTTTTAAATACTCAAATTGTCCAACTAATTCTGCTCCTAATGATTTCATTTGACTTAATAATTCGATTGATTTACACATGATTACTTTTCTCCTTGGTTTCCTGTTTTCGTATGTATTAATTGCATTTCTTTAAGTATGGTTGCACTAATGAACATATATCCAAATCTTTTGAATACAGAGTGCGTTTTGAATATTGATGGTGATTGTATTTGTAATTGTGATATACTGTCACCACTTCTTTTGTCCCCACATTTAGTACCACACACGGGCACTTGTCTTTTCCATTCGGCTTCCCTCGCAACAACACTCTTATGCTGTCGCCAACCACATGGAATTCAATGATGTTCCCCTTGCGGATTGTTTTCACGATGTCTGTTACCATCACCCTGCGTTGCATGGTTCGTTTGATACAGTGGTCACTGAATACAAACTTGTTTTGCTTTACAATCTTGCGAAGCATATTCTTTTCCTCATACTTCATTTCAGAAATATGTTTACGTTTCTCCATTTTGATTTCCCCCTTTATTTTGTTAATTTCTTTTTAATCGTGCCAATTCCTTTTTAATCGTGCTAATCCTCTTAAGGATAATCTTGAGCTCTCGTTCGCACATATCTGACATTCCCTTATCCCCATTACTGATTGCCCATTCAAGAGACTTGAGAACCGTCATCTTGCGTTTTGTCAGTAGCTGTAGTTCTAGCAGTCGCTCTTTCACGTGTTCACACATTTCTTTATCACCTCTTTCCGCCAACTAAAAAATTGACACCCTAATAATATCATCTTTCGACAGGGGTGTCAACGTGTTTTATAATATTTTAGCGAAAAAGTTTTAAAGTGGGAAACGGTGTAGGTATTTTGATGACTTGTATGTATGAAAATTATAAAATGTTTTATAATGTTTTACCTACACTGCGAGGGATAAACCCACAGACACTCCTAAACAGTTCGCCACTCGTTGCATATCTTTAGGAGATAGTTTTCCTGTTCGTTCGCCAATTTGGAAACGATTCACTGTTACTACCTGTTCCGTTAGTGCTATTGAATCTTTTAACAATCTGTTTGTTTCATCTCTTTTAATATGACAGTGCGTTGGAAGATTGCGTTTCGTCTTTTGGGTTGTTAGGGGGATTACAGAAATAATGGGACTAAAACGACATCCCGTATCATTTGTGATGACGATTGCAGGTCGCTTACCTCTTTGTAAACTTCCACTATATTCATCCACGTTCCCAAAATCAACCATGTGGATTTGTCCTCGTAAAATCTTAATCTCTTTTGCTTGTTCATTCATTATTAATCATCCTTTCGTATCAGTTCTTGAGTACATCATAACATCCCTTGTGGGGATTGTAAATGGGGTTTTATAGTATTTGAGCGTGAATCGTTCGACCCTCTTCAACACCAAGAAGCACTTGATGTCGGGGCATGGTGAACCACCTAAAATTATGTATAAATATATAAGTACTTTGCCGTCGATATATGATATGTATATCCTATTAATATAGGTGGTTTATAACCCATCTGTTTGTATTATGATTCAAAGTCCTAAGTTTTATACATAAAAAATATATATTTTTATTTCCTTTTAGTTCTAAAGAAGCAACAGAAGTAATATGATGTACTAAGCAAAACAAAATAGAGGTGAGATTATGACTCAAATCATAGGGCTAGAAGCCGCTAATGGCTTCACAAAAACAGTTACAAATGCAAAGGTGGATACATATGAGAATCGACTTTTGCGTCGCCATGGTCGTGAAATGGCATTACTTGGAGGTAAGACACAAGAGACAGAATATACTTACATGGGAGAACGATATGTGCTATCCAATAAAGGAAGTACTTCGGGTGGTCGCAATATGAAGAGATACACCACGAAAGAGTTCCTTATTGAAAATCTAGTTGCAATATCTCGGGTACAAAAAGAGAAGAATGTAATCTTAACAACGGGACTGCCATGTGAAGATTACAACGACCCCGCTCTGATTGCTCAGACGAAGTCTAGATTACTTGGTAACCATACCATTTACAAAGGAGAAACAAAACATGATATTAAGGTTGTAGAAGTGCATGTGATTCCTCAACCACTTGGAACACTCATTGACTTTATGTTTGACGGCAATTTGCAAGTTATCAATGGACGCAACGAATACAAGTATTTGGTAATTGATATCGGGCGAGGAACAACAGATATTCTACTTAGTGATGGAATGACCGCTGAAACCCTAATCGGAGCAGATATTGGTTGTATGGATATATCTAATCTGTATCTCCAATATATCAATCAAGATTATGCAGGTCGTGATTTCCGATTCACTCTTGAGGATATTGGGGTAAACAACCAATCAAAAATTAATAAATACGAACAGACTTTTGACTTCTCTAAGCACTTAGCCGTGGCTAAAGAGGAAATTCATAAACAGATTATGACCTTCATTAATGATTCTGGAATCAGTTTTAAAATGGCTGATAGGGTTATTTATACAGGAGGGGGCTCAAAAGCCTTAGATGGGCATTTACCTGTTGCAGAAAACATTAAGGTTCATCCTCATGCTCAAACAGGTAATGCTCGTGGATATTTTAAATTTGGTTTACATAAGGGGGCAAAATAATGGCTAAACAAGAGATTTACAAGACTCATCCGCTTGTTTTCTATGAAGATGACAAAGCCCTCTATGACGCAATAAAAAAGGTTTCTAAGAGCAAGAGAATGAATCTGCGGGGATTCATTCTGCTCGCTGTCGAAACCTTTTTGGGGGAAGAGAATATTAATGTTAATGTTGATAGCTTAAACAACATTATAGTAAATGGAGAATCAGTTCCTGTTACATCGAACAAGATTCCCCATTCTAATAATAACTGGGGCAACTGGTAACGGGTTGCCCTTTTTTAAAATGAGTTGAAATAGGGGAGATTGTAATATGAGAAAAGAATCCCATGACAACCGCAAGAACGAGGATGAGTAGTTGCCATGGGAAAATAAAAGAGAGTACATATCTGCTTGCTCTTGTTCGAGCAGTTGTTGAAACAGATATATGGGGTTAGGAGAGGTGGAAGCGAGACTAGGGGGATTGAAATTTATACTTCTCGCTTCCACGTTTATTATCTTACCATATGTGCTTTGCTTAATGCAAGAGAAAAATGTTGAAATTTGTCGAATTTTAAATAAAATAAAAACCACCTCATGATAGAGGTGGCATTTCTTTTACAATCTATACTCTTTCTACAACCTAATGTTTTTAGCTCCACGAACAGCTTCATATTCAGTGCGAATCTTGAACCAACTTGAACCTTTGTTTCCGAACATCTCTTGTACTCTTATAAAATCATCCTTAGTAACAACACCTTTTGTTTTCACAATATTGTCAAGAAGGTCAATCTTTTTGCTGATAATGAGCACGTTCTCACTTAGTGGTCTGTATCCTGCATTTTTAAATTTACTTAATCTTCTTCTAATATTCTCTACTGCTTTCTTTTCATCATATGTTGTGGACGGTACTCGAATAATATGGTCGTCTACTATGTTTAGATAAATAGGTGGATGACCCACGGGTCGATTGTCCTCTTCTGTTTCTCTAACCCAATGCAGTACATGGGAATCCAACTTGACCAACTTGAGTCCACTTGTTTTTGTTTTTATTTTGACCGTATTTGTTTGATAATTAAAATCTGAAAATCTAAGGGAAGCAACCTCCTCTGCCGTCAACCCTTGACGAATAAGAGTTGCTATCATTCCATCAATAGGAAATACAGGGTTGTCTTCTGCCACGACCAGTTTTTTAGCTTCTTCCTCTAGTTCCATCATCGGGATGTATTTACTTGATAAATGGCTGTCATTGACTAGAACTAGCGGTGTCCCCTTCTCGATATCCAACATAGGATTCTCTTCGGGATTCTCTCTCCAATACCATTTCATATATTTCTTCACGAAAGAGAGAGCATTCTTGCGAGTGCTTAAGCTCCCCTTCATGGATTGCATTAGGGTGATGATTTCAACTGCGTCAAAATCTCCTAATTGTTTTGAATTGTCTCTTTCTTCTTGTCTTATCTTTGAATCGTAAATAAAAAAGTATGTGTGTTTTGTCTTATAATTACCATATGTTTCATTTAAAAAATCTAATACCTTTTTGTCCCTATAATCTAGGGCTCTCTGAGCAGCTATTGTTGTTGGGTAATAATCCGTTTGCTCCTGTAATTCATGATATACCTCTAGTTCCTCACCTTCAAACAGATTTTTAGGGTTAATCTTCTCAATTCCTGTAATACTATACAACCCTTCTGATAGACAGATTAATTCTGTTTGAGACAATTTGTCTAAGCTCACCATTTTGGCAAATACAAGGCTTGGTGTTGCTTTATTTAGTCCATGACTACGAAAATGTTTGGTGAGGTAGTCTACTGTTTGTTCGCTGTTATGAGTATCAATCACGCTATTAAGAGTAGCAAATATACTGTTTTCCAATCTTAAGACTCCTTCCTGTTTTATATTATATGATGATTATACCACATTCTTCCCTAAGAAATCAACAGTTTTACAGCTCATTTTATAATATTCACCCATGTAAATTATAACATATTGTTATAAGGGTTACAATAGTTTTTGTATGTTTTTGTAGAAAAAAATAAAAAGTAGTCGATAACTACTTTTTATAATCCAATAAGGTCTTCAATATTCGAGGAATCCCCATGAACGTAGCGACTGGTCGTTGCTAATTGCTTGTGACCTAATAATTCTTTTATATCATTAATTGAAGCTCCACGTGAAGCTAGATTTGTGGCACAGGTATGTCGTAGGTCATGATTGCTGATTTGTTTAATTCCTGCTCGTTTGCAGTAGCGTTCTAAGGCACGGTTGCAATCTTTTGTTGTTAACTCATTCCCATTTGCAGTAAGGAAGATTCGATTCTCTAATCCTTCTGTAATGTGAACCTTTTTGCGTTGCTCAAGGTATTCATTCAACAATTCTATAAGATGACTGGTTAGCTTAAGTGTCTGAGCCTTTAATCCTTTTCGCACCAATCTAATGCGTCCAGTTTGGAGGTCGATTTGGTCATATGTTAGTGTTCGAGCTTCTGTGATACGCAATCCTAATGAGATAATCATTGAGAACAAAGCTAGGTCACGGGTCTTTGTAAATTCAAAATTTGGTTGTCTAGCTTGTCGTGTCTGAATTGCCAAGAACAATTTATCATATTCGTCCTTTGTTAAAAAATCGTTATCTTGAATTAAGTGTTTAGTGGGGTTTCGGTCTACCTTCTTCATCTGATTTTCTGCAATAAGCCCCAAATCCACACAAAACTTAAACAATGACGTAACACTTCCTAGTTTTCTATTGATGGTAAAAACAGATAACTTGCGGTCTTGTAAATAAAATAAATAATCCAAACATTCTGAGTAATCTGCCTTTTTAATAAGCACTGTTTGGTCAGTTGTTTCATGACGTTCAGCCAAAAACTCAAAAAATTGTTCAAGGTCTGCTCGATAGCTTTTTGTTGTATCTTCTGTGTAACAATGAGCCTTAGCTCGCAAAAAACGTTGAATTAAGTCCATATTGACTCCTCCTTATTATTATTGTCCTTCGATACATCTATATTAACATGGGTTGCATTTAAAGTCAACACAAATTCCAGTAAAAAGAAAAAATATTTTCTATCTCATTTGGGAATATTGATATCGTTGGCAACATATAGTGTACTAAGCAACAAAACAAAAGCGTTCATGACCTAGCCTGTTCACACAGGCTATTATATGAACACTCCGTCAAATACTATAAAATCAAAGGAAGAATCCCAGTAGGGTAGGAAAGTGGTAACACGCTTTTAGCTGACGCTTACATGCGTTACGCTTTGCTAAAGCATATGCTCGGGCATGCCCGAAATATGCCATTTTCAAAAAATTTGCAAAAAATCTTAGAATCGAGCAAAAAAGTTTACCCATTCAACGGCTTCTAATGCCCATAAAATACCTAGCCCAAGATATGCCATAGTTGTTCACTCCTTTCGTTTGATTACAGTAGTATTATGGACGGTTTCGAAAATATTATACAGGGGGAATTAAAAAATGTTAGAATATTTGGCTATGAATATCGTCAGAGACATGATTGTTATTGTTGGTCTTGGTTTAACAGGGAGTATTGCTTCTCAAGTTAAATATAAAATTCGTAAAGGAGGGAGATAATCATGTTTGAAGTTGCTTTATTATTTAGAATCGGGTCTACAGTTTCATTGGCTTTATTAACTGGGGCAGTTGTGGCTTATAAGAAAAGTAAAAAACGTAAATAAGGGGGAAATGAAAATGATTAATAATGTTTTAAACTTAACTGAAAACTACTCAACACATAGAATTGAAATGGGGAAACAAGCTGAGGTTGAAATTGTAAATGTTCCAGTTCTCTTTGAAAAAGATTTGTCGAAACCTGTCGCATTGAAAATGAAGTGTTCTGCTGTTCCTGTTGCCATAGCAACTGGATTTACAGTTATGAATATGACAGGAGGGGTTGGACTATGGGACAAATTATCCCCCGTCCTTCTTCCTATCCTATTTGATGCAGGACGTATCATCTTTTATGTAAATGGAGCAAAAGCTATCTATCGCATGTGCGGAGGAGACCCCAAAGGAGCTATTCGACAATTTAAGGATGTTGCCATGGGATATACTTTACTAATTGCTTTAGATGGAATTATGTACTTTATTGAGACTTATGTAGAATCTGTGAAAGAGGGATTAATGGAAGGTGCTGTCACTGGGGCAGTAGAGGTGGCTCAAAATGTCATCCATATGATTGGAGGGGTATTATGATAGTTAAAGTGAACGGACAATTAATAAAAAGTGTCCCTGTCGTTCTTACCAATATTGCAGACGAAGGGGCTAGCAAAGGTTGGGTAGCTCAACAAATATCCGAAGTTATCCAAGCAGTTGGAGACGCTATCAGTGACGCATTAATGAACTTCTTAAACCGATTACTTGACATGTTGCTCGCAGGAGCTGTGGAGATTGCCACCATCGGCTCTGTGGCATTCTTTGCATATTATTGTTACCGCCTAATGTTTGGAGATGACAACGAAAAAACCTTTACAGGATTATATTTTAGTGCTATAGTATACATATGTGCCTGTATCGTTCAAGGAGGGATTATATGAATCTTCAACCAAAAGCCCTACCTATTAATATAGGCTTTGAACGAATCAAGGATACTCACACTTTGTATCAACTTATTCCCGACGCTACTATAGATAATGTTCACTGTAGCGACGAGTTGGTAAAGGCTCTTCACCAAGTTAATCGGGACTTAAAAGATAGAATCAAGCGAGATGGAATGAAATGGTCGTGTCACAGAAAAGATGTCACGACCTATGAAATCCTTTTAAGTAAACAGCAGATTAAATTCACTCTCGCAATCCCAACTCGATATGACTCATTTATTCAGAACAAGGTCAAAAATAGTTGGGGGAATATTGGAGTCGCAGAAACTGAGGACTATATTCATGTTTTTGAAAATGATAATTCTCTAACCTGCGACCTAGAATTAAAAAATCATTTCTTTATGTCATTATTGACAGATGGACGTAGTCATTCTCCATTAGGCTCTGTGTTGAATGTAACACATGGCTTAATGGAGGACGATAAGTTACTGTTTCAACTCCTACTTGAGCCAATTAATAATTGGTGGCATGAATCAGCAGATAGCAAATACGAAGCCTATCGTCAAGGAAAAGACGTTACATCTAGTCGAAACTTTTTGATGAAAGCATATATATGGTTCTATGAGAATATAATAGATTATGTGGTTGAAATTATCGAGGATATCTTCGAAGCGATTCTTGATGTTGAGCCAGTCAAAAAGGAAAAGAAACATTCTTATGCTATGCGTGGAACGAACTCCATCAAGACGGACAAAACCATGTATGAAGGATTCAACACTCGTATTCGGTTGTTCAGCTACAGTCAAAATGATATCCGAAGACGTGAGAATCTGAATAGTTTAATTGTAGCATTCAGAACCCTAGACGGGGACAATGCTCTTAAACCAACAGATATGACTCCCGTTATCAAAATTAAACGTGAAATGGGTCGCTATAGCTTCCTGTTCCCACAGGTATTGAATACAAAAGAGATTCAACAAATGGTAACGCTTCCAAATAAAACCATGCAACGACAGTACAAGCAGTTAAAAGCCATTGCAAATACTCAAACGGATTTACCTCAACAGGCATTTGATGAGTATTTAAAAATGGGATTATATAATCGAGGAGGACAAGAAGTTCCCGTGAGCTTTAGTTCCAAGAATGATGACCTTGCTCAATCAAAGGCTCTGGTCTGTACCCAAGGTGGAGGGAAAACCACCTTTATGCAAAATTACATTTACGAAGTTTACAAACTCGGTCAACCTCTTATAGTCATTGATTATGTTCAAGATTGCGAGCTAACCAATGAGGTATTACCGTATCTTGATAGAAGTCGTGTTGAGGTAATCAATCTTCATAACTACTCTGAAAGTGACAACATCTTAGGATTGGGATATAATGAGGTTCGCCCATTGCTTGAAAGCAAGAACCCTAGAGATAGATTAAAGGGGGCTAACTTCATTTCTGCTCAATTATGTGAACTATTAAATGGAGTCACCTTTGGAGCTACAGAACCGCTTTCCAGTCAAATGTTAAAATATTTATCTTCTGCTTGCCGAGTGGTATTCGCTACCACCCCTCAAGCGACCATCATGGATGTTTATTATTGTTTAGAAGATTGCGACATAAGAAGTATGTATGTTTCCAAGGCAATCGCAAACAATATCTATAGTGAAGACCATGTAGATATTAAAAACCTATTGTATCTCACAAAAGATGACAAAGGGGAGTCAAGTACTCGCATGTCGGATATTAAAGGAATCATGAATCGCTTTGCAGGGATTCAGTCTTTAGACCTACGCTTGATTGAATTCTTTAGTTCCCCTGTTGATAACTCTATTGACTTTAATAGATACATTGATGAGAACAAGATTGTGTTTATCCAAATTCCACAAACAGAGTTTACAGATGATTGTGTTCGGGATATTCTTACCACATTCTTCTGTACCAAGTTGTGGCTCACATGTCAGACCCGAAAAGGCAGTCAATTAAAGCTCACTCACTTGTTGCTAGATGAGGTGAAAATGATTCCAAATACTAGCGACTTCCTTGCTAAATACATCACTCAATTTAGACGACACCGACTATCAACTTTATTTGCATGTCATAACTTAAATCAGTTCCAACATGCCTTGTCTAGTATTAACAGCTCGGGTCTGAATCTATTTATCTTAAGTGGGGTTAAGCGAGAAGCAGTTAAGAGTATTGAAGACGACCTCGTGAGCTTCTCATGGGATGAAATCAAGGAACTCAAACCTCGACATGCTCTTGTGACCACCACCTATGATAATGAAAAATTTGAATTTGTTGTACACTTGCAAGACAAGTTCTTTAAGTTAAAATAAACCCAAACCAAAAGAGCCTACGTTAATCGTAAGCTCTTTTAATTCATACTTATTTTAACGCTCAAGAGTCATGTTGATAGTATATGTTTCGTCGTCGTTGACAAGTTCTGCGATTGCTCGTAATCGAGCCGCTAATTTCTCCCCACTCACTGTTTCGTCTAAAGTAAGTAATGCTGATACCTTCTTAGTTGAAATCTCTTCCATTGGAGTGACTGTTGCTGATTGTTCTACAACCTCTTCCTTTACTGGTAAATCAATAATGGTCGCCACTTTCTCATCTCCTTGTTTTTTTGGATTGCGTTTCATGTTCTTGCGAGGTGCATCTCCTCCTGTAACCCCTAGCTTCCTACAGTATTTATAATAGGTTGGAGACGCAATCCCCATTCCTTGAACAATCTCTTCTGTAGAGAATCGTGCTCGCCAAGATTCTAAATGGATTTTCTTCATTGTTTCATCTAATTTATTGAATTCATCTTTGTTTAAAATTTTTGTCATATCGTACACCTTCGTCTCTCCATGTAGTTTCGCAATTTGTCGTTGAGTCATGCCACGCAATGGGTCAAAATTCCCTGTGCCTAGACCTCTTTTCCCTTTTTGACGTTTAACATTATGACCAATCCTTTTCATAGTCTTAATGTCACTACTAATCATTCTCTCGATGTTTTCCATGTATTATCTCCTTTATGTATCATAGCACTGCCTTAAGTATTAGAATTTAATTCCTGCTTGTGCTCCTCGAAGATACCTTTCATCTGTAATAAACGTGACCTCTCTCCTCGAAGATGGGCAATCTGTACTTCATCACCATTCATTGATTCCAACATTCGTTCTAATTGGCGAAGCTCTCCATCAACAATTCGTAAGACCTTGTCAACAAATATCTCTTCTTGATACTCTTTCACACTAACCCTCCTCTCATTCAATTCTCGGGTTTATAGTCCCGTTCCTCCTCCCCAATGGATTTATTGAGAGGGAGTTTTGAACTACAAATCTCGACTTCTTTATTGTACCATTTGTTGCCTATTCAGTCAATGGTTTTTTGAAAATAATAATCTGCACCATGATTATTATTTTGATACCTCGATTGTTACGTTGTATTCCCCACCAGTTGATAGGAATGATAGTATGCTTTGGAATAGAGCCGTCGCCCCTTCTTTATCAACAGTATCAGAAACAGAGATACTGATTGTTTTTGTGTCTTGTGATTCATTTGAAGCGAGTTCAAGAACCCGCTCCATTGTGGGAGTTCCTGTTTCGACCGACTTTGTTTCTAAATCGTCTTCTGTTCGAAGTTTTGTAGCGGATGGAGCGTTATCTTTTGCCTTAACCCCTAGCCTATTAATTATTTTGTAGAACTGGTGAGAAGTGTATCCCATTGCTTCAAAGATTTCTTTGTTGGTATGCTGTTGTCTCCAAAGTTCCATTAAGCGAACTTGCTCTGCTTTTCCTAACAATTCAAATTGCCCTTTTGACATTACTTCGATTTGCTTGCTTTCCATAGTTGTTCACCTCATATTAATTTGTTTTATTTGTTTACTACGTTCTTATTATAGCAAATAATCAGAGAGTTATTCAATTATATGCTAACTTTTAAAAGATTTAGCAAGACTGGAAGTATAGTCTGCGGTCATTATCCTTCTTAACAAAACGATAGCTACAAGAAGTGTCATAAAACTTCCATGCTTCAATCTTTTGACCGAGTTTAATTCCTCTTTGAATCACCCCTTCAAATAGCTGAGTTAACGACTTGCAGTCTTCATAGATTGGTGCGTCATGCACCATAACCACGATATCCTTCTTTGCTCCGATTTCTAGTTTCATCGTTTTTGTTTTCATCTTTGACATTCTTGTGTCCTCCTTTATTCTATTTGTTTTCCTCTATACTCTTATATTACCATGTATTGACTACATTGTCAACACTTTGTTTTAAAATATATCCAACTTATTTAAGTCGGATATCGTTATCGAACTCTGTGGTACTGCGAGCAAATGAACTGATTGCTTTGAATCGCTCATCACCTTTGACAAACTCTAATACATCATTGTAATTTGTGAAACGTAGAGTTGTAAGAAACTCTCCTTTGTAGTAAATGCTCCATGTTCCTCGGTCTTGACCGCTAGGGTAGGCACGAATGTCCATCTCATTGTTAATGGGAACAATCCCTCCATACTCATGCAATAGGTCGTATAAAGAATCGTAAAATACCTTTGGGCGATAAGTTGTACATCTAATAGTTCGTGATAACAACCCTTTGTCTGCCTTTAATCTGCGACACACTTCCATGTGTGTCAATGTCGCTGTTTTTAGTGCTTTCTCTAACATTGCTCCTCCTCCTTGGTAGATACAAACTCCTGTACCATTTTGTATGCTTTAGCTGTTGCCTTAGTTAAATTCAAAGTATTCTTGTATAAATATTCGTTGACTAATCCTGTTAAATCCAGTATATCCTCTGTTGGGTGTTCTGTTTGTTTTGTTTGTTTTGTTGACACTGCGTATTCAAGACGCTCATTATTGATTCTTGCAATTACCGACTTGACCTCAATTCCCATGTTGTAGTAGTATCGAGCGTCACGAATTGCTTTTGTAATTGCTCCTTTATTAACCTTTATCATATCTTTCTCCTCCTTCCTAGTTGTGGTCTTGTTGCTCCTCTCTCAGTGAGAAGAGGAGGGGCAAAACCATAACCAACTTATGTATATATAATATCACAGATTGACTTTTTAGTCAACATGTTTAAGTATTTATTTTAAAATTGTTACGATTGTTTTAATCTACCATGTTGTATTTGTAGTACCAATATTCAATTATATAGCTCTTAAGCTCTGTCCCTAACACCACACAACAAAATCCAAACATGATAAGGACTTCTGTCTCACTGAATATACTTTGTTCAATTTCTGATAAGACTCTTGATGTTGCCATTGTTATTGTAGCGAACACTATCAACGTCCCCAAAATGTGTATTGTCAATCTCTTACCATTCATGATATTCCTCCTTTCACTTATAACAGTTATTTTATTACTTTTTAGTATACCTTGAATTCATATATCAATCCATAAATTTTAAATCAACAGTTAGTTTTCTTCCGAACAGTTCATAAACACCAAGACTAGCAAATTGGTAACACATTTTTGCAAACTACATTTCGTCTTTTGTATAACCATTAATCGCCATATTAATCACTCCTTTTTGTTTAAAAATGATTTTTATTTCTTACCATCCCAACCACAATCTGTATACATTACTCGTTTGCACTCATAACAATAGTAGTTTTGCCAAGACATATCTAATTTCAATCGTGAATAATTATGGTTCATAGGGTGTAGCAGATTTCCACACTTGTTGCAATGATATTCAAAATACTTCGGCTTTGGTCTAGTCATTTTTGTCAACTCCACAATCAAGAATAATCACTTCTTTTGAATCATTCAATACTCTTACTATTGGTTCGGAATACTTCTTATTGAAATCATGTTGTGTTAAAATAGCATAGTCTTTAGGTATGTTTTGTAACTGGTCTAGTAGCTCTCCTACTGAAAGAATTTGACAAACTCTTGGATTAGGCATTTCCTCATCCTCACGTAAGTAGAAGCGACTTAAAGTTGTCGCCCCCAATGGCTCTATAAAACCATGAAATATGTCATCTTTTATTGTCTGTGCCACATTATGTGGAATTTCATTTTTGCGTTTGGCATATATGATTGAATCTTCTAATTTATTTTTGTTTCTTAATTCTTTCAATGATTTATGTTTTCCTTTTTCAATTTCAATACGCTCTAGTATCTGTTCAATTTCATTATCGTTTAAATAATAATGCTCTGTTGGACTGACGTAGGCATCAATTCTATCTTTTAAATGAACTTCATCATTTTTGTCGCCAACCAATAATGGAGCTAACCCACATAGTTGATAATTGCAAATAGGGCAATCAACTAAATTAATACGAGCACCCCAACCATCACCTAAAGATGGGTAATAACTCTTGATTTTATTTTGTTCATCATCAGTAACCTTATTCTCATGTTTACATTTTGGACAGTATATGATGTACACTTTTACTTCTCCTTTCATACTGTAAAATGATTCTTTTATTCACACTTAATGTAAACTGTTCCTTGAGAAATATTTATTTCAATAATAGTATCGTTAGAACCGTCTCCATCTGTTGGACAGATAATTACATTATAGTCACCATCTAGGCTACTAATAATGCTTTGAATCTCTTTTAACTTAACCATATTATTCCTCCTACAAGTCCATCAAATTTTGACCTTATTTGCTTTTATCTTTAAGTATTTGTAATTTATTTTTAAAATCCATACACAATTCAAAAAACTCTTCATGTTGTTTTTCTGTCTTTAAAAACTCTTTTGGAAGTGAACTATCATACATGACAATTTCACCATTTCTTTTATCAACCTTAACTTGTATCCATAACGTTTCCACACTATTACTCCTTATAAAAGTCTATTTTTTACTCGCACTCAAACTCTTCAACTTCCAACCATTCTCGATACCCACATTCGTTTTCATTTAATCTTACAAAATCATGTGCTTGTTTTTCATTTTTGAAAACTTTAATGATTGTAGATTCAACATATTCAAGAGATACTCCTCTATATTCCACAACAATATAAACTTTCATATCGACCTCTCCTTAAATGTCAGTTAAATTCTGATTTTATTTACTACCACCAATATAATATTGTTTCTTCACCGTATTTTGTTTGTTTTGTTACTGTAATCGTAACTATTTCATCTTGGTTTTTTAACCATTCTACCCAACAATCAACATGAGCCTTATCGCTAAATATTTGACACATTGGTATTCTTATGTTTTGCTTTTTGTTGTAAAACACGCATTCGACCTTAAATTCACCTATTTTCATTGTCTTGTTATATTATCCTCCTATAATTAATATTTTCTTATAAGTTCGCTAGTAATTGTGTATTTGTGAACCTCTACATCCATAATACCATCTTTTTGAGAATAATATTCTGCAACATTTTGAGCTTCATATTCATCATCATATCCATATCGGGTACATTTTAAAATTCCATCTTCACGATAGAAAACTTTGTAGTATTCTTCCATTCTAATCACTCCCAAATGTTTATAAGTATTTAATTTTATTTATTATACTCTTGTTTCAGCTTATCTGCTAATACTCCCAGCTCTTCCCAACTATAAAAATTAACTATATACGTTGGTGACAAACGTCTTATAGCTTCCATAATTAATTTAAGTTCCTCTTTCGTTAAATTCATTCATCTTCCCTCCTTAAATGTTTATAAAAAGTCTAATTTTATTTACTATCAACAAACTCAAAACCGTAATCTTTCTCTAATTTTTGTATAGCAAGAAGAAACCTATGTTGGTCAAGTGCAAAGGCAAACCATCGCTCACCTGTATTAATATCTATCAAATTGTATAAGGTTTCCCTTTTAGAATCCACCATTGCAATAATAAACATATCATCATCAATTTTTAATTTTCTTCCTACTCTAAACTTGCATCTCATTAGTAACCTCTCCTTAATACCTTTAAAATTTAATTTTAATTATTTTTACAACTAAGAACCTTTACCATTTGTTGAACAACTTCTATTGGCAATTCAACTGTTCCACCGTTTACCATAATGTAGTATTCTTCTAAACTTTTGTAAATAAGAATATAATCACCATCAATATCTGTATATTCAAATAATTCTTCGCTCACACCATCACCCCTAAACCCATATAAAATCTAATTTTATTAATACTGCTTGATTAATGTACTAACTACTTCATATTTATAAACTTGAACGTTTGTTACATTTTCTTTTTGTGAATACATATCTGCAACTTTAATTGCTTTACATTCATCTTCGTAACTATATCTTGCACACTTTAAGATTTTATCTTCTTCATAAAATACTTTGTAATACTCTTCCACTTTAACCACCTCATAAATGTTCTATTTTATTTCTTAAAACTCTTCTGTAAACTCATGTCCACAATTCAAACACTTGAATTTAACAACCGTAACAACCCATTGCTCATGAGTTATATAAAAACTTTCATGCAATTCGTTGTTTTTGCTAACTTCTTCGCATAGAGATTCACATTTCTCACAACGCAAGTCAACCACTCCTCATAAAATTTAATTTTATTTGTTAATTAATTCTTCTAATGTTTTAGGTTCAAAATCATTAACATCTACACCAACGTTATAACGGTTTTTAATATCCTTTAATCCTACATCCGAATTGTGAACGTGACCATATAGGTGAATTGAATCTTTGTAATATCCATTCCATTCTTCGATAGGGTAATGGAACATACAAACCTTTTTGCCATTGTCTTTTGTTTCTGCATATGGAACTACTTTTGAAAAACAAGCATGGAATCTTGAATGTTTTAGTAATTCTTTATCATGATTTCCTGTAACTAAAATCTTTTCACCATTCAATGTCTCTAACATATCACACACTTCAATAACATCCTGTTTTGATTTTGGAAGTCCAACATCACCTAAAATATATACTATATCACCTTTTTTAACACGAGTGTTCCAGTTGTTAATAATTGTCTCGTTCATTTCCTTAACATCTTTAAATGGTCTATCACACAGTGTAATAATTTTAGCATGATTCAAATGTAAGTCTGATGTATAATATTTCATAATAACTCCTCCTAATTTGTTTTTAAAATTTGTATTTTAATTATTTTTATAACTAAGAATCTTTATAATTTGTTGAACCACTTCTATTGGTAATTCGACTGTTTGACCATTTACCATAATGTAATGTTCTTCTAAACTTTTGTAAATAAGAATGTAATCATCATCAATATCTGTATATGCAAATAATTCTTCAATCATATTATCAACCCCCCCTATATATAAATAAATTTTAATTTTATCAATCTATTTTCTTAAATAAGTATTTTGGCATATAAATCACTCTGTCGTAAATCAATACACCAACTACATCTTTATAATCATCCACAACTTGATATTCACTTCCTATTGTAATTAAATAATCCCAATCATAATCGCTTACGCACAGCACTTTATACAATTTATCACCTCATAAAAAATTATTTTTAGTTGCTATTTGTAAACTACATCAGAAATAGCATAATGAATCATACAATCAAAAGACTCAAAACAATCTTCACACTCACAGTTATATTCTACAATATTAATTCCACAAGAAATATCTTCCTCTATGCTATCTCCACTATAAATATTTAAAATATTAATACTACCACAATGAGGGCATTTCACTTTCATTTATAACCACTCCTTAACGTTAATAAAAAGTCTAGATTTGTTTACCGTCACTTTCATTTTCTTTAAATTCCTCGTACTTTCTTCTTAGGAATTTAACTTCATATTCAAGAGTTGAATACTTACAACTAAAGTCCCTTGCCAAACATCTATAATATTCAGACTTACATCTCCAATAAATAGCCAATATTACCGATAGCAATGCAACAATTAAAAATATACTGTTCAAAACTAATCCCTCCTAAATTGTTACAAGGTCTAACTACTCTTGTTTACACATCCTCTACTGAATATCTATGGTCATTTTCATTAAACGGCTCTATGCTTTTTGAAATCTGTTTTCCACAAAATGGACAGTATGAGAATGGCATAAGTTCTGAAAATGGGTAAATAATTGTCTCATATGCTTCCCTATAGTAGTCAACAGACACATAAACATTTCCGTTAATAATAGATGGTGTCAGCGTGAATTCTCTTTTGTCACACCCATGACATCCATCACAGTCATTATTACAGACCGTTTCACAGAAGTTGTCATCAGCCACTGTGCTTCTCTCTTGCCAGTATACCTTTTTATTTTCTAATAAAGCACTACAAAATTTACACATATCACACCTCATGTTCTGTTTGCAATCCTTGTTTCTATTGCTCTAATTCAATCTTTTTGAAATCTCCTGTGCAATGTTTATATGTCTTGTCATGTTAATCAATTCTACCTCTTGTGTTTCGATATTCTTTCGATATTCTTCATTTGTCCAACCATCAACCCAGTCATTCACTTGCAACTTATAGCAATAGACTGGTTCAATATTCTCAGTGAATGTTTTAGAATATCCGTCTTCATAGGTGACTGTAACATGACATTCATTTACACTATAACTGGTGCGACCAATGCCGCTCCCACTGTGTTCAATGTAGCTTTCTCCGTACACATTAGTGACGACTGCTCCTAAATAATTTGATTCATTATATCGCTCATAAGTGTTACATCCTCCCAAACACAGGAGGGTGAGACTTAGTGGGATAAACGCTTTAATATTCACAATATCACCTCTACTAAATGTCTGTAAAATGCTGTTTTACTTTAATCTCTACAACAACGTAAACTTTTTATAATCAATATTGGCTTCTTCAACTGAAAAACTCTCATATATCCAATTAGGAACAACACCACCTGCAAACCATCTGCTCCACTTAATAAATCTCCCTTTTGTTGGGATGAATCCAAACTTATCATGATAGAGTGTCAATAGGCGGTCTATGTCTGAGTCTTTTGTGTCGTCTTGAAACATGATATAGAAACGGTTTTGTCCATCTCCTCCACGACAAGAATACTTTGTCTTTAAACCATAATTGTTAAACCATGTTACAAGGTCTACACATTCTTTGTCAATCATAACAACCTTGCCTTCAATGTTGGTGGCAACTTCTACATGCCCTGTCGTTTCTGATATTTCAATAGTCAATATCAACCCCTCCTCTCTCTGTAGTCTAGCATTTTATTCACTGTCCATATAGCGTTCATACCATGGTTGATAGATTCCATAGGTCACAGTTTGGCGCTGACCATGAGAATAAGCCACATATGACTTATCCTTCTTGTCAATAATGTATCTGAATGGGGACTTATCCTTGACATTTAATACTCTAATGTTTGAATACCTTTTGTACCACTCTAGGAATTCCATCCATTCTTGATACGTAACTAAAATTGTTCCTCGAATGTGCATATCATTCTTCCTTTCTTGTGTTAACTACCATTCTTTATTGTGTTTTTGTTTGCGTGTATACTTCTTTTTATTTCTTTGCACTCCAACTCCTTGACGACTGTTCTTCATGTGTTCCTGTAACTCTTCCTTGCTCATCTTACGAGACTTGCGAGTGATTTCAATTCCTGTAATCTTCATATTACGACCTCCTTCGATATTATAATATCATAAGTTGTGTTTGAAGTCAACGACTATTTAATATTATTCATCTACTTGTGGGTCTTGGTCATGTTCTGTTGGATACCCCATGTCTTCTTCCCATCCTAGAAAGTACTGAGCGTAGCAAGTAGAGCAGTAGTATTCGTTGTTTTTAAATGTATCTTCGTCGACTAACTCTCCACACTCACATTTGTAGTAGTTTACTCCTCCCCATGTCCCATAGTAGCTTGTTCGTAGCCAAAAGCTATCTCCGTCTTGATTGTCGCTATTGGTTGAGCTAATATTAGCCAACCCCTGTCCCACACTAGGGAGAATCCCTTCATCTCCATATACGTCATATCCTAATTCTCGATAATAAGCTCCCCAGTCAAAGTTTGACAGTCCTCTGTTCCAATAGTAATTTCCATAGCTTCCTCCGTAGTATGAATATCGTTGTTTAATCTCTGCGGTATAGTGAGGAAGAGAGTCAAAGTCTAATTTCTCAAGTAATGTGTATACGACACGAATCGTATTCATCATTTCCCCAATCTTCACATACTCTGACAGTGTGTGAGCATTATAATATCCACAAGAGAAGTTAACTCCTGCCGTGTCCCACTTCTCCATGATGTGACAGATGTCAGTATAAGAGCCGAACTTCTTTTCATAGCTTGTATTCTCTGTAATGAAAGCGTGGAAATCATGATTGTCACAATCATAGAAAACAACCTCATCTCTCCCTTTTCGGTCAAATTCAATTAAGAATTTAATATCGAATTCATTAACAGGGAAGTCTTGCAAGAACTTTTTAGTTCCTAAGCAACCAACCTCCTCCTCTGTTGAAAACAAAACATAAGGCTTAAAAGGAAGAGCTTCGATTAGGTCTAATATCATATAGACCCCACAACGGTCGTCTCCTCCAATCCCTTGAGGAGAAGTCCATGTTCTATTTAATTTTGAGATTGATTGCACAGGCTCTTTGTGAACTGTGTCTAAATGAGCGACCAACATCACAGGAGTATCTCCATGGTACATTAAATAATCTTCTGTATGAACATAGTCAATCATCCCTAAAGCTCCCATTTTGTCAATTAAAATCTCATTTAATAATTCGGTTTGAGTTGCTCGTACAATCTGTTCAAATAATTCTTCTTTAAATTTAATCATATATTACACGTCCTTATTTTGTATTAATCTACTTTATCTACTCTTTTAACTGAGAAGGAGAGATACTTGATGAGAATGACCTCTAATACCAATCCTTTCGCCTGTGCTTCCCATTCGTTCGAATGCTCTGACTGTTGATTGGTTATCTTCGCATCCTACCGAGAAAACTATGATAGAGCGTGGCAGTATCAGTACGAGAAGTAGAAGATTCTGAATCTTCTACTTGCCCTGCAAGCTCTCGTGTTAATGGTGTTCCTGTCAATCCTTCATGTTCTCTGCATCCTTCACACATTCTAACTCTTTCTCCATCACGTTCTACTACATGAATAGTTAGACGTTTGTGATACTCCCCACACACTTCACATTGAACATAACGCTGATGTAGACAGTGTCGACACACTTTTTCTCCATCATGTGTATCCGTCAAGTCTTCGACAAATCGAGGGGTGTTACAACATGAGCATATTCCAATTTCATTGTGTTGAACACATGTAGGACAATAGTGTTGCTTTCGTCCATTGCGATAGGCAGGTCTTGACTCTGTTTTTTCGTGCCATTCTCCACAATTACCACAGCGGTAGAAGTTGTCTAGTGCACATGTTTCGCATATTCTAGCTCCATTTACTGTCGTTATATTGTAATCTCGCTCCCATTGTTGACACATTGGGCAATAAGTATAATCGCTTCGTAGACATCCCGAACAAATGTAGCCACCTTCTCTGTCTACGTATGTACATGTTTCTTCTGTGTGCCATCTTCCACATTCTCTACATTTTAACTCGCCTTGACGTGGACATTCTCCGCAACTCACTTTATAGCTTCGAACATTTCTATGAAGGTTTCCACATTTTAGACATACGATTTCTCTTGGACAACAGTTGATTGTAGGTTTTTCTGTTCCGTTAATCCATGTAGACCATACATGACCATTGATTTTATCAGAAGAAGGACTAAACTCTAAAATGTCGACATATGCAAAACCATTTGATTTTTTAAGACGCCCTCTTAATCCTTGAGGACTCTTAGAGTATTTGAAGTTTGTTGTTTCTCGTGTTCCATTATTGTGCATATTGTAGCATTCTTGCCATAAGTTACGTGCCCCATCTGTCGCAACATTATTTGGTGAAGGATATTGACGAGAACCAACTGCGAATCCCGATTCAACATCACAGTAAATAATTTGTCGCCATTTTTTTCTATATTCATGGTCTTCTGATTTAACATATGTAATCAACACATTTGGAGACTGAGCATAAGCAATAGCTCCCATTCCATACATTTTACCTAACTGGTGACATGAGTCCCAAGATGTTCCCATTGACATTGTTATGAAGTCTTCTAAGTCACATGATAGAACCACTGTTTGACGACGTTTTGCCGTCTTCATTGTATTGATAAGCTGACTAAAGTCTTGTGAGATGATGTCAAGTTCTTTAATCGCTTCTGCGTCTTGTAACAAGTTAAACTTCTCCATACCCGCCTTAAATACAGTTAGGAAGAACTTTGTAAACTTCGCTCCCTTTTGACGTTTAGGGTCTACCCCAACATTTGAGCAGATTCGAGTGAAGCGAACATTCTCAACCAATTCGTCTGTTACCGTGTTGTTATGGAGTGCAGATACCCCTTCTTTGGAGTTTAGAATCCCATTTAAGTCATAGATGAAGTCTGAACTGTTGAATTTTAATCGTTGCATTAGATAATCTTCACGCTTGTATGTGAATTTTCCTTGGATGATTTTATCCATGAATGTCTTGACAAATTTTCGTGCGTCTTCTAATTCAAGCTCTGATTCAACAACCTTCTCGATTCGAGTCTGCCCTCCAAGCAATTCAATTAGTGGACGTTTTGCTTCTAACCAAACTTGAGCTAACTTTCTTACTCCCTTGATGGTAATTTCATCTCCATCTTGAGCGGCTGTCTCTTTTGCTAAACGGAATACTGTTTCAATCTTACTGTTTAAAAACTCTTGTTCATTTTCTAAAATACTCATAAAATCTACTCTCCTTACTTTGTTTAGTGTTTCATTACGGTTCTAATATTATCACATATTTGCCATTAAGTCAACGTGTTTTATAATATTTTAGCGAATTTCTTGTCGAAATTCTCAGTAGCAACATTAACTAGAGTTAATGTCACTCATTGAGCCTTTCCACTATTCTTTTATCGAGAGCTTATATCAAGGTTTAAACAGTTTTCTGCCAACTCATATTTATTTGGAACATATCCTAAACAGAATAATAATATTTTCTTGCATTCTTCATCTGTCAATTCTCGTCTGATTTTTTCCTCAATCTCATCTATAAAGTCGATTCCCCATTCAGCGTATTGCTCAATTATTTCTTCTCTTGTGATTGTGATTGCCATTTAAAACACCTCCCTATTAATACTCAATGCTAATCATGTTCTCAATATGTTTTTTCTGTGCTTCAATAATATTGCATATTACTTTATGTTGAGCCCTAAGGCATTCATATTTTTTATCGAGCCCCCATTGCCAGTGATTTGCCACTCCGCTGTCATATGTGTTTATTATTTCTACTTTTAACTTATCCCTGCTTTTCTCCAGTTGTCTTAGTTTTCCTTTTTCCTGTGCTAGATATTGATTGTGCATCCTTTGTAGTTGCTCTTTGTTCTCCTTCATATTTTTCCCTCCGTAAAATTATTTTTAATGTGTTAACTACTTACATGTCTAATAATAGTTTCCTTGTCGAAATCAATCTCTTCCAACATCCACGTAAATAATGACAACGGATTGATGTAGTATCTATGTATATCGTTGATAATACCCTCAACATTCTTCACTATTAATTTTTCAACGTCTTCTCTTTCCAATACAACATAATCTTCGAACGATTTATAGCGATTTTTTAAGTCGTCTCTTAATGTGTCTAAAATATAGACGTATCCTCTGCCACTAAAAGTTTGCACTTTATAATCTTCACCTATTCCAGTAGCGTTCACAATTTTATTTAACTCTTCTTGATTCAATTTGGTTGGAACAATATAAAAACTAATATCTAATCCCATAATATTTTTCCTCCGTAAAATTATTCTTTTATCATTTATCTAATAACCTAACATAATGCCCAAAAATCATTTCTTTGCCACCTCCTGTGCCATCCTCACCGCACATCATCTGAAATAGAGTCCAACGAACAAGAAGGGTGTTATTAACTTCTCTAATATCCCATGTTCGTATATCAAACTCCTCTCCATCAAGAGATAGGTAGACTCTATCTAAATCATAATCCTTGATTTCACACGTGTTAAATTTACGAACAAATTTATCTAATACGTCCTCTACAAAGTCATTTAAAAAATCAGCACTTGTTTCATTAATAATTTTCATAATAATAACCTCCGTCTTATGTTATAAAATCATATTTTTTTACATTGGCAATCTATAGCCCATAATCATATTTTTTGTCGGGTCTTCTAGTATTTCAATCAAGTGATTACATTTTATCTCTCCAAATTTTCTCGGTATTGTCAAAATACCCTTATTTCATCTTGCTCTATCACTAACCTTAAAATACTTGTATAAATTTTTCACATGACATTCTCCTGTTGAAACGTGGTCGCTAAATAGATACGAGATTCTATTTCTATTTTTTTCTAGGTGAGGAGATGTATTGCGTTTCCAACTACCTTTTTCATACACATGGATAAATGAGAACACATACCATCCACCTCGCTTGCTAACAATCATCAAACCATGTCCGTGTTCATCTACCTCTCTCTCAAACTCCACAAACTCTTCATAAGTCTGTAATTTTCTCATTCGCTCATTGAGTCTTATTATGTCTGCTTCACATTGTTCATCCCATGAAAGGGTAGATTTTTCTGCCATGACCTACAATCCTCCTTCTATAATTCAAATTTATTCTTTTCAAGAATATCACATGTTGTTTTCAATGTCAACACATTTTGTGCTACTTTTTATTTTTCCTGTCCTCATAATAGGGGACTTAGCTCTGCTCATGATTTTTCATGAACAGGATAAATCTCTTATTATAATTCATCATTGTATCATTCTTCTCAATTAGCTATTGTTTAAGACCGTATCAAAAACGCTCTCGTCTAATATATTCATCATGGTATCAAGATGTTCTTCCACAGATGTATTTGCTTTTTCAATCTCTTGCTCTGATGAATTGTTCTGTAGTTGTTCCTCAAGAATAGAAATTTGATGTCTCAATACTTTTGTTTCTTCAATTAGAGCATTAACCTCCTTAACCGTATTCCAGTTGCGGTCAAGTTCTTGTTGGAGCTCTGATATTTTATTATGTAGCTCCTTGTTCTCAGTCTGTAGATTTTTCACCATGCCAATTACTTGCTCTGTTTTTTCGCTATATGATGTTGCAGATTGTTGCACTGCATTGAGTTTTTCCTGTCCCGAGTAAACGCTTGCCGTTGCCACCCCCATTGTTAATACTCCTGTTAATAAGAATCCTCCAATTTTCCCAATAGTTGCACTCATGTTTTTCGCTCCTTTATTTTATATATATTTAGTATATCATACAATGATTTTTGTCAACATTTTTCATTTGCTACATTTCATAAACCACCATACTACTACTGTTTGATTCTTCGAATGCTAATGTACTATGTACTCGATATGATTTTCCTTCTTGCTCAACAATGTAGATAGAGTCTGACACATCTCCTTCTAGCTCATCTTTGATAAATTGAGTAATCGTCCCATCTATCACAATATAATCAACTCCTGTGTCTGCCAACGCCCTATCAATAGCGTTTGGACTTGTGTTTAACAATTCGAATATTTTTCTCATGACAATTCCACCCTTCGTACAGATATAATTCAGCTTCACAGCCTTATTGCAACCCACAATAGATATTGTGAATTGTATAAAACAGTGACTCTTTATTTTCTGTCATTAATTATTAGCTTTGTAACATTCGATTAACTCTTCCATGCTTACTAGATTGTCGAGTCTGCAATTTTCTCGGTCTCCATCTAGAAAGACAAGTTCACCATTAGGTTTCCCTTTGAATGATTCATATACAAGCATGTGAACACGCTTAGTAGTTTGTCCTGTGTTGGGTGCGTCTTGTTGTAGATTCACTCGTAAGAATCCGTATCTATCCATATTGGAAGCTACCTCTCTCAATCCTTCTGACACAATCTTGAAGATTTTCCCCTCTGTATTTACCATGTATCTACTAAATCCACTCAGTGGGGTTAATTTTGCATTAGTTAGATTTTTCAAGTACTCTGTAATTTCTGCCGCCATCTCAAGGCACGCTTCTTTGATATCCTTATTAGGAATTTCCAACTTGAATTCATCCCCAGTGAAAGGATGTGTTGCGAATGCTTCAATCTTGTTTGCATTGGATACAAATACGTGCATTTTTTCTCCTGTGGGTCGATGAAGGACTACTATCTTCGAGCCGTCCCAACTGATAAGGTACTCACTATTAGAGTAACGACTAATTCCTGTGTCAGTGCTAGTGTATCTTTGTAATTTTTTCATGTGCCCAACCTCCAAAACTTTTAAGCTCTAATTTATTTTAGTATTTAAAACTTCTGTGAATAAATTATCTAAATACTCTAATTCGACATCTGATTCAAGTTCAATAGAATTTTTCTCATAGTGTTTATAAAACTCTTGCATGCGTGTCGCAAGTAGCTCGCTCTTGCTAACTAAATATTCATACTGTTCTTCATTTAACCACTCACTGTTTAATTGTTCGTCTAGTTGAGGAAGAATGAATCCTTCAAAAATTTCTTTAATCATTTTAATTTCCACCTTTCAAATTTTCCTGTTATTATTTATCCATACGCTCAAGAATTAACTCGCCTATTAATTGTCTATAGTCAACCAACTTCATCATAGTGTCAATATTTTTCAATCTTCCTTTGTACTCTTCAACCTCTTGAATGATTGTTCTGTACTCGAATAATAGTTCTCGATTATCCATTTTTTCAAGTTGCTCTTTTGTAAAGAAACATTGTAGTGCCATATAGTTTTCCACCCTTCAATATGCAATTAACTTCATCAGTACTATCTTACAACGGTAAATATCTCCTGTGGGACTACACATATTTTATTATTGTCGTTTCTAATGGTGTATTCGTTCGTGTTTGAGTGTTTCTTTATGACCTTGTATTGTTTGCCCTCTGTGACCCACACTTCACCTGTTCGTTTACTTGTGTAATCTGAAATTGCCATTGCCCACATTTTTTCTACCTCCATTTTTGATTTAAAGCATGATTTTTATTTACTAACTAATTCTCTGATTTCATCTTTAATTTCTTCCAACTTTTCATAATATTTGTAATCACCACGTGTTTCATGGTGTCGTATGTTATGCTCCAATAAAGAAAGTAATTTGTTAAGTTTTTCTAAGTTTTCCATTTCAATTTCCACCTTTCAATTCAATCAAATTCCAATTTTATTTACTATTAATTAATTTACATTTTTTCATAAAATCTTCAACATCACCTAAAGACCAAACCTCTTTTTCCCAATCTTTAATATTTTTACTTAGGTTTTTATCTAGCATATAAAATTTAACCTTTTCACGTTTTTCTATTAACCTATCAAGACATGAGCCATGTTTTTTTAGTTCTATTATGTATAAATTGCTTTCACTATCTTCTAAAAAAATACCTCTGTTTTTTACAAATACAATTTTTACTCTTTCTTTTTTTAATTCATTTAATAAATTTCCAAAATCAATTATTTTTTCTTTCATTTTAATTTCCACCTTTTCATTTTAGATTTCACAGGCTCATAGCCTTAATACAATCTACAATCGAGATTGTAGACTGAGTTAAGACAATGATTAGATATAAAAGAATAAGTACCCTCCATCAATGCTAAACACTGATTCTTGATTCAACAATAAATTTTCAAGCAATGATAGAGTAGGGTCAATCACTTTTGCTTCATCAAGTGCATATAACACCGTGTTAGCACCGTCGCCCTCATAAATCCATTCTAACATATCAAGAGCTGAATTTTCCGTGTGAAAATCATCACACTCCAATACACTTTCCACCGACCAATCCAACTTACTGGCAATCTCTTGAATTTTTTTTTCCTCACCTAAGTTTAAATCCTTGATAGTTAATAATGTTGTCATAATTTTAATTCCTCCAGTATTTTCGA